TTAGCAATGCACTATCAAAGCTCGAAGGAATTTCTGCTGGCGCAAATAAGGTCGAGGCGTCTGCGACCAACGGAAATATCAAGATCGACAATGTTGAGACAGAAGTTTACGCTCATCCGACGACGGACGCGAATGCGGCTGCCGCACGTACGGTAGGTAATGACGCTCTAGGACATGTGGTTCTTGGTGAGCCACTTACAAAAGGTGATGTCGGCCTTGGTAATGTCGATAATACGAGCGACTTGAATAAGCCGATTTCTACGGATACGCAAGCCGCGTTGAATAATAAGGTTGATAAGGTTGAAGGTAAGGGTCTTTCTACCGAAGACTATACAACCGACGAAAAAACGAAGCTTGGAAGTATCGACGCTGGTGCTCAAGTCAATGTCATTGAAACGGTCAAGGTCAACGGAACTGCTCTGACGCCAGATAATAAGGCTGTCGATATTGACCTTAGTGATTACAAGACAAAGCAGACTGCCGTAGTTGATCCGTCGGCGGACGGCGCTGGCTTGACCTTCATTGCTACCGCTGCTCAAGATGCCAATGGCGAAATGACCGTCACGAAGAAGACGGTACAAGATGGTACGACTTCGCAAAAGGGCGTCGTGCAGCTCGTAGATTCTCACGAAAGTACGGATACTGATAAGGCCGCTACTCCGAAGAATGTGAAGGAAGCCTATGACTTGGCTAGCGGCAAGCAAGACCCTATTGTGTTCGATGGTACTTATGATCCGGTTACGAACAAGGCTGCAACGGTATCTACAGTCACGAGCGCGGTCGCTGATAAAGCAAACAAGGTTTCTGGTGCAACTGATGGAAATTTTGCTGGACTGGATTCCAACGGCGACTTGACAGACTCTGGCAAGAAGGCTTCGAATTTCGCGACTGCTGCACAAGGCGAGAAGGCGGACTCCGCTATTCAAGGTGTCAAGCTGAACGGCTCTACACTTACGCCGGACAGTTCTAAGGTTGTTGACCTTGGTAATCTTAAAACCAAGCAACTGTTCCCAGTGAATGATCCTAACGAGGGTAATACCGACGGTCTTTCATTTATCAAGCATGTTGCGCAGAACGAAAATGGTAATTTGACTGTTCTTTCTAAGGCAACCGTTCAAGATGGCACTACTTCTCAGAAGGGTGTTGTCCAGCTGCAAGATAGCATCGCGTCTAACGAAACGAGTACTACGACGGCTCCCACACCGAGGGCTGTTCGCGAAGCTATTGCCAACGCTGTTGCAAGTGCGTACCACCACGCTGGTACAAAAGTTGTAGCCGACCTTACAAGCTCGCTACTTGTTGCTGAAAACGAAGGTTGTGTGTACAACATGACGGACGCTGGTACGACTACGGCGGACTTTATCGAAGGTGCTGATAAGCCTATCCGTATTGGAGACAACGTTGGCGTTTGCAAGGTCAGCTCAAATCCAGATACATACAAGTTTGACTTGTTGTCTGGCTTTGTTGATTTGAGTAATTATAAGACAAAGCAACAAGTTGTAAGTGACCCTACCAAGAACGGTGAATCGGTTGAGTATATTGATACTATTTCTCAAGACGCCAACGGTGAGATTACGGCAACCAAAAAGGGAATTCCGTTTGCCAGTACGTCCCAGAAAGGTATTGTGGATTTGAGCGATACGGTTGCCGAAAACCATACTAAGGCAGCTACGCCATATTGTGTCAAGCAAGCATACGACCTTGCTGATTCTGCCGTAAAGGGTGTCCAGAAGAATGGAACCGATATCACTCTCGATGCAAACAAGAAGGCTAACGTCATCGTCAACAATGCGAAGCTCAAGATTCAGCTCGGTTCTGGTTCCGTAACAGAAACTGGTTTTACGGCTGATGCTGCTAGTGACGCTACTATTACGGTTCCTCTTGCTGACTATAGCGGTTCTACGTATACCGAAGGCTTGATGACTGGCCAAGAGAAGGAAAAACTCGCTGGAATCGCCTCTGGCGCTGAAGTCAACAGCATCGAGAGCATCACCATCGAAGATGATCAATCTGCCTTACCAATTAACCAAGAAAATGTCACGATTCCTAAAGCGGCTTATACGACTGGTGCCTCGCCGACTTATACGACTGGCGTGATTACTGGTCAAGATAAGGAAAAGCTTGATGAAATCGAAGATGGTGCTCAAGTCAACGACATCGAGAATATCAAGATTGAAGGCGAGTCTAGCGACTTGACTATTACGAGCAAGCGTGTCACGCTTCCGTTGGCTGCGTCGGCGACGACTTCTCCAGTCGCTGCGGCGAAGCCGGGTATCATGTCCGCCGCTGACAAGGACAAACTTGACGGAATTGAAGCTAGCGCCGACGTGAACGTCATTGAAGGTGTGAAGCTCGAAGGCGACGCTGATGCGCTTACGCCAGACAGTTCTAAGGTTGTAACGATTCCAGATGCCGCCGCAGATACAAGCGGGACTACTCCGGTGTATACCCACGGTCTGATGAGCGCTTCCGACAAGGAAAAGCTTGACACCCTCAAGAACTTCTCCAAGGTTACGATCAGTGACGGGGCAACTCCTACGCCGTCTACAGAAGACTGTGATCCGTCAAACGACCACGATACGCTTACGTTCGAAGCTGGCCACAATATTACTCTGGCCAAGGCCGCAAACGCAAACAAGATTACAATTACCGCGTCTGCCGATCCAGTGACTGTGTCGGCTGGTGCTGGTATTGAAATTAACCAGACACCGATTGTTGGTGGCGGCACTGACTATGAGGTTGGTGTCAAGGGCGGCCACATGGGCTATCTTATCGATACGTCCATTAGCCATTCCCACATTAAGTCACTAGACGACATATTGCAGCCGGAATCTGCAGCGAACCCAATTAGCGATTCTGGGGACGATAGATTTGTTATCCAGCAAGACTCTGGACATACCTACTTGTGCGCATTGAAGCCGATTCCAGCATCTGGTAATGACCCGGCAGTCGCTGGTGTTGAACTGTTTACGTTGTCTGTTAACGCTAATGTAGAGTATTCTCCTCGCGGAAACGGCTACTACTACAAGGGCGGCATCAATGTTTATGATGTCGGCAACGGCGTGATTCTGTCTCAGTCAGTCGAGACTTATCCGTCTCAAGTTGGCGAATGCTCTATTGACCAGACCCTTACTATTAAGAATACTTCGACCAATACTGTTACGATCGACGGTAAGGAATATTGCCGTTATCGTGTCTATTATTCTGGTGAAAGTGACACTACTCAAGATGATCCAGCCGGAAATATCCATGTTGCCCTTGTCGCGCATGTGTCGGCAATGGAAATCGCCGTCGGCATTATCGAGCGCAACGGAAATACACTTGCCGCTGGTGAGGCTATTTCACTTGCTAATGACTTGGTGTCCGTGAAGTATGGTGATGGCCTTGGTCTCGATACCAATGGTGAATTGGCCGTAAAGCTCGGTAACGGATTGATGTTCGATACTTCTGGCTCTGCTACGGTCATAGCGATTGACAATCCTACCGAGGAAGTTGTTCAAACCGTCCAGAAGATGGAAGTTGACTTGGATTGCAAGCTCACTACGAACTTCGCGATGCCGCAGATTGTCGATGTGTACGACTTCGCCTCCAGATCGGTCTCTACGTTGTCGAGCGGCGCATGCATGCTTTGCCAAGCGTTCACTGTTCCTATCAATAACGGAATCCGTATTGAAAGCGGCACGGAGACGCCGACATTGTTCGGTATATATGCAAAGCAGAACTTTGGTCACAAGATAATGCTTGCTCTGTATGTGTATGACTTCGAAACTGGTTCTACGGACTACGTGGCCGATACTGGCCCAGTCGACGTTGTCGCTGGCCGTAACGAGTTCCCGATCAAGCACATCAATCCGGACATTACTGAATTGAAGTCCGACTGTGTCTACTACGCTACTTTGTACTTGCCGAGCGCTGCGTGTGTGAACGGTTTGTTCCTTTGCGGATGTCCATCATATCAAGCTGCGTCCCATATAAATGCAATTCCGCGTTTCACTGTCGGCGTTGACAATATTACGTATAACGGCGCTGAAATCTCTATGGCTAGTGCTGATACTGGCCGTCTTGACTACAACGACGGTAACGGTCACTACTACATCGGCCCGTGGAGCAGTACATACAATGAACATCCGAATGCGCCGAGATTCTTCATGCAGATCCGTAATGCTGCTGGCGGCGGTAGCGTGGCTACTGATCCGTTTGTGAATATTACTGGCTTCAACCTTGAAGATACCAACGGTATTGTAGCGGTGTTCCAGAGTTCGACGATTACGTTGGAGCCGGACGGCAATGATCTCGTGATGCAGTTGGTCAAGCCAGCGAAGAATGTAACCATCAAGTCTTGGACGTTCTATGACACTAATTCTGGCGACTCCAACAACTGGGGTGCTCGCGTGTACAACTCCGGTCTCGGCACTAACGTCGCTGCGGCACAAGGCACCGGAACTATAACGGCTTCGCATAATGCAGTAAGCGGCACGAATTACTATGAGCATACTTACAGCTACGGAGCGAACGACCATGGACTTGACTTGACGGCTGGTAGCAGTTACTGGTTCCCGGCTGGAGTCGCCTTCGACGGTAATGATAAGCTTGTCCAGTATACCAGCGCAACTACAGTCAAGAAAGACCTTATCGCATTCGATAACGGAGCAAACATTCCGTACAACTATGTCCGAGAGGACGATGTGCAGGGAACTTTCTTGCAGCTTGTTGATTCCAACGGAACCACTTGGACTATTTAATTGAGGATAATGGCTATGGCAACAGTAAATCCTAGTATTATTTTTGAACAGCAGACTCTTACCCAAGAGCAGAAAGATCAGGTACTGTCCAACATCGGCGCTATGAAGTCGTTCGATGGCGTACCATTTACCTCATCGGACAGGAACAAGCTGGACGGTATCGACAGCGGTGCGGAGGTCAACACTATCGAGACCGTCAAGGTCAACGGAAGCGCACTGAATCCGGACGCCAACCGGGCGGTAGACATCATCGTGCCAGAGGTTGACACGACGTATAATGCGTCATCTCTCAATCCGCAGAGTGGTACTGCGGTCGCAGCCGCAATTGCGGCGAGTGGTAACGTCCCAACGCCGTCCGCTAGTGACGATGGTAAAGTACTTAAAGCCTATGAGACAGACCCTACTACGCATGCGATGGCATACAAGTGGGACGTTGCCGACAGTGGCATTCCGTCACATACGTCTGGCGACGACGGCAAGGTTCTTGGTGTTACTAATGAAGGTCAGACACTCGCTTGGGTCAGTCAGCCGACTGTAAACGACAGCACGGTTTCCGTCAAGATCGGAAGTTCGGCTGCGACTGCGGTTGGAACGATGACGACGAACCAGAGCGCAGCATCGGATATTGTCGTTCCTATGGCTTCGGCTACCGAATCTGGTGGTGACTGGACGTATGTTGACGGAGCGATGGCTGGTACTGATAAGAAAAAGCTTAATGGCATTTCCTCCGGTGCCGAAGTCAATACTATTCAATCGATTACAGTTAACGGAACTGCTGTAACTCCAGACGCTAATAGGGTAGTCGCTATCTCTACTCCGGTCACGCATGTACTGGGTATCTATAAACAAAATGATCCTCCAAATGATGGTTATTACTTGGTTGATGTGGCTGACGAATCTTCGCCAGTATCATACATCACGTATACACAGCTGTCTGATTGGTTCGATAATGGTGATACTATTTTATTGCGTGACAGCGATGGTTTCTATTGCTCGTTGGATTATCTTGAGAGCGACCAGATTTCTTTTTATGGGTCGAAAAACGGTTGCTATGCATTTAGCGACGATGATCATGACCATGTGTATTCAGCCGCCGATCCGTTTTCCTATGGTGGTATCAATGGTGTATCTGTCGATGGAATTGATTTGCCGCTAGATGCTCATGGATGTGTCGATATCGAAATGCCGACTGTTGACCAGACTTATGATAGTGCTTCGGAGAATGCTCAGTCTGGTGTTGCAGTGGCATCGGCGGTATCTGGCGTGAAGGCCGTTCCAGCGGTGACCAGTAGCGACAATGGCAAGGTTTTGATGGCGTCCTATAGTAATGGCGCTGGTACGTATTCATGGGATACTTGCGGTAATGAAAATGTTATTGAGTCCATTACTGTCAACAATGAATCGACTACAATCAGCAGCAAGACGGTGAATATTCCAGCGGCTGTAGCGTCCGTTAGTGGTGTTGGCGGTTCGTCCGGCGTATTGACTCCATCCGACAAGGAAAAGCTGGATGGCTTAGTATCTAACGTAAAAGCTGACTGGAATGCGGCATCTGGTTCGGCTGCTGAAATATTGAACAAGCCTACCATACCGACTGTTGACCAGACTTATGATAGTGCTTCGACGAATGCCCAGTCTGGTGTTGCAGTGGCATCGGCTGTGTCTGGTGTGAGGGCCGTTCCAGCGGTGACCAGTAGCCACGATGGTAAGGTACTGAAAGCTTCTTACAGCGGTGGTGTCGGGTCGTATTCATGGGAGACCGACGGCGGTGGCGAAGCCAATGTCATCAATACGGTAAAGGTCAACGGAACGGCTCTTGTTCCGGATGCCAACAAGGCGGTTGACGTATCGGTTCCTGAAGTCAAGCTGGAAGGCGCGGCAAGCTCGTTGACGCCGTCTAGCAATGTCGTCACCATTCCGAATGCGATTGCTACTGGCGAGACTGGCGCATCGAACGGTTTGATGACTGCCGACGACAAGAAGACCGTGTCAGAGTCGGTCATCTACAAGGCCAATCCGACTAGCGGTGCCGAATACTTGTTGGCGCAGCGTCTCTATGTTGTCCGTTCCGATCAAGAAATCATCAACATTATTAGTGGTGGCGGTGCGGACGGTCAAGGAACAATCCTCTTCAGAATAGGTTAATATGGCTCATAGAGGTAAAATAGCTTGTCACTTTCCTGGTATGGGAAACCCGAACCACGATGTCGAAGACATCAAGCTCCTTCCAGCTGGAACCGTTATTCCGGCTGGAGCGACTGATGCCCAGATAGAAGCTCTGTTGGAACATGTCAACAAGGTCTATGCCATACCAGCTGGAGCGACGGTCAGCTCCGTCGCCGACTTGCAGCAGTATGTAGTGTGGGAATGGCTTAGTGAACTTGCCGCTGGTAGCGAGACAGTCGCGTTCGAGTATACGCCGTCTTCCGATGTATCGCTGAGTAGCATCGGTATCTTCACTGATTCAAACGACACCAACACTACATGTAACGTTGCGGTATATCACGAGTCTGGACTTGTGGTGTATCGACATAACGTCGATACTGTCGATGCGGCATCCACCAAGTACGAACTGACTGGTCGCCGTCGTCATATCGACGGAATATCGGGAGTTACGCTTAAAGCTGGTATGAAGTACTACATTCAGTATACGCAGAAGACCGACTATACTAGCGAGAACTTCTATCCGGCTTATTATGACGGTACTTCAGGAAATTACAAGGTGTGGTATTACGGTAACGTACAAAGTAAGCAGACCGTCAACATGGCGAATCTTAATACTTATCGTGGCGTCCTAAACGATAGTTCGTCTATTTTCCACATGAACGAAGGTGATTTCTTTATATGGGACGGAAGCTCTAATGTGGGTATGACTCCGGGTTATTGCTATGTCAGAAGCAATGTGGGACAGACATACATATTTACTGGAATTATCGGCGATCCGACAAGTGGTTACCGACCAGTGTCGGTTGCTGATATGCAATCTGTACTTGCAAAACCCGTCAATGGTGAATTTATTTGGTATTGCCACAATCAGAGCGGCATGTCGTTCGGTCAGATATGGGCAAAGACGGTGAATACGTCGTCGTGGGGTCAAATTGGTGCAACTACGCAAGAGTATATGCAAGATATATGCCCTATCTTGCATGCGCTCAACACAAATTCAGTTGCAGTAATGTTGTCGACTCCGAATGACCAATGGTTTGGTACTGGCGACAAGATTACGTTGAAGTCTGGATACACGTCGCAAGTCACTTCGGATACTCCGCTGGAGAACATTCCTACGACGGCGCTTGTACCTAATGGGATATATTGCGTAATGCATAACGGTCATCCAACTCCGTTGCTTGCTACTGGAACAGATCCAGCTACTGACCATGTTTGGCTTGATAGTAGGTCGGCGTTCAGACAGTACGTTGACGTTGTGGAAATGTACAACTGGCTCGACTACGTCGGCAACAACTCCGACTTGATGTCTACGTACTACACCGACGGAAGCATTGTTGCCGCCGTCAGGGACAATACTACCTATCCGGTACAGAGCACAAAGAAGTATTACCTTGAAATCAACGGAAACGAGGTCTAACATGCACCAGTATTATGCAATCGACAAGAAGACTGAGAAGCTGGCTTTCATATCGGGAAGCCTTCTTCTGCTGTTCAATGCCATCAAGGCTGCAAAGAGGGAACAGAACGAATTTTATATCACGGAGGACTCTGGCGTGAAGTACATATCTACAATCGTGTATGTGGACGGTAAGTGCATATACAACAACATCGACTTCTGGGTAAACGGCGCTCCAGGAGTTCTGAAGGACTATGACGCGCACACCGTAATCGACGTGCTCGGAAACCCGGTCGACCGGAGTCGGTTCGAGATCGAATACCATTCCAATACGTCACGAGTCGCCGCCATGGACGGCGCGTACGGAGAAAGCGACTACAACATATCGGTTAGCCAAGAGTTCGTTTCCTTGTTCCATAGGGAATGCACATTGACGGACTTCCAGACGATCACTCCGATGGAAATCTTTGCCAAGCTGCATGAGGTGATTGCTGCCGTGCAGACTGGCTCGTTCCGCGAAGCTGCCGATCTGCTGAATGGAATCGAAAACGATCCGTTCCTTACCCCAGAACGTGTGAAAAAGTATGCCGACATGCTGACTGCCGCCGACGCGATTACCTATGCAGATGACGGCGCGACGATTTTTACGGCTAGCGTAGGTTCGTAGCTTTAAACGAATAAAAGAAAGGCCGCCTTACTGCGGTCTTTTTTGTATCCAAACCGATAAACTTATGCCAGCTACACGAGCTTGCGTATGTCTAAGATTAAGGTCAGTTCAGTCACTAAGGGTCAACCACCTTGTTCGGGGCCAGCTCCGCAGAAGAAGCCGATGCCTCGGCCAGCGCCGACGGATGCTCCGTTGCCGTTCCCGCCGCCTCCAGCGTTCTTCATGCCGGGGCCTTGCTGCCCAGGTACTACGCAAGTAGTGGACAATATTACGGTACAGTCGCTCGATCCAGAAAAGATAGAGGTGCTGGAAGGCACCTACATGGGCATGAAGGCGTTCGGTATCGACGCCAAGACGTTCCAAGGTATTGGGACTACTGGCATGGTTCCGAAGCCTACCGACGGCGACGAGGGTAAGGTGCTGACGTCCAGCGGCGAATGGGCTGAAATGGCCATAGAGCTTCCGCAGTCGGATTGGAACCAAGATGACGCCGAACAACCAGACTATATCAAGAACAAGCCGGGTGAGTATGCTGGCAGCGACGCTGGTCTCGTTCCTCACGGAACCCAAGACGACCAAGCGAAGTTCTTGCGAGGCGACGGCAGCTGGGCTGAAGTGACCAGCGGCGACAATACAAGGGAATGCACTGCAGAGGAAATGGATCAGTGGCTTGAAGAAGTTGACAGTGAGGATAACAGCAATGGCTAACGAGAAGATTTATGTAGGCGAAACTGGTGCCAAGGAACTTTACAGAAAAGTTAAGGCATTGATACCGACTGAAGTTCCGGGTAATGGCAAGTTGAAAGTACAGATTGGCAATGCGCAATCTGTCGAAACTGGATTTACCGCCAATACTGATACTGACCATACGTTGGTTATTGAGTCTGCGTCTACGTCGGCTCAAGGCGTTGTCCAGTTGTCTAATGCCATCGATAGTGTGTCCGAGACGAATGCGGCGACATCGAAGGCCGTCAAGGATGCATACGATGCGCTAGACGCTAAAATGAAGGCTCGCGCCGTATTCTTTGGATCTGTGGAGGAATGGAACACATACAAGGTCGCACACCCAGAAGGTGATCCGAGCAAGGTCTACTATGTACAGACTGGCTCTGGCGAGGACAAGTACACGGTCTATGTATGGAAGGTTGTTCCTGATGGAGTAAGTTTTTATGAGGAGACTGACGAGTCGTCCATTTCGCTGGAAGGTTATTGGCATGATTCTCCGACCGTAGTTGATGATCCGAACAATACGGATACCTTCGTATCCGGTATCGCATTGAACCAGAATGGCACTGTGTCGGTTACTCGTAAGTCTGTACAAGATGTGACGGCATCAGTAAGCGGATCTGGTGGGCATCATGGATTGATGACGGCTACCGACAAGGAAAAGCTGGACGGCATCGAGGCTGGTGCGCAAGTCAATGTGAAATCTGACTGGACGGCTGCTGCTGGCTCGGCTAGCGAAATTTTGCATAAGCCGGGCGAGTATGCTGGCAGCGATGCTGGTCTCGTTCCTCACGGAACACAATACGACCAAACGAAGTTCTTGCGAGGCGACGGCAGTTGGGCTAATTTGGTCAATATCAACCGTGTAATCTATGGTGAAACGACGTATGATCAAGTTATGGACATGCTTGACGTAGGCGAACCAATTATATGTATAATGCCGTCCGATACGGACGTTCCGTACTATAATCGTTCGTATGGTACAATAACTCAGGGTTCGACGCTTGTGTACACAGGCCAAGACTACGACGGTTTTCACTTCGGTCATGAAATCAGTCACAGCACAAGCTCTGGCAATCCACCCGTTACGCTATATACAGAAGCAACACTTAGCAGTCAAGACGTATGGTCTCTAAAACTAAGAAATGCGTTTCAAATTGCTGGACTGAACGTGAACAACGACAGCGCTGATATCTCTATTACGCCGTGGATGTCCACTACAGCAGCGCTGACTATCAATGGCGGTTCCACCGGAGAAACTGCAAAACGCTATATGCTTTTGCCTACTTCCGTAACGTCGTCTCCGGGACGTGTTGCTAATATGAACTTTGTCGGCTTCGACACCATGAGTGGAATGACACCGTGCATGACCGCTCTACTCAATTTTGCTGGCATGACCGTTGCTGGGGTCGAATATCCATACCAAACTGTACAGACTCAACGCCTATATGTTTCTAATTCGTCTGGTGACGCAGGGCTTGCGAGCCTAGATTTTACTGTAAATAACGCCTCGTCTAGTTATACGCTTCGAGTAGGCACCGAGTATATGGCTATCACCAAGCCGTACGACCGAACCAAGACGTACACAGAAGGCGATTTTTGTATAACCAAAGACGGCTTATGGCGACTGGATACACCATATACCCCGCCAGCCAATTTTACGCAAGCTAATTGGGAGAAGGTAACCATAATCGACTTGCTCGCTGAGAAACTGTCCGGCGTGGCACATGATAGTTCCCTTACTGGAGACGGCACAGCGAACAGCCCGTTGAGCGTTGTAGGGGGCGGCGGTGACTCGTGGAAGCAATGGTCGATAGACCATGACTCGTCCGGTACTTCTGACTCAGTATATATCGGAAAGAATAATTCTCTAACGGCACTCGATTCAATAGTCGTGGGCCATTCGAACAGCATTATAGGTACGAGCGAGGTATCTGTTTACGGCTACCACAATACGTTGACAAACAGTAACCAAAATTTATTTGTGACTGGTCGGTATAATACACTCGATAGGATCATCCAAGGTGTAATTGTCGGCTCGGAGAATAAATTTACTGGTGTGTCAAACAATAGTCAGATAGTCGTGGTTGGAAACTCCAACACGGGCGTAGGTACTACGTCTGGCGGACTACCAACGGCTGGCACCGCCTATCAAGCCGCAATAATCGGTATGCTGAACAAAACTACCGATGTCGATCTGGCAGCATCCTTCGGATACAACAACTCATTATCTCATTCTCGCCAATGTGCCGTATTCGGTTATTCCAACGACGTGAGCATATATGACTATAGCAGTCAGGCACAAACTACGGAAAACATTGTCGTAGGTACGTATGCAACTGTTAGAGGATATCGAGACGCAGTCTTGTCATCCTATGGATCAGTCGTGGGTGACCGTAATGCCATAGTTACCGTATATGGTAGAGTAGGAAAAACTGGGCAAACTGGTGATGCCGGAAATGCCAACGAGAACATCGGCTTTATTGGATATCAAGGTGCAATCGAAGCAGGGTCTAGCTGGAACTTTGCGATGTGCGAATATCATACTATAACAGGTTCCAATAACCGCGTGATATCAGCATACGGACACACGACTGGTAATGATAACATTGACATCGGTTTAGCGAATGAGATCAATGGAACTTTATCCATGACGATAGGTGAACATAATACGGTGACCTCGGCATACAACGCTTTCATATTCGGCCATGCAAACACTTCTTCTTATGGAAACTCAACTGGTACACAGATCAGTATTGGACGATTGAACACTGTATCGTCATCAACGCTCGCCATTAACATTGGTCAAGAGAATACGATACAATATGGTAGCAGTATTACCGTTGGTCAAAACAATACGGCTCAAAATGGAAATAACGTCGTAATAGGTTTTGATAACCGAGCTGAATATGGATCATTCGTGATAGGTAATAGCATCCAACGAGGCAATACATCCGGAACATATTTCGCATTCGGTAATAACCTTATCGCTAATTACAACCAAGTAGTTCTTGGGTATTATAATGAAGCGATTGGCGGTTATTCTTCAAACGCTACATTAATAGTAGGATGCGGAACCGACGCTGACCATCGAGCAAACGCGATGGTTGTATACAAGGACGGAACGGTCAAGGCAAAGCGGTTCGTTTCCGATGACCCAGATATGACTCTGACTGCTGGAAACGGTATCGATATTGACACCAACGTAAGTTCAGAAACGATTACGATTTCATCGAAAATCCCAGAACCACCGACAACCAACGGTACATATATGTTAAAATGCGAAGTATCAGATGGCGTAACAACATATAGTTGGATTACTGAATAAGGAGACTTACAGATGGCTTTATGCAACATAAAAATCAATGTGGATTACGTACGTATCTACATTAAAAACAACAGTTCGGCATTGGTTTCGAAAACACTGTACTTTGCCGAACCGAATTCGACTATTGAAATCCCGATTGAATTCACCACACCCATCATTACCGATGTAGGAACTGTTTCGGATGGAAAGTTAATCATTTCGACGGCAACCACTGATATTACGGTTACAATAATCGATAATCCAGAAGTCGACATTACAATAACTAACAACAGCAGCTACATCTCCGTTCCGTCCGTGTATACGGCAACCGTGAATACGACTGCCGCTATTCCATTTGAATATATAAACGGCGGTAACCAACGGATGGTGTATATTGAAGGCGGACGCATTGATGGAAATACAATTTTAGTCGACGTTCACTCAGAACCAGTTTCCATTAACGTTGTAAACACAACAAGTATTACGGTGTCGGTTAGAAATAATGCACAATATCACGTCACGCCAGAGCAATTCACTGCACAGACCATATACTCTGGCGAGACAGCCGTCTTTGACGTAATCCTCGCCGACGAGTTTGATGCAAGTAATTTAGCGATTTCACCTATCGGATATATAGAAAACAGTAAACTATATGTACCAACAACAATCGCGAATAAGTCAAATATATCGGTTTCTATATATCGTACAACAAGCGACATAGTTGTGGTAGGTAGCACGGCGTCGGCAACAACATCGAAATACACCCCATTTTACTGCAATGGCAATTACAATACGCTCAGCCAATTTTTGTATTCATCCAACACGATGATTAACCCATTACAATCAGGTGACATCATTAGCAAAATTGCGTTTAAGAAAAACAGTGGATCCGCACAAAATATCGATGCCGACATATATATGCTTAACTCAAAGAAGTTGACTTATGGAAGCAGCGGAACAACGCCAATCCCAGATACATTTACATCCACAAACAAAGTGTTCTCTGGTACAATAAGTATCCCCGAAGAAAATGATTGGATTGAGATCCCATTAGATACACCGTTCGCTGTGTCGCCAGCTAATCCATCCGCGTGGGGTGTCGCAGTCGGAATCTACATACATAGCGGTGGAAATCTAACTGAATTGCGATTCGATATCAACACGACCACAAATGTTAATAGTCTTGCATATCGTTCTAGCTCATCCACATTTAGTCCAGAGGAAACATATACAGGTTGGTCTAGTTCCAACGGACGCGCCGAATTACCTATTATGAAGGTTTGGCGTACTACTAGGATATCACCAGATACACCAGATGCATAATTTCAATACGATTAAATAAGCCGCTGTAAAGCGGCTTTTTATGTATAAAATTATGCAAAACAAATAAACTATCATACAAGGAAATTTCAGAAAGGTCTCCCACTATGGATCTCTCTCAAATCACAGCGAATCTGCAGATTATATCGTCTTTTTTGGTCACGGTCACGGCCTTGCTGACAGCCATCATCGGACTTATAAAGCCAGTCCGTAAGTGGTTCATCAACCAGTTCCGCGCATACAGCAACAAGGAGACGAACGAGCGCATCGACAAGATCGAAGTCAATGTGGACAAGATCAGCACGTTCATCGACACCGTCGGCGAGAAGCTTACAGCGAAGTTCGCTCGCGACGCCGCCGAACAGCAGTTGACCAAGGAAGCCATCAAGGCGATCCTCCGTAACCAGATGCTCGCCAGCTACAACCGTTCAGAGGAACGCGGATACATCGGAGACTGGGATCGAGACAACTTCGAACAGCTGTTCAACATCTACACCGAACTCGGCGGAAATTCCTACATGCATACGGTGCATGAGAAGGTCTTGCTCATGCCGCGTGTGCCAAAGGCAAAGAAGAAGACCAAGAAGAAATAGGAGGATTGCACATGGGTTGCCGTTGCAAACATCACGTTCCGCCTCGTCCGGTTCCGAGACCGCCTGTAGTGCCGTTTCCGCCGTTCATGCACCAGACACCGACATACGTCGGCCCAGGCTGCTGTTGCTGGCCGCTGCCTCCTCACTACTGGCATCCGTTCATGTACGGCCCTTGCGGATGCTTCCCTCACTTTCCGCCGCATGGCCCTTCGCAGTACACGCCGTCGCACCTCTATCCGAACTTCTTCAACGTATGCGGTTGGCCGAGGTTCATTCCGCCGTTTCCCATCTTCATGCCGAGCCAGCCAGTGCCTAGACCGTTCACGCCTTGCATTCCGTTCGACCCAAGACTGAGGTGGTAGTATGTATCGCTATAACGACCCAGTATTCCCTTGCTGCGGACTTCCGGATCCACAAAGTCCTAGCTATCCGTCTCCAGGCATCGCTCCGCCTCGTCCAGAGCCTTACTACGGCACTTTGAAGATCGTGGAGCACCATCCTACCGACGACGGCAAGTCGACCGCCGTACGCTATGCAGATGGCCGCTACGACGTTCTTCCGAACGCTTGCCTACTTGAACCTGGCACCGGAATAAATGACGGCCCACGGTGTCAACCGTGGGACGATATTAGGGGAGATATTTCTGATTCCGAAGGGATGGACTTTCCGAACTTCGCCTTCAACAACTCCGACTGCGGCGCGACCTTCTAGTTCGGCGTAAATATCGAGTCGAATGCTTCCACGTACCCCGGTTCTTCAGCCGGGGTTTCCTTTACTACGGCTGGAAGGTTGGGGCGAGCGGCTACTCCGTGTGACACTGGGCCGAGGTCTACGTCCTCGCCAGCGCGGATCTTGTCGAGTACTCGGTATGGGTTCTCTCCGTTGACCGTGAAGGCTTCTGGGCCCATGTCGCCGAGGAATACCGTGTCGACGTACTTGTCGAGTTCTGGGTTTGGGTCTGCCTTGTACTTGGATGCGTTGTTGAATTCGAACTGCTGGGTTCTGGAAAGCACTGGGTTGATCTGTCCGGTGTACGGATCGTTCATTGCGGCCATGCTGTTGAAACGTGCGATGACGCTGGTGTCCATCGGGTTGGAGTTCTCTCCGTAGCCTCTTCCGAAGCATATCATTGTGGGTAGCTCTACGCCCTCGTTCAGGGCCTTCTTGGGCGACTTTACACCCTCGAAGCACTGCATGCCCATGACCTCGTTGTACTTGGCCTTGGCCGCGTTAATGCGTTCGTCTATCTGTGCCAGCTGCTGTGGATCTGTGACCGAGCGCTTCTTGATGGAGAGCTGCTGTATCTCGTCGAGAAGCGGACGGCGTACAAGGGACATAGCGACGAAGTCAGCCGCCTTGCCCGGTTCTACGCCTTGTTCGAACATGTCGTCGGCACACTGGGTACTGTACTGGCTGAGCACGTCCGAGTTCGAAGGAATCTGTTTCGTTGCATGGAGTTCGTCTACCTTGGCCTGAAGGGCCTTGTTGTACTCGTCCATCCAGTTCTGTTGCTTGATCGTCATAGGGAGTCCTTGATGATACATGCATAGTTTATCGGTGCGGTGGAAAGATAGTAATTTTAGTTCTATGGGCAAGAAATTCTGCATATATCCGCTGACGACTCTGAACGTTACGGTTCCACAGATTACGCCGTGCTGCTCGTCCATGCTTCGTGACGATGTTCATGCATTGGTATCGTACGAATACCGTACACCGCTTGTATTGGTATGGAATTCCGATACGTGGAAATGGTGGCGCGACAAGATAGCGTCCGACAATTACGAGCTTTGCGACAAGTGCTCGCAGAAGTCAGAGTTCGTTACCGAGGATGAACTACGCGCTATCGATCCGGATGTCGCCGACGAGGTTATCAGGTTCCGAAACGGAGACCGTACAGCGCTGTCTTCACCGTCAACCATGGTGCTGTCATTCGACCACTCGTGCAACTTGAGGTGCGTTACTTGCCGTCCGTCCGACAAGCCCTTGAGCAAGTGGCACTTGGATATGTTGTCCGAGTCCGTACTCTCCTATGTACGGACGATGAAGCGCGTGGTTATCGCCGGGGATGGCGAGGTCGCCGTGTCTCCGATCTACCGCAAGGTTCTCTCCGCCGTTGACGGGGATACCAAGATTACCCTGATGAGCAACGGAACCTTGCTGGACATGGATTTCTGGGGTTCGCTCGACGAAAGGGTGCTGCGCCATATCGACCGTGTGCATATATCGTGCGACGGAACCACGAAGGATGTGTACGAATCTGTCCGGCTGTACGGCTCGTTCGACAGATGGCTGGAGAACATGGCGGTCTTGATGGGATTGAAGGCCCAGTATGGCTGGACTACGAAACTGATGTACACGGTGAGCAAGAACAATTACGATGATTTCCGCAACGTCGGCGAGTTCGCGCACCGCATCGGATTCGACGAGCTGTACATTGGCGTTGCCGCTCCGTGGTGCCGACCTACCGACGACGGAATCTGGATGACCGATAAAGTCCTTGGCCGTTACGAGCAACGTCTTGTAGGCGTTGTGGCCAAGCGTATGATGGAAGAATATCGCCGAAAATGATAAACTAGCCGTAGTAACGTTTAGGTTTCGCTATGGCCAAGAAAAATTCATCTGTACTATGGACAGTCCAGCAATCGTTGGAGAAGACCGACAAGGAGTTGGCTCGTAAGAATATTGGTTTCGATACTTTCCAGACGCCGAAGTCGGACTCCGGCAACGCATTGAAGTTTGTGACCGATATTGTTGAAGAATCCAACGGCGACTTGAAATACAATACCAAGAGTGTCGAGGTGCTTGAGACCTATGACAGTACTTCAGGGAAGCCAGCTAGTGGTAAGTCGATCAAGGCCGCGATTGATACGTTGACTTCTTCCAGTACGCTGACTGGCGGCAACTACTATACCGGAATGACGGAAACTGCTGGCATTGTTACGTTGACTCAAGCGGCCATGGATACTTCGCCGACTCAGAATAGCACAAAACCAGTGACCTCTGGTGGCGTCTTTACTGTCACAAATTCGTTAAGCAATTCAATCGATACTATCAATCAGACCATCAGCAACATGGATTATACGGACTCTGCTGTAGCTAATCAGTTTGTCACGTCCGTATCGGAAACCGATGGCGTCATATCCGTATCTAGGGCGCAGCCGACTGCGGCTGGCATCTCTGGATTGAAGGCGTTCTCTACAGTATCCGACGGTACATATTCGTTTGAAGCCGCCGCATACAATTCTACGTTGACGTTCGCGGCTGGTATGGCGATAGATCCTGTAGTCGATGCTACGAACAAGGTAGTGAAGTTTAACCACAAGGATTATAGGTCTGCCGAAGGCACGATTCTTCCGTCTAACGTTTCTCTAACTGGCTATGACATCAAATTGCCGTGGGCGGTTTACAATAGGCAAGGACATATTACTGATAGCGGACAATATATCTTCAACGTAACGCATCCGGGCGCTGGCGAACTTCAGTTTAAGTTTGGGTCTGCGTCGGCAGTTTCTACTGGATTCAATGCTAATAGTGGATCCAACGTAACGTATACGTTCCCTAATGCTGATAAATCGGCTTACGGCGTCACTAAGTTGTACAAATATGGTTCAACGGATCCGACGGATTGGAGCAGCTTTTCCACGCTGGACGATACTGCAGCTACGCCGAAGTCGGTTGCGCAGTATTTTTCTGATAATGACGACAAACAAATGGTTGGTACTGGGTCGCATGCTCCTACGACTGGTTATCCAGAGAGTCTGTATGTTCCATTTACGGTATCATCCGTCGGTAACTATCAGCACTCTTATGTTAGCGTATCCAATACACCGCTCTTTGTAATCGACAAAGATACCAGTGATTATTACTCGGCAAAACTTAATGGCAATACGTTGGCACAATATCAACCAGTTACTGGCACACCAGGCCAGCTGGCGAATCAAGTGATCGTTGCGAATGATAATGACCACGAAATGGTAACTCCGTTGACGGATACGATTGGTGATTCGTGCGATACCGATGTTGGCAATGGAAATTATATGCCAGTATTTATTAAGCAAGGTAAAATAACTGCATTGCCACGATTGGAACCAGATTATCAGACTACTCCAACTAATTTACAAGGCATTACGATGCGTCTTGACTCGCAAGGCTGGTATTGTATTGGAACGCTTTCTTTGCAATCGGTCTATAAGTATGTTGCTGGGACACCAGCATCTGGCGCTGATCCGGCGGTCGCTGCTAGATTTAATTTGACATCTAGTCGAGGTGTTTTGTATGGTGATGGTTTTGGATATAGCACGGACTTGGGATCATACTGGGATGTATCTGATTTGAATAAGGATAACCGCACCCCAGTTGTTGTCGAGGCTCCGTCGGTTACGTATGCGGTGACGGTATTGGCTAGTAGTTGGAATAGTGGTTTTGAATACGAAGTATGGAATAAACACCGCTGGACTGACTATACTGATTGTGTGCGCTGCCGATTGGGTACTGATAATCCGGCATCGACTTCTAAATACGTTGCTACAAAAGCAATCGTTGGCAGCGGAGATATATGTATATTACCTCCGCACCATTGGGGCTTATTCTATGTAACTGTTGATGGCCATGGTTCATTAAGACTCGCTAGTGACGTATCTATGCTTGCGGAGTCTGGTTCACAAAATTTGTATTGCGTCAGTCCTGACTTATGTTCTCGGTGTCGTGTAGGCGATAACGTGGAAATCAAATATAATAATATCTCACAAATGGTTACAATTGCTAGCTTTGGAAGCGGTAACGAGGTGCATTTTGACCGATCAGATAGTCGATTCGTCAATCATTCGTGTTCTATCACCTACCGAGAATCGTATGGTAAAGGTAGTGCTACTACGCTATCGTTCGGCATTCATGATACCGCTGGTGTCGGTGGCATAGACAGCGAGGGCGATCCCGACTGTTTGTACCACCAAAACGGTATTGTATGGACAGAATCAGATCCCCCGTACGGCGGCGAAAATAGTGTCAATAAGATGCCGCTTCATCATGCGTCGTTCATGTGTTATAATCCTAGCAATTCTGAAAAATACGTGACGTTTGCTACAGCTGGCCCGTCTGACGCTGAGTATACAATTTACAAGCAAATGCTCATTTTCAAAACGCCAGAACATGGTGGATTTAATATGCCGACTGTGTCGTCCTAAAAAAGTCCGCCGTGAGGCGGACTTTTCCATATATACCAGTTCCGACTAGAAGCCGCCTTCCTCAAAGAACGCGGATGCGTCCAAGGTCGGTTCGACTTCGTCTTTGACGAAGCGGAGCTGTTCGAGCCATTCGGTGAACTGTTCCTTTGTCGGTTCTATGTCGAAACCGAATTCGTCGAAGTCGTAGCAGTGTTCACCGCTGCCGATTTCGCCGTCGCAGAAGTCGGTCAGTCGTTCCAAGACTTCGTCGAACGTGACGTCGCAGAGTTCTTCCATTTCGCGCAAGGATACGAGTTCCTTGTCCTTGGGAAGCTGGTTGAAATTCTTTTCTGAGCTGCTTGGATCGTAGAACGTGATCGGTATGTACTCACTGCATTTGCCGTTGAATGACGTCGTACCGTAGAAGTTCTCTCCGCTCAGTTCGTAGCAGTACCTTGTGTAATGCCCTTCCCATTTGAAACAACGGTCTCCGATGGGTTCTTCCTTTGCCTTCTTGATGGCTTCTGCAGTCTTCATCTTGCAGAATTCCTCGCATTCCTTGGTCAAGCCGACGGAACCGATGAACGCCCATAGTAAGTCGGCGCTGTATTCTTCGTTTACATCCATATTAGTCCTCGCATTGTTCTTTGTAGGTAATAACGGAATCCATGGGGAAGGAGACGACGTCGTGCGCATTGTTCTTGTGCATGATGACGATGCGGTCAGCGCCGCCGTCTTGTCCCCTGGACTTTTTCTGATAGCTGTATTGATGTAGGTCGAAGTCCATGCACTTCGGCACGTTGATATTTCCGCTGTCGCCGACGCACACGGTCAGCTTCCCGGCTTCGCAGTCATCCATGCAGCACTTGAGGAACAAGACCAACATGAGGATGACGACAATGAATATGAGTGTCGGATTGGCTTCGTCCATGATCAGTCCTTGCAGCCAGATTTTGCTGCAGAAATGAGTTGCTTGTTTGGGTAGTTCACTACGTCGGTGGAGACTTCCTTGTTGATGACTACCAAGTGGTCGTCGTACCGCTTGTACTTGTATTTATCCAGAGGGAAGTCGTAGCACGTAGGGACGCCGAACTTCTCGGTGTCGCCAACGCATACGGTGAATTTGCCCTTGACGCAGCTGATTTGTTCTTCCTTGTTGCTGATCAGCCATTTTGCTCCGAAGAACAGGGCGAGTCCTATCACGATGATGAATAGGACTTCCCACCAAGATAATTCGTCTGATGAACTTGCCATGTTATTTCTTCTTTCTCGGCATGCACTGGATGGTATAGGTGCCGCCATCGGTGGAACGTGTTTCCTTGACGACCGTGCCGTCTACGATACCCACGCGGATTTCCTCGCGGAGACGATCCATAGCGCCTTCGGCATGGGAGATTTCGCGGCCACGGAAGCGGATGTTGAGCTTGACCGGGTGGCCTTCGACGAGGAAGTCGTTAGCTTGCTTGAGGATACGGGCGCGGTCTGCCTTGGACGAGTCTGTCGTGTCGGAAGTGAGCTTCAGCATCTTTTCTTCGGACGCCTTTGCTGCGGCACGGTTCTTCTTGTCAAGTTCCTTGGCCTTCTTCTTCTGGTCGTAGATGTACTTGCTGAGGTTGCCGAGCTCTGCGATGGGCGGATCGATGCGGTTGTTGACGGCGATGAGGTCGAGACCTCGTTCGTCGGCCATCTTCTGTGCTTCTGCCGTGGACATCACGCCGAGAGACTGGCCGTTCTCGTCCTTGAGGCGCACGGAAGCCGCCGTGACTGTGTACTGGGCCTTGGCCTCGTCCATCGGGCTCTTCGGAACGAATCGCTGGCGCGGCTTGACCGTGTAGATGGGCGGATTTACCTTCTCGTCCACCGCCACCAGATCGAATCCGCGCTTGCGAGCGTACTCCTTGGCCTGTCCGGTGGCCATGGAACCGAGATCTTTACCGTTTTCATCCCTCATTTGGAGGAAACTTGCTTGAATGTATGCCATTTTTAACTCCTTTTGTTTGTACAATACACCGAAATATAGTACATTCTAGCCATTTTGGCAAACGTCGACCTCTTCGGAGTCGTCTTTTTTGGCATTTTCGAGCGCTTCTGCCCTAATTTTGTCAAAAATGGCGCTTTCGACACGTCTGAACGGCTTGTAGTCGCGGTCGCAACCGTAATCCACGTACAGAAGTCCGTCCTTTCCGACCATGTACATACTTTCCGAGTGGATGTTCATTTCCGTATAGGGAGTCAGACACCACTTCTTGTACTTATTGCGCTCTTCTTCGCTGTTGTAGTCCGCATTTGCTTGGTCTTGAAGCCAGCTGTCGTCTTTGACTCGCCAATTACCACGGTAGTCCTTCCAGAATTCCTCGTACAAGAACTCGTCGATTTCTTCCTTGTGGTACTTGCTGTCGTAGTCGCCCCGTACTCCGATGATCTTGACGACCTGGTCGGACTCTAGGGACATGTAGCAGTTGCCAACCAAAGATTCCATGAACTCGTCCGTCGGCGTGAAGTAGTCGCGGATTGCGTCCATGTGCATGTCGTCGAAGTCGTCGTAGGTCTTTCCGTGCCAAGTGAACGTGATCTTGGAGTCCATCCCCTTCGGCATGTTCTCCAGTGCGCAGCCCAGCTCGAAGAAGTCGGCCAGGGTCAGCTCGTCTAGTGTCTTGTTTGAGAAGTCTTTCATACGGATTCCTTTCTTTCTGCCAATATAGCAAAGATGCCCGGTTTCGTCATACGAGGACGTGCAGTTCCTTCGCGGCTCTCGTGAACGCGGTGTACTTTAGCTTGTTGCGAAGCTCGTGCTCTTGGATTCGGTTGATGTTCCTCTCGACGACGAACACGTTCTGTATGGTGGAACCCTGCGACTTGTGTGCGGTGAGCGCGTAGATGTAGCCTACCCACATGTAGTAGTGGTTGAGCGCGGCGTAGTCCTTCCACGCTTCCTTCGGCGTGTAGATCTTGTGGCCGTTCTTGTCTTCCTTCTCAAGTCGTTCCTTGGCCTCTATGGCCAGTTCCTCGCGGAGCTTGTAGAAGTCTTCGAGGCCGTCCGGACGGATGATGTACGCCGTGGCGTTTGTCTTGCGCTTCTTGCGCTTCACGACGTTCGACACCTCGACCTTGAAGCACTTGATGTGGTAGCAGGGGTCTTCGACATCCTCGATGGAGTTGATTATCAAGTGCTCCTCGATGTTGTAGATGACGCTGAACATCAGGTTCCTTCCCACATGCACGTCGTTGCCGTACGTGCGCACTACGCGCACTTCCTCGCCCACTTCGTACATTCGGGTACTGTCTGGATAGATTGCCGCACGGACACGCTCGTTGATGGCGTCCACAGCCGCGTTGGTGTACGCGACTGCCATCGCGTGGCTGGAGTCGTTCTTGAACTCTTCTGACGTGAAGTACGGCATCATCGTGGACATGAACTCGCGCTCGAAGTGGTGGAAGTAGATGCCAGTGCCGTCTTCGGAGACCTTCGTGTCGTGAGCGAACAAGTCGACCGGGCTCGTCATGTCCTCGCGCATCTTGGTGACTACGCCGAGGATTGGGTTCTGGTCTGCAGTGCGCATTACCTTCGTGAGTTCCACCTTCATCGGGAGCTGGAAAATGACGGACTCCATGTAGCCCTTGTTGGCGTCGTCCACCGGGGGAATCTGGCAGCGGTCGCCGACATAGATCACCTTGATTGCCGTAAAGGTGCGGAGCTGCTTCTGTATCTCGTTCAGTAATGCGTTGGACACCATCGAGGCTTCGTCGATGATGACGACCTCGTATTCGCAGAGGTGCGACTCGTGTTCCTTCTTGAGTTTCGGCTTGCCGTCGGAGAAGTCTAGTAAGACTAGGCCGAGCAGCGAGTAGATGGTCTTGTCGTAGTCTCGTCCGGTCGCTTGCGCGATGACTTCCACTGCCTTGTTCGTAGGCGCGGTACACACGCAGCGCGGCATTTCCTCGTTGTCGCCGCTTTCCAGTTCGTCGAGAAGTACGTTGATTAGCGAGGTCTTTCCAGTACCAGCCGCGCCGTACAGAACCATCTGCCTACGGTCTGGTGCCTTCAAAAACTTGTGTATGATTTCCAGCGCGTTGAGCTGGTCTTCGTTCAGATCGGATTTCTTTAATCGTTTGGCCATGGGGTTAAATTTAGAAAGAAAAATTATAAACTCAAATTAAAGGCAAAATCGGGTCTTCTATGCTCAAAACAATCGAAAAAATCGCTGGCAAGGGCACTCCTCTCTGTGAGTCGCTTCAGAAACTTTACACTCTCTGCGAAGGCGTCACGCAGCCTACGCAGCAGTCGTTCACATTCTTGAACCAGCGTTTTGGTGACGGCAACCGACCGGATCCGAACAAGATTACGGACATCGTCGATGTGATGGTGGACAATGACCGAGAACTTTATGACTTGATGCACAATACTCGTTCGCCGTCTCGTGCAGTCGCATGGGCTACTTGGATGAAGGCCGCCAATGCGTTCTTGGAATACCACGAGGCCAAGCCGCTTTCGTCTAAGCAATTCAAGCGCTGGTTCCTTGCTGGCGGCATGACTCTCGACGAGGCTATGAAGGGTGCCGTCGCCAAGATCGACAGCAAGCGAGCAGAACACAAGGCGGTACTCGCGGAAAAACAAGGAGTCTAGCATGGCCGAGAAGCACCAGATTTTCATCGAGTCGATGGTCAAGATGAGCAAGGTTTCACCCGACTACGTGGAACCTCTGAAGGCCATTACGAAGTGCTACGTCATCAACGAAGGTCTTGACTTCAGCGACATCAAGGCGAAGGCCAAGGGCTATGCGGACAAGATGCGCACGTTCGCCGATGCGGCGAAGGAACGCCTCATGAAGGATCCGGCGAAGATCGATGTTCCAGACCAGAACGGCATTACGAAGGTTGATGAAGCTCTTCTCGAAATCGACAAGCGCGACTTCAACAAGGACTATGGCGAATTTCTGAATGTCACGAACAAGCTAACTACGTTCCTACGCATTCACGGAACGCAGCTGTTTCACCGACTGATTTCTTCGCCGGAGTTCAAGACTGCATTGAAGCGCGGCGAATACCTTGACACGTTGAAACAGAAGACGAAGGCCGACGTCGCTCTTGCCGAATCCGTCAACAAGGCGATGCAGTTTGTCGCCGTCCTTGAGAGCGTTGCCAACATGGGCTACCGTACTCTCGCAAAGGGCGTCTACGATGCATATTGCCTTACCGAAAGCACCTTCGGCGTGAATACAAAGAACTTGTTCGAGTCTTCGTTCTCCGCGATGGAAGCTGTAGAACTGGCCGAGCAAGCCGTTGACGTGTCTCCGGACGAGGTCGAACACAAGTTTTTCCCGTTCATCGAGAAGTGCATCATCAAGCATGGCCGCAGTCTCTGGGAACGTTATCTAAAATCCGAAAATTTCAAGTGGGCTGTCGCATGGGGCAACATCATGGACGGCGATGATCACATGAGGACTGACGATTATGGTAGTGTATAAGAAGGGTCACAAGAATTCCGAGGGCGAAGACGCTCCTTGGACGATTGTTTCGCACAAGACTGGCGAGATTTTGTCGTCTCACAAGTCCAAGACTGCCGCAGATAAGCACTTGCAGCAGATGGAGTATTACAAGAACAAGGACGCGCAGACGGAAGGCGTGAAGGATTTCGCTCTCGCTGGCGCTCTGGCCATGTCTCCGCTGACCGCAGTCGATGTCGACGCAGCGCCTCACCGCGAAATCGTGGAGGCTCCGGTCGTCAAGGACTATTCCAAGGTGCAGTTCAACAAGAACGTCACTTACAAGCTCACTCCAGACCAGTACAAAAAGCTTGCCGCATGCAAGAATCTTCCTCCTGATTACATTGTTCCGAGACCGGGAAAGGATGTAAAGGCTGCTGCGGCTCCGAAGTCAGCTCCCACACAGACGACGCAAGCTCCGAAGCAAGGCGGTTCGGAATGCGGTACTATGTGCAAGCTCGGAAACGCAGTCGGTTCTGGCATAAAGTCCGCTTGGAACGGCATCAAGGACTTCGGAAAGGGCATTTATGACGGCTGGAACAGCCAGAACGAGGCGGTGGACGATTTCAACCGCTGGCTGGGAGAGCAACCCAAGACACCGATGATGGAAGCGGTACAGCAAATGTACGACGTTCTGTTCGAAAAATGAAAAATAAAGTAAAATGCCGCTTACAAAGCGGCATTTCTTGCATTTCAAATTCGATAAACGTATATTAAGAAGCAACACCGCTTCCCATACAAGGATTCTACATGAGTTTTTGCGGAACCGAGATCATTCGTGATCGACACGACAAGCCCATCTACACCAAGACTGCTGGCCAACAACGCCTAGTCGACGCTATCAACTCCAATGACATTATCTTCGTGAACGGCCCTTCTGGAACTGGAAAGACTGCCATCGCTACGTGGGTCGGCATTTCCGGCCTCGACGACGGAATTTACGAACGTCTTGTCTTGACACGCCCAGTCGTGACTGGCGGCGAGGAACTTGGTTTCTTGCCAGGTGGTCTCGACGAGAAGATAGCCCCATACATGCAACCTTTGTACGACGCGATTTCGCTCATCAAGGGACGCCGAGAGAAGCCGGAGGACGCCATCAAGAAGATGCCAGTCCTTACGGACAAGGAAAAGCGTTCCAAGAAGAAGTCGAAGAAGAACGTAGAGGAAGCATTCTCCAATAACGACTTCTATTCGAAGATTCAAGTGTGCCCGTTGGCATACATCCGTGGTTCTACGCTTGCGAAGAGCTTCATTGTCTGTGACGAGTTCCAGAACACGACCATCGCGCAGATGAAGATGATGCTCACACGTCTCGGCAGAGATTCCAAGATGGTGATTTGCGGCGACTCGAACCAGACTGACTTGCCGGAAAAGGTAGAGTCTGGCTTCATGCATGCGCAGAATCTATTGAAAGGCGTTCCTCGCATCGGATACGTCACGCTTGGCGTCGACGACATCGTGCGTCACCGCTTGATCAAGGAAATCATCTTGCGCTATGAAAGGCCGGACTACAAGCCGAATTCCGCTACGTACGAGGACGACTTCCGCAAGTTCCCGTCCCACACTTGGGATCGCGACCGCGAAGGCTACGACTTCTCGCCTACTGACGAAGATGACCGTCCTGATGACGATGATGACCTGTGCAAGGCATGCGGCGGCACCGGGTATGACGACAACGGTGACGTGTGCAAATATTGCAAGGGGACTGGTCTCGAACCTATCGAAAAATAAAAGAAAGGCTTGCTCATTGAGCAAGCCTTATTCGTATTTGCAAAGTAATTAAATTCCGTCGTAACGGCAGACGAGTTGTTCTTCTTCGTTTTCGATGGCGCGGACGACTTCTCTTGGGTCGTTGTTTGCGTTCCATGCGTCGAGTACGGTGTCAGCATGTTCTTCGAGCCAATCCCAGGTTTCTTCAAATTCGCGTTCGGCGGTTTCTGGACGCCAGCCGTAGTCTTCGGCTTGTGCAGCGTTCACGGCCTTTGCGATTTCTTCTGGAATGACGCGGTGATTGGCTTCGACAGCTTCTAGCGCTGGCTTGTACACGTTGAACAACTTAATGACGGCTTCTGCTAGAGCTGGCTTTCCGGCCTTGCCGCAGAGAGTCTTTACGGACGATTCGAAGATGTCTCCGATGTCTCCGTTCATCATGTCGTAGTGATCCATCATGGCAGTGTCGATGTTGTCGGCTACTTGACGCTCGATGTCGTTGTTTGTCTGAACATTGGCATCGCTTTCGCCTTCGTCGTTGTATTTGATCGTTGGGACACTCTGGAACTTGTACATAGCACCTTGCACACGAGAGTCTAGTGCGGACAAGCTGATAGAAATGTTCATATTCATCACGATCTGGTATGTGCATCCGCCACGGTTGTCATTCATGTTATCCATTGGCGAGAGATATTCCGTTTCGATTTCACCCGGCTTGAACTGTTTTTCGATTTCCGCCGCGAGGTCGATTGCTAATTCTTCCGTCCATCCATCCTTGGAATATACTTCGGCAAAGAACTGGGTAGAGAAATCGCCAGCATATAGTTCCAGCTTTCCTACCGCAGTAATGGATGTTTTCTTCTTGTTGCTGTTCACCGCCTCGGTAATGGCTGGCTGTGCGCCTTGCGAGTTACAGAGACCTTGGATGCCGTCAACGGTGTACTGGAGAGAGTCGAATTCGGTCTTGTCGTCGCCGTTGTACAGAACGATGGAACCTTGGGAGTCGCCTTCGCCGTCAAAACTGTTGTGTACGTAGACCGCCTTGGCTTCAGCGCCGTTGGGGAGCTTGAACTTGATCATGACGGACGGATTTGCGTCCGGATCGATTTCCTTGACTGCGTTGAGCAGGGAACCTAGTTGCTTGAGAAAAAACATGGTCAACCTTAATGGTAATTTAATCGCAGTTTATCAGAAAGGCCGCTTGTTCAGCGGCCTTGTCTCATCTATTTCGGTCTATCGCAGTCCGCTTCTGAAGCGGTTGCTGCAGTGGATCTTGTAGGTGTCTGGAGCATTCAACCCAACCTTCTCCCAGTCACCGGACTTTAGTAACGCCTTGAGCGTACTGTTGATGTGTCTGGTGCTGGATTCCACGATCGCCGTAGAGAACTCGTTGCGCGAACTCTGTTCAGACACGACGCAGCATCCGTTGATGACAGGGACAAAGATACGGACTTGTTCTTGTCTGTAGGAGTTGTCGAACGCATGCAAGTTCAAGATGATCTTGGAACGGTGGATGTAATGCTCAAGGAGCTTACCGCTAATGCCAGTGGCGACCATCGTCACGGCATGGTGCTGGCTCATTCCCATCCAGCTCTGGAGAATCTTCAAGCGACGGTCTGTAGGTGCGCCGTAGAACAGCACGTCAATATCCTTCTGTCCGTTGTAGACGGAAGTGTACTTCAGTGCGTCCACGTATTCCATCGGGACGTAGCTTGCGCGGATGCCGTTGGCGTAGAGGAAGTTGATGTTCTCGACATCGTAGTCCCACACTTCGTCGGCGGCCTTGAGCCAAGCGAGCACCTTGTTGTTCAGCCACGGACTGCCCTTGAAGAGCTGTTCGAGGTTGTACACGACCACTCGCATTCCCATGTGCTGTTGTCTGAACTGTTCCGGGGTAAGCTTGGATATCCCGGAACCGAGGACAACGACGGTGTTCTCCAAGCCAGCGACATTGTCGAACTTGGCGTGGAGCATCGTCTCGACATCGGCGAACACGAACGGGTTATAGTTTTCGACTGTAAACATATTATCCTTGAATATCGGACAAGTCCACTTCGATCTTCGACGTGATCTTGTTGCCGTCTGTAATGAAAACGTTGGACTCTGCCGGATAGAAGGCGTGAAGCGTGGTCACGGCGAAGTTGTCCGGGCCGACCATGCTGGGGTTGATGAACACCTTAGTCATGCGACCGTCTTCACGAGCGTCGATAGCGCCAGCGGCTCCAGTGTGCCAGTGACCCATGATGGCCACGTCGGCGTGGTTGCGGCGGATGTCGTTGCCGATGTTGCGGAGCACGGTGTTGATTGCGCCAGCAGCAGCCGTAGAACCCTTGTAGCGGTCGCCGTGTTCGAGCATCCATACTTGGTTGCCGATATTGGTGACTGCGAACGGTGCCTCGTCGTTGAACTCGACCGTGATGTTCTTGGCTTCGGCCTCGCAGCGATCCTTGATGGTGCTGTAGATGATGTGCTCGTAGTTGTCCATCGAGCGGTTGTGGGCCTGGAGCTTCTTTCCAGTGCGAGAGTGGTTGCCCACGACGCAAGAAATGGTCACGGACTTGAAGAGCTTCGCGTACTGGAGGATGAGACCGATCAAGATGGAGTTGAGTACGCTCACGCACTTGGGAGCCGTGAAGGCGTTGGTCTCGCGGAGTTCGTCGTGGATTTCGCCAGATATTAAGTCACCGAGCAAGAGCATGTGGAGCTTGTCGCAGCCTTCTGCCTTGGCGTGACGGTAGGTTTCCTCGAAGAACTTGACGAGGCGCTTCTGGGCGATTTCCGGGTTGTACTTGTTGTAGCAGTATGTGGCGTCTGGCTGAACCACTTCGCCGAAATGCACGTCGGAGATAGGCATGACGCAGTAGTTCGTTCCCTTCACCTTGGCGTCGATGAGGTTGAGCTTGATTTCGGCTGGCTTCACGGAAGCCGCAGCTTCGGCCATGCGGTTCACCTTCTGCTTGCCGATAAATGCTTCCTCGCGGATGATCCTCAATGCCCTTTCCGTCTTCTTCATTTCGCGCTTGTAGCGGGTTTCTGCACCGATGCGTTCGTCATCGGTATATGCGAACATCGGGTCTTCCTCGAACACCGTATCTTCCGGCTCATCCGTCGGAGAGAGTCTTTCCCTCGGATTCTTCGGCGGCTTCACGGTGCCTTCTTCGGACACCGGAGTCGTGATGTACTTGTGGGTCTGTTCAATGTTTTCCTTGAACTTGGCCTCGGTGAGATTTGGAGGAAGCCATCCAGCCTCGGTGAGCTCGTGCTGGTATGCGGCTACACGTGCCTCGTCGAAGTTGAAGTGCATGAGGAGATTGGCAATACCGAGGTTCTGTCCAAACTTCTTGGACTCGGTGTTGGAGGGCTTGCCTATGACGTGTGCAAGCTTGTTCGATTTTCTTGGCATAAGTGTATACCCTGTCGATTTGTAGTTGAAATTATCTTATTTCACCACAAGATGTTGTGGAAAAGGTAATAAATGCAAATTTGAATTGCAAATTGACCGGGAATTTGCTATATTGGAGGCAGTTTTATCCATGGAAAACATTATGAACGAACGAAACACTCCCCCTAACGTAGAGGAAAATGAGTCCTCGCAAAAGCCAATGTGCCCCAAATGTCCCAAGTGTCCAAAGGGCTGTACGCTTCATTTCCCTATCGCCGGGCTTACCATCGCCGTGTGCATGTCGTGGATATTCAACCATTCCGTACTGTGGGCCATTTTCCACGGAATCCTCAACTGGTTCTACGTGGCATACAAGACCATCTGGTACGTTGTCAAGCATTATTAAGGAACCGATATGTCAGTCGAGCTTTTGAACATTACCCACAATCCGCTTCAGTTCATCGGCAAGTGTGCTGGTGTCTGCTGGAACGCACCCATTGACGATGCGGAAAAGAACCGCAAACGTGCAATCTCTTGTATAACGTCTGGCCATGGCCGTGTCATCGAGTTTCCCGATATTACTTTGGTCATCGACAACTATTCCGCCAGAATGATGCGTGAACTATACACCCATATCGGTGGCGCACCTACTCGTGTACAGTCGTCCACTCGCTATGTGGATGCCGAAAACTTCCAGTATTATACTCCGCCCAGTGTCGAGAGGAGCGACCTCGTCAAGTCCATCTATCAGGTCGGCATGTCCAGCGCCGCGTCCACATACAAGGCTTTGACCGACATGGGAATTCCGAAGGAAGACGCTGCTAACCAGCTTCCGCTCGGCATGGAATCCAAGATGGTCTGGAAGATCAACGTCCGTACGCTCATCAATTTCATGAACAAGCGTCTCTGCTCTCGCGCCTTGAAGGAAATCCGTGACTTCGCCAAGGAACTCAAGAACCTTCTGGCGAGCGTGGACGACGAATGGAAGTGGATCTGCGATAACTTGTTCGTACCTACTTGCGAACAGTACAAGTATCTGAATCCGGATGCATGCTTCTGCCTTGAAAAGCAGTGCTGTGGCCGTCATCCGCATATCACCAATCTTAATTTCACTAAAAAGAGGTAGACAAATGAAACTCAACTTAGAAAATCCCGTCAAACAGCTGGCATACTTGCGTTATGTGAAGGAATGGCAGCCCGAAGAAGACAACAAGGCTAGGAACCCCGGCGAAGCCGCCGTGTTCAAGGCTGGCAAGATCCGTGAACTCCTTGCCAATGACAAGTCCCAGTGCGACGCACTGAAGAAGCTCATGGATAGCGACGTGAAGATCAATCCGCGTGTCAAGAACTTGCCGCCGATCGACCGTCTTTACAAGCTTCTGTGCCAAGACAATACGGAAAAGGCGGATCGCTATGGACGCATGCTCCGCAAGTTCCGTGAAGTGAACAACATCTGGAACGAAGTGAACATCATCGACGGCCACATGTATGCCGCAACGACTGAAGAACCGTGGAAGCTCAAGCACTACGAACCGGGCATCGAAAGCGACAAGTGGCTCGTGATCGACGAAAAGCGTGGCGGCGAGTGCCTTGCCAAGCTCAATAAGAACAACAAGGACTATGGTGACTATCTTGTCAAGCGATTCATGAAGCATCCGAAGCTCGGCGATGACGGCCTCGATATCCAGCCGAACCAGCCGTACCGCATGCTTACCTACGTGGGCAAGACCAAGCACGGCAATCGTCCGCTGTTCGTCGTGGTGTACATCGTACATTCATCCGGCGACTTCAAGAAGGACTTGTCCAAGCTTCCGCAAGAATGGGTTCCGCTCTACGTGAACGTGATGAGCATGCCCAACCGCAAGCCACCTGTAGAGGCAAAATAAATGAATTACGGTGCATATTGTGAACTGGTGGACGAACTGAACAAGTTCGCCGCCGCATATTCAAACGGCGAGTCGCCGATTTCCGACGCGACGTACGACGCCAAGTACCGTCAGCTCAAGGAGTACGAGCTGAACAACCCAGACGTGATCCTTCCGGAGTCTCCCACGCAGCATGCGTCGGAAGACTTGTCGGACGGCTTCAAGAAAGTCACCCACGTCGTTCCGATGGTGTCCATCACCAACGCAAACGGCATCGAGGAGGCTTGCGCATGGGTCGAGGATACTTACAAGAAGTACGGAGCAAACAAGTTCGAACTTGAGTACAAGCTCGACGGCGCTTCGCTTGCCCTTGAATACAAGGACAGATTGATTGACGACGCTGTCACTCGTGGCAAGAACAATGTCGGCGACTCCGTCATCCAGAACGCAGTGAAGATCCAAGGCGTCCACCAGAAGGTCGATGCCGACGGCGTGTGCGAAGTGCGTGGCGAAGTCCTCTGGAAGTACGACGACTTCGATGCGTACAACGAACAGCAAGAAGACCTCGGAAAGAAGGCAATGACCAATCCGCGTAACGGAGCGGCTGGCTCTCTGAAACTGACCATTCCGAAGGAAGTTGAGGCTCGCAAGCTTTCGTTCATCGCCTACATCATCGCTCGCGGCTCCCAGAACAAGACGCAGACCGAGGATGTGGAATGGCTTGAGTCCCAAGGGTTCGAGGTTCCGCCGCACTATACGGTGGATGTCGAAGAGTTCGGTATCGATGCGTTCCGTAAGGTTGCCGAGGAAATGCGTTCGAAGCGTTCCGAACTGCCTTATCCGATCGACGGCATTGTCATCAAGGTTGATGACAAGTCATTGCACAAGGTCATGGGCAGGACTGGCAAGGCTCCGAACTACTACAAGGCTTACAAGTTCCCGCCGGAAGAGAAGGCGACAAAGCTGCTTGACATCGAGCTGTCGGTAGGCCGTTCTGGTGCAATTACTCCTGTCGCCGTGTTCGAGCCAGTTCAGTTGGCTATGACTACGGTTCAGCGCTGTACGTTGCACAACTGGGATCTGGTTGAATATCTTGGCTTGTTCGTCGGTTGCCACGTGGTTATCCGAAAGGCTGGTGAAATCATCCCAGAGCTTGTTCGTTGTGTCGAGACTTGCATGTCGAAGGATGACTACGAAGTTCTGACGAAGTCCAACAAGACCGTGGTTCCGTACGACAGCATCGCCTACTCGAAGCGCTTGATCACCGGGAAGAAGTTCTACAAGCGTCCTGACGTTTGTCCGTACTGCGGAGAAAAGCTCCAGCATGCGGTCAACCAAGATGGCGAGGAACTGGTGTCTTGGATCTGTCCGAACACTGACTGCGAAGCCCAAGCGATGGAACGTCTCTGCAACTTCGCCGAACGTACCGTCATGAACATCCGTGGCGTCGGGCCGAGCATCATCGAGGACTTGTACATGTCGCAGCGCATTCGTAGCATTGACGACTTCTACCGTCTGACCGAGAAGGACTTCATCGACTTCTGCGGCTGCCGTGAGAAAAAGGCCAAGAAGCTGCTTGCTGCCATCGAGAAGACGAAGGACAACAGTCTTGCCCAGCTGATCGAAGGCTTCGGTATTTCTGGCATCGGACATACGGCGTCTCCGCTGTTCGCCAAGGTGGTGAACACGATGGGCGGTCTGGTGGCTACGGCCAACAATGTCGACTCCGAACATGGCAAGGATGTCGCGTTCCAGTGCATGAAGGTCGGACTGTCTTCTGCACTGGCTACGAAGTTCATCTTGTATGTAAGGCATCATCTGGACACGGTTCTTTTCTTTGCCGTGAACAACATCGCGCAGAACTACACTGACGAAGGCCCAGTCTCGAACAAGCTCGAAGGCGAGACTTGTATCATGACTGGCGTGTTCGACAAGCTGGAACGCGACGTGTTCAAGGACATGGTTGCGAAGAACGGCGGCAAGATTTGCTCTGGCATCACCAAGAAGACGACTCTCGTTCTGCTTGGCGACAACGCTGGCCCCAAGAAGGTGACTGCAATCAACGACTTGAAGGCCGCCGGGTACAACATCAAGGTGTACACGCCGGACAATCTCGACGAGTTCCTTGACCGCTTGAAATAACGGTTCCAGTTGACAGAATCGACCTCGCTTGCTATATTTGCGAGCGAGGTTTTTCTTATGGAATGGATACTTGTTTTGTACTTTGCGTTTAATACTGGTGGCTATCATCAGGGCGGCGGTGGCGGAATTGCGCTTGACCACATCGAGTTCCATACCGAAGAGCAATGCAAATCGGCTGGTGAACAGATTTTGGCAAATTTCAATTCGATAAACGGTTATACCTCGGTCTACAAAGATGGAGGCAACAAGACGAACCGCAAGTATCTCTGTATCCACCGAGAAGACCCTAACAAAACAAAGAGGAAGAAATGACTAAGAAATCATACGTAAAGCCGAATATGGAAATTATGGATATGCCAGTTGAATGCGCCTTGCTCGCTGGTTCTGGCGAAGAAGGCAATCCGTACTGGGAAGGCCCCGGAGAAGTTCCGGAAGGCTGCCAGTCCAACTGGTGGTGTGGCAAATGAGGTAACTGATGACAAATACTGAACAGCTTGTACGAATGAACGGAACCTTGATCATCAAGGTCATTTCCGGTTCTACTTCATTCGGTCTTAACACGCCTACGTCCGACCAAGACATCCGTGGTGTCTACATCATGCCTTGGGAAGACCGTGTAAGACAAGGTATTACAGACCAGTACGCCGACAAGACGAACGACGAAACCTACTGGGAAATTACAAAGTTCTTCAAGGAACTGTCTAGGGCGAATCCGCAAGCCCTCGAAATGCTGTATTCTCCGGATCGCTGCATTCTCGAAGGCAAGGAATACCTCTACAAGATCCGTAGGGAGATGGACTTCGTCACTCGCCGTTGCGAGAAGACCTTTGTCGAATACGCGAAGGGACAGATCTCTCGTGCGCGTGGCATGAACAAGAAGGTCTTCAAGCCGAAGCCGGAGGAACCGCCACAGGTTCTCGACTACTGCTACGTTCCGATGCCGAATGGCGGCGCGGTCAAGGTCAAGGACTGGCTCGCAACCCACAAGGACGACGAATACGGTTCAGACCAGAAATGGTACTCCATTGCGGCCATCGACCATATCGACAACGGCTTCGCTATTTACGGACAACCTAAGTCCGAGCGTGACGTGCCGGGTCAGACCGAGCACGAATGGCGCTGGGCGTACGGTATCGTTCGTAACGAGGTCACGAGCGGCGATGTCCAGCTGAACTCCATTCCGAAGGGCAAGCCAGTCCTCGGTTTCATGGTGTTCAACCGCAATGCCTACTCCAAGGAGTTCAAGGAACGCGCCGAGTACAAGGAATGGGTCGCGAAGCGCAACCCGGAAAGGTACAACACGACCATCGAGCATGGCCAAGGCTATGACGCCAAGAACATGATGCACTGCGTCCGCTTGCTGTTCACGGCTCGCGACATCGCAATGATGCACAAGGTCGTCGTCGACCGTTCTAACGAACGCGACTTCTTGCTCAATATCAAGCAAGGCGGCTGGAAGTATGACGATATCTTGGAGTATTCCGAGAATCTGGTGAAAGAAGTCACACGTCTGTTTGCGACCTCCGACTTGTGCGAGGACGACTATTCGACTCTTGAGGTCGACAACTACGTTATCGATTTTATCAAGTATGTCGAGAAGATGGAATCTAATCCTCTAGTTCGGTTCGTTCGACGATTGCTGAAACGCTAGCTACCATGAACCAAGTTGATCCGTTGACGGCAGTCGACGGATTTGCTATATTGGTGGCATGTCTGAAGAAAAGAAGAAACAAGTAAGAAAGGTTTCCGTAGATATTCTGAACAACGGAAACATCGTCGGTGAAGAGGTGTACAAAGTGGTTGTCGCCCCAGATTCTACCGTAGACAAGGAAATTGCTTGGCGTCTTGCACACTTGAAGGACGAACAAGGCATGTCATGGAAAATCGACTCCGACGATTTGATTAGGGAGGTCTAAATGATCAACAATTACGAAGCCATCAAGAACTTGATGCATTTTGAAATGGAAGGTGACGTTTACTTCGTCCAAGTCATGCAGCGTGGCAAGGACAAGGGGAACAACAGAGACCGCATCATTCGTGACTACCATATCCACTCGTTCGTCCAGTTCGAAAAGGATTTCAAGGATATGGTCGAGATGTGCGAGAAGTACAATGCTCGTGCGATGATTCGATTGAACCAGCGCAGCACCCTTGACGCCAACATCCAGACACAGATTGAATGCTTGAGACAGCAGCTCGAAGCGAACCGCGTCATGCGCAAGATGATCCGCACTGGCAACACCAATGCCGGATTCCCTACACTGTTGTCTGCACAGAAGTTCTACAGCAGCGCACTCGGCACGATCTGCACCGAAGCGTCCGAAACGAAGAAGTGGATTGTCGATATCGACCCAGCCATGGTCAATGAACTCGATCCGTGCTTCCACGACGTCGAGGCTATCGCCGACTTGTTCGAAAAGTTCATCGTCGGCGAGTGCGGCATGCGTGACAATGTTCCCAAGATTTACTGCCGTCTTCCGTCCAAGCACGGTATCCACTTGGTCACGTCCACGTTCCGCAAGGACGTGTTCAACAACCGATTCGGAAAACCGGGCAACCAAGACCAGTACATCATGACAGACGCTAACACTAACCTCTACATTCCGGACTAATTATGTACAGAACGATCACTCCAGGCAGCGTATGGCGTCACTTCAAGGGTACTACGGCCAAGGTAATCACCGTGGCCAAGCACTCCGAGACTGGCGAGGAACTTGTTATCTATCAGTGCTCCGGCAACGCGGGCAAGACTAACCATACGGACGGCACGTACGCTCGTCCGAAGGATATGTTCTTGTCCGAAGTCGACCACGAGAAGTATCCGGATGTCAAGCAGAAGTACCGACTTGAGAAGGTTGAAGATGAAACTCTCGACATTAAGTAAGATTTGCGCGTTCGAGCAGCTTTTGCTGCTCCTTATCAAGGAAGCCGAGAAGAAGGCGACCAGCAAGTGGAAGTCCTTCGTGAGGGGCGTGAAGACGGTTATCTACACGTTCATGGTTATCCGAATCTTGGTTGCAATTTATCTCAAGGTGAAGAACAAAGATGCCTAAGAAGCCCATCGAAGACGCAGCTGATACAGTGGTGAAAGAAGTGTCGCCGGAAGTTGCCGAAGAGGGCAACAAGAAGTCCGACGCCGATGCAATCCGCAAGGTGAAGGACGAAATTTCCAAGCTTCCGTCCATCTGGATTGCGCATCCGACGCTGAAAGAATTTTTCACCGAAATGTTCGCGCTGGATAATTTGAAAGATCGCGTGAAGCAGTATGGTATCAAGACGCTTGTCGATAATACGGTCATTCCGCGTGTTGCTCGCGAGTACATATACACGACCGATACGGTATTGTCCTTGCTTGCACCCAATACGGTATTCACCAAGGCGTCCAACATGATCCGCAACCTAGCGCTGATGGATTCGCTAGTCGATGACATCACTGGCAAAATTGAACGCAGCAGCGAACTGGATTGCTACAATACCATCGCGGCTGTGCTGAAGAATGTCAAGGACTGCCCGATCCGACTGAGTGAATATTACATCGACTACTTCCATGAAGTTCCTATGGGCGGCATGTTCTTGGTGTCTATGGCAGCATATCCGGTAGGGTCTGTAGTCGAGCTTCGTTCTCGCATGTTCAAGCGCAATAAGGGTGAAACGGATACAATTCATTGCAAGCTGCTTTACCGTACGGCGATTATCGAGGAAGACAAGTATGGCTATATTATCCATGGAACTGCTTCACAATTCGCCGTTATCGTCGAAATCCAAGAATACAACATGTTGGTGTTCTTGTATTTGAATACCAGCAACGACCGCTATGACTTGTCTATCCGTCGTCTTTTCCCCGGCGCATTGCCGATCTATGGTCTGTATCGTAAGAAAGAAGACTTTTTGGGCAACAACATGAGCTGGTGTCGCGCCTTGCCGTTCTCCATGGTCGATTTCACACAGTACGTCTGCCATATTGGCCATGGCGGTATCGGTGTGTACAAACGAGAAGAACTCGAATACAAGACCCGTCATGAGGTATTCGACAAGAAGACTGAACAGCTTGTACAGCGAATCGTGAACGCCGACAAGATGGGCTGTTCTCGTTCGTATGCGCTCGTCGGAATTCCCGGTACTGGCAAGTCCTTCATCATGAACAAGATTGTCAAGGACAACAAGGACGCTGCCGTGATTATCCCTTGCTTGCCTGACGACGGCTTGAACTGGGATTACCGTCAATATCTGCAGAACGCCATAACGGCAATTTCGAACTCGCACATCTACATCATGCTTGACGACTTCGACAAGTGCATGTCCGATGACGAGAAGAGCGGCAAGTCGAGCCAAGAGCTTATCTTCTTCTTCGACTTCCTCCACACGGAATGCCCCGGCGGCGTTGATGCGGACGGCAATCCGAGGAAGACGTTTACCTTGGTCGCAACGATGAACAACCCGAAGACGCTGGCCAATGCCATCATCAAGCGTTCTGAACGATTCGACGAAGTCATCGAGATCGGTCTTCCGCAGTCGTTCATTTACGGAAAGCGTCTGAACATAATCAAGGACGAGGGCGACCGTACGAACTTCGACTCGATCAAGTTCCGCCCGGTCTACTGGTACATGCGCCGCAAGGTCATCACGCTTGCCGATATCGGAAACATCTACGCCATCATGAAGACGCACCGCAACAAGGAATGCATCAACTGCACCTATGGCGTACGCGACTTGATGTACGCGATCCGTTTTATCCAGAAGAACCGCAAGTCCGCTTCGAAGGAGTATGCTATATGATGATGTTTTCTTCATGCTGCGACAAGTGCGCCACTTGCGCGTTGGGTGCTGGCCATGGTTGCTTGGCTGGCCACGGCGACGACGACTACGTACCAGCCACAAAGCAAGAGGTTATCGACCGTCTTGACGCTGGCGATTATTGCAACGACCGTCAAGCGATGATCGATTACTTGCAGAAGCGTTATAAATACGTGTACAGACTTCCTTGTGGCGACGCTGTCAAGTATCGGAATGCGGTGATCTCGTTGCTCAAGGCCCAGTACCAGTATGAAATAAGCAGTCCGTTCGCTCTGGTCGGTTATTTCTTGGAAAATCCGACATACTTCTATTCCAAGGCATTCATGCAGCAGCACTGGCCTGATTACAGGTCGAGACCGTTTACTGAAGCCGAACGACGCTACAATGGACTGTCTCGTGCCGATCGTCGCTATGTATTTGAACAAGTTTGGGGAAAGAACAGATAAACTCTATATATCACCAATAAAAAGGATTGATATATGGAAGATCAGAAGGTCTGCAACATTCTCACGAAGGTTCGTGGCATGAGCGTCAACGGACAGTCCCCAGTGGACTACATCGACGGCGTTCTCGACACGATCCCCAGCCATCACAACTTTACGCCGGAAGCTGCAGCTTGCCCTCGCAAGACGCCGATTCTGGGAGCCGATTACGGCCCTACCGACGCGAAGCCGTGCTTCTAATGACAAGCCCCTCAACCGAGGGGCTTTTAATATAATTTCATTTGCATGAATACAAATGTAGATTTTAACTTGTGGTTTAGCGATGAAAACTCCGAAGGCGCTCGTCGCAAGACCGTCCTAGATGAAGAACCAGCACCAAGGCTGCCGAGCATTCCGATGCATCCAAATAGCATCCTTGTTAGCAATAGGTTCACCGTGAAGTTCATCCCAGAAAAAACTTCGGCGTGGTCGATTGACAACCTTGGTAACTACATCAAGGATATCGACTTCAAACCGAAGGAGATTCTGTTTTCGTTCTATAACACGAAGGACTTTCAGTTCTACCGAGAGGCGAATAAGTTTGGCTGTACTGGCATAATTGTAGTTGACATCACGTCCTATGACGGCGTCACTCCAGTAGAAACGACTCGCTACCGTGTCCGTATATCCGAACCGCCTTGGCGTTCAACTTTGTCTGCATCTGACGAGGAATCGTTCTCGCTCACTTATGTCAAGGGAACCATTATGGCCGTCGGAGAACCGGACGAAGTCGAATGGCATGACCATACCGATATATCGGTCGGTGCCGAACGGTTCGATTCTGCATGGTAATCAGCGAGCCCTCAAGGCTTTCCAGTCACTTCTAGCCCTTTCCAAGGCCGAGTCGAATTCAGACTTGGCCTTTTCCATATAGGCGGCGATGTGCTTCGATAGAAGCGCCTTGGCAACTGTCTCGTAGTCTTCGGTGTAGTAGACGTTGCATCCGTCGTCGCAGAAGCCGTAGTCGTCCACTTGGCGCAAGGACACCTCGTCCACGTCCTCCGGCATGTCGTGGGTTATTCCGTTAACCAGATCCCAGTGTAGGCAGAGTATCGTGTTGCTGGGCGTAGTGTCGAAGTCGACCGAGTGCTCGTTGCCCTGCATGTCCTCGAAAATGACGCACTTTCCACGGTTCGTGTTCGTGACGAGCTTGACTATCATCGAATCCGGGTGCTTTTCGGAATGCTGCCCAGCGGTAGCGTCCTCGTGGTAGATCAAGTTGTGGTGGATAGGGCACAACGGAATAGTCACCTTCTTGCCGAGGCGGTTTCCGGCCTCTCTGAGGTGGATATGGTGGTATTCTATAAGCGAACGCTTGTCTGTTTCGTAATTACAGCCTGGAAAGCAGCACTTGTACATGGCACCAAACTTGATTGTTTGAACGAAATATACTATATTTCAAGTCATGATTCAAATTCCGCACATGTCGCGCTTTTACGAGGCGGCCAATGCTGGTCGTCTCATGTCAGATACCAGTGACGACGGTCGCTTGGTATGCTTCAAGTACACCGAGGCAACTGCCGCCAATGCGGACTGGGACGAAGTCACGCTCAATGCGCGTGGCATCGTGTTCGAGACGGCGACTGGTAAGGTGGTCGCCCGTCCGTGGCACAAGTTCTTCAACTACCATGAGCTGTTCGGCGAACACGAACTGGCCAAGAAGACTCTGGAAGCGGTCAAGAAGGCTGGCCTTCCCCTTGGCATGGACGGAATTCCGCTGATGTTCGACAAGATCGACGGCTCGCTCGGCATCGTATTCTGGTATGGCGGCAAGTGGAACGTGACCACTGGCTGCAGCTTCCATTCTCCGCAAGTCCTCTGGGGCCGCATGTGGCTCAACGACCACATGAGGAAGCTCAAGTGTCCAATCGCCGACGACGCCTACAACAAGGTCATCAAGTCGCAGACGCACTTGTTCGAAATCGTCTGGCACCTTGACAAGCATCCTATTCGTTATCCGAAGGACGAAATGGTGTACTTGGGCGCGATCGAGACCAGCACTGGCGAAGAACTTCGCTCGGTATCCATTCGCAGCGCGTTCGCGGCAATGTTCGGCACCCACATGCCGGAAAAGTTCGATTTCTCGTCCATTGAGAAGGTCGCGGAAATCTGCAAGACGCTTCCGGCTGACCACGAAGGCTTCGTCATCACGTGGCCTAGCGGATTCAAGCTGAAGATGAAGGGCGACGCATACTTGATGATGATGGGCTACTACGACAAGTGTACCGACAAGTATTTCTGGCGAGCCTACGACCCTAATCTCAACATCTTCCATGCGAACCTCGACGCCGAACATAACTACGCCTATATCGACGACGAACCGCTGGTCATTCCAGAGGAACTGTTCGATATCCGTAACCGCATGGAGCTGTACGTGACTCGTTTCAGCGAGGCGCTGGACTACGTCATTTCCACTGGCGACTTCATCAAGATGACGCAGCATACGATGAAGGAACGCGCCTTGTACATCCAAGAGCATTTTGGCGAGGCGCAGCAAGCTCCGTTGCTCTCCTATGTTCGCGGAGACCGCATGGAGAATGTCAAGCGCATCGTCAACAAGACGATGATGCGTCCGGAAAAGGGCGCGTCCGACAAGAATCCTTACATCGGCTATCACGAGGACAAAGATGACTGAAGAAAAATTCATTTCCATTCTGCCGCTGTTCCGTGGAACGACTAAGCAAGCGAAGGCGGCGTTGGCGGCATACCCAGAAATCCAGCGCATCGACATCGGTGTAATCCGTAAGATCCTGGGATACAGCGGTACGCCTACGAAGGTACACGCCACGCCAGAACTTCTTGACAAAATGGTGGACAGATATCGCAACGGCGAGGGTACTTTGCGCGGTCTCGCCAAGGAGTACCGGGTTGCGCCCAAAACGTTCCAGCGAGCCTTGCATAAGGCTGGTTTCGACACGTCTAGGCAAGATACTTGGACGACCATCAAGGAAAAGCGTCTGCTGAACTACATTTCGCAAGGAATGACCTATACCGAGATAGCAAAGCTGTTCAACATCAGCGTATCCGCTGTCTCCCAAAAGGCTCACCGACTCGGTGTACCCAATGTCAAACCGGGCCACCCAAACCCAAATCGCCATTAATGAGGTAAAAAATGAACGAAGAAATTAGCATCTGCAATCCGAAACTCACCGAGTTCGATATCTGGAATGCCCAGCCGAGAAAGGTTGTGTGTACAACTACCGACAAATCTCCGATGAGCGCTGGGGATGAACCGACGAGTCTTGTTGCTGGTAACGAATACGAAGTCGAGCGTGTACAAGTGGAAAGCTGGTATACGCTCGTAAAGCTTGCTGGCGTGGACGGCTGGTACAACTCCGTGCTGTTCTCGGAACTCGATGGATATGAACCAGTGAAAGACAGTCCGAGCAAGCGAGCTTGGCTTGGAACGCCGCAGCCGGGAGACTGGGATTAGTCATGTGGGGTTTGCGCCTAGAATGCTGCAAGAAGTGCGGCTGTACGTTCCAGCTTCGTCAAGGCCAGTATGAAGGTTATGGCGGCTGGTATGATGAGGACGGCCTCTGCTATTGGTGCAAGCGCGAGAAAACCGTCGGCAAGGAGCAGACCGATGATGAGTTCGATGAATATTGCAAGTGCAACGACTTGGTCGGAGAAACTATAGAAGGAATGCATCATTGGTGGTGGTGGGTTCTCGTGATTATGGGTGCCGCTATATGGTGCGGTATGATCTCGACGCTATGCACTGGATGTCAAGAAATCCGCAAGGCTCAAGTAGAAAAACTCCGGTGCGAGTCTCCAGCACCATCATGGGCTAAACCGACTGGATGTAATACAAAGGAAGCAAAATGAAAAATTTAATATTGGTTATTGGACGTTCTGGCGCTGGCAAGGATTCTCTCATCCGCCACGCCAAGGAAGTTTTCAAGGACGTGTACAACATCGTGTCCGTTCCGTCCTATACGGATAGGCCGATGCGACCGGGCGAGACCGACGGCGTGGAACATACCTTCCTCACCAAGGAAGCGTTCGACGACCTCATGAAGCGCGAGACGATGTTCGGTTACACGAAGATCGGAGAAACTGGGTTCCGCTACTGCTCTACCGTTGAAATGCTCAACCGTCTCGAAGGCGACACCATCTTCTACACGATCGATCCGAACGGCTACGACTACTGTCTCCAGTTCAAGGACATGTTCAATTTGAAAGTAATTTATGTCACTGCGAGCGAAGATATCCGCCGGGAACGTGCGAACGCTCGCAACGGTGACACGAGTACTTGGGAAAAGCGCAAGTCCGACGAGGACGGCCAGTTCAACTGCTTCGAGGCGCGAAAGCCTTGGGACGCAATGATTACGAACGATGGCGAGCTTGTCGAAGCCGAAAACGAGTTCGTGTTCGCTGTGAGCAAACTTCTATCAGGAGACGAAGATGTCGGAAAATAGTAAGACTCCTACGACAAATGAAATAGAACGCGAGTTCTATTATGCAATGTTGCCAGCAAGTGGCAACGAAAGCGGCACTGGCGACCTCTATTTCTGGTTCAGCAATATGGCTCGCCGTGGAATTCCTAGTGACTACGGCTGGTCGACGATACCGGAAGATGTGAAGCATGGCTATTCGTCGTCCAAGGATTCCTTGATGGAGTTCCTTCACAATACGCTGGCTCTGGATATCGACCGAGGCACTTGGAGCATGGCGGAAGCTACTGCCGTGCAGATATTCAAGGTCACTGAAAAAGTCGTGACGACAACATCGGTAGAACCCTATCCTTCCCTCAAGGTCGAGGAGTCCGCCATAACTGAGGTCGGCGAGGAAAAGTACGGCTGGAACGACCATGAGGAAACCACCACTTGCCCAAGGTGCGGCGAAGAAGGCGTTCCGTACGGTAATTGCCCTCACTGCGGCTATGACATCCACTAATTGCCGTTTTTGAGCGAATTTAGCGTTCCCCTTCTGAAAGGGCCCAGACTGGACATCCCGGTCTGGGCTTTTTGCATAAGCTCCTAGTAAGGAGGCTGGATATGGCGGAACCGATTGTTCGACTTGTGGGCGATATAGACGAGGAAGTGGTATCAGAGGTCATCGAGAAGCTGGGTAGGCTCTCACATAACGTGGGGAAGGTCATTCTGCTTATCGACAGCGACGGCGGTTCCATAGAAGAAGGCTTCCGATTGATCGACACCATCCGGATTCTCCAAGACAAAGGGATAACCGTCCACACGGTTGGGTCGGGAAAACTTTATTCAATGTCATTTTTTGTCTTCTGCTCAGGAAAGGAACGGACTGCCTATCCGAGCACTCGATTCATGTCGCATTGTGCTCGATATGATGGGTTGGGTGAGAACGAGGCGTATACGGCGTCTGACTTGCGCGTTTTGCTCCAGGAAATGGAATACTACGACCGCATGATGAAGTCTGTGCTGATGGACGCCGGAGTAAGTTCTGCAGATGCAGACCAGCTATTAACGAAAAAGGACGTGTATTTCAACGTCCCTCAAGCAATACATCTTGGAATTGTCCAGAAAGAAGAACACGATATCGTCTAGGACAGCTCCACCGACATCCAGTCGTCGAAGTCGAAGAATTCGAACGGCATTTTCTGGTCTTTCATGTGGAGCCAGACATCGGTCGTGATGACGTGCGAACCGTTGAGCGCGTCTTCCACTTTCTTGTTGAGAAGCGGAATGCGGTCATCTAGGCTGCCGTCTCTTGCCGACAGTCCGTGCATCTCGATCTTGGCTTCTGGACGGTACATACCCTTGTCGTACGCTTCTAGTAGTTTGTTCTGGATACGATTGAATCGTCCGGTCGGAATGTAATTGTCGAACACGGTTCCGTCGTAAGTTAGTTGCACGAGGCGCACCTTGTAACGGCGCTGCAGCTCGCGCATTATGTGCCTACGCATGTTCATGAAGAACTGGTCGCATCGGTCGGTGAGGATGAAGTGGTCTACTTCTTGTTTCACGTTGCCGAACGAGTCGACGAAGGTCGAGTCGCAGCGAAGCGACTTGAGGTCGATATCCAGTTCCGTCGAGAACAAGTGCAGAGACTTCTTCGAGTTGTACGCGACGTGACCGATCTCGTGGATTTCTTGGTTGTCCGGCAAGACGATGCCAGTCTCCTCTTTCAGTTCACGCTTCGCCGCTTCGAGCGGAGTCTCGCCGTTCTCGATGTGGCCCTTCGGAATGTCGTAGGCGTAATTGTAGGTATAGGGACGTCCAGTCGGATGTCCTCCAAGCACCTTATGGGTGCTCTTGTCAATGATGATAAAACCAGCTGATAGTTCCATGCCTATTAAATTAGCTTAATCGCAGTCCTTGTTGATTTCGTAGGGCTGCTGGGGTTCCGTTACGTCGATGCGCTTGACCGTGGTCGTCGGCGTCACCTTCTGGGCGTCCATGCCGAGGAGGACGATACGCTTCATTTCGTCATATTCCTCGTCCGTTGCGTTGTCCGGGACGAAGAACTTCTGGACTTGCTTGTATTCGCGAGTGACTTCGAACTGCATAAGAATCTCCTTGTTTCTTACTTTTTTCTTATTTATATAAAATATAGCAATTTTCCGTGTTCTCGTCACCTAAACTGATTGGAAAAGGAAGAAATTTTATGGGTTTCAATATGCCTAAGACCAAAACAGTAGAACACGGCGAGATTACCTTAGAACAGCTCAATGAAATCAAGCGATGCGCAAGTGACTTGTCTTATTTCGCCAAGTACATAAAGCTCGAAAAGAATGGATATCCGATCAACTGGAGAGACTACCAGCTTCGCGAGTTCGACATTCTCCAGAAGTACAACAACGTCATCCACAACTGGTGTAGGCAAGCTGGCAACCGATGGATCGAGGCCGCCTATGTGTTGTGGTACGTGACGTTCAACTCGTCTCGCTGCTGTGTGCTGTTGGATGTCAAGCATAGCATGGCCAAGGAACAGCTCGCGCTTATCAAGACGATGTACTTGAACTTGCCGTGGTGGTTGAAGAAGGAAGCCGATTTCCATAAGATATACGCCACGTTCGGTTCTGGCATAGACAAATGCACCATATTCGTTGAGGCGTACGGCCTTGGTGGATTCCGTGGTAAGACGGTTAACTTGTTCATGTGTCGGAATTTTGCATTTGTCAAGGAATCCATAGCAAACGATTTCGCGGCTTCCGTATTTCCGGTACACATGTCAGGTAATCCGAAGAATCACCGCATGCTGATATCCTCTTGTCCAAACGGCAAGGGCAACTTGTTCCATCATCTGTGGAATAGTTGCATCCAGCTGCCCAACGTGATTCAGCCGGAATCGACGTCGTTTGTCGGTACGGAAGTGACGTACAGCAAGCAAGTCAAGCCGTACGTGAAAAAGGACATGTCGAGCTTGCTTCCGCGCCACATCTACCTCGCCGAGTATGAATGTAAATTCGTGGACAGATAATAAACTGTGGCTAAAGTCTCCTACGAGGAAACAATGGCTAATATGAAATCTGTCGATGAAGTTATCGACGCCGAAATCGGCGGTTCTCCGATTTGCGAAGCCGTGAAGCAGATCGCTGGCACGTTGTTTGAGTCAATCGATTACAACAACGCAAGTGCCGTGTACAATGCTCTTGCAGAAGGCCAGTACTTTACTGACGCGGAACTTGAGCTTGTTACCAATGGCTGGGGCTTGAACACTGATACCTTGGACAGAATCTGCCAAGTCCGCTATGGCGGCGATGCAGACCAAGTTATTGAAGGACGTGTATGAGACCCTACCTAGCTATCAGTATCAACGGCGGCGGTGCCCTCGGCATCGGCCCTCTCGCGTTCATGGAACGTCTCGAAAGCGATGTCGGTAGAGGACTCAACGAAATCGGCGTTGCGTTTGCTGGAACTTCTACTGGCTCCATCATCGCTGGCGGTTTCGACGAAGGATATAACGCCCATGAATTACGTAAGCTGTACCGTGACAACTTGAAGAAGATTTTCACGAAGTATTCGTGGTACAAGCGCTTGCAGCCTTCTTGCCCGACCTACGACAACTCCTACTTGAAGGAACTCCTCAAGAAGAAGTTCAAGGGAAAGGTCAGCGACTGGAAGAAGCCCATTTACATTCCGACTACGCACACGAACGGTGAAAGCGTGGAGAAGGTTTGGGACTTGGGCGATACGAAGGTCGACAAGTGGTTCGCCATCTTGACAAGCACTGCGGCTCCTACATTCTTCGATGTTGTCGTTCAAGACGGCCAAAGTTTTTGTGACGGTGGTATGTGGGCGAACTCTCCGATTGCAGTCCTCAACGCTGGCTTGAAGCGTTCTGAGTACGTAGGCAAGCTCCGCATTCTTTCGTTCAACACTGGCATGGATACGCCGAACACGCTCAAGGGAAACCAGTCCCTCATCGGTTGGGCTACCTACCTCAAGGACGAATGGATCGCTCGCGCCGGAAAGAGCAACGACTACGAAGTCATCGCCGATCTCGGCGCAGAGAACGTGGCCATCGCCTCTCCGAAGCACTCTTCAAAGATTGCGATGGACAAGACCGACGACGACACGCTCAATAAGATCGAGAAAATCTGGACGGACTACTACGATGCCAACCGTGAATATTTCAAGAAATTCGTGAAGTGCTACTAGGAACGGCTGGAAATGGATAAAAAAGGGGATTTGCCAAGCAAATCCTCTTTTGCTATATTTAGGGCAACTTATCACTGGAATTCTCATGGGAGAACTCAAACAAGCAGCTGGCATCAAGGTGGTACTCCAAGACCATTACGAAATGCCGAACCCACTTGAAACGACTTGCACCGTACTGTCATCGATCGGTATAAGCCCAGAATACTCACCGATGGCTGGCACGACGGAACTCTGGATCAACAGCGATGACGGTTCCTCGAAGTATGTTGGCTATCTTGACTTTATCCACGATTTGCCGACTGGTCGACGTAATCTCTGGGGTCACACCGACGGCGGCAAGGCGATGCAACTCCTGACTGATAAGGACATCTTTGAATTCAAGGATATTCTCATGGCAGAAAACAACATCCAAGACAACGACGCACTCGAAATCATCGTACAGTACCAGCACGAAGACACCTACCGTCTCAAGGCTATCGAAAAGGGCAACTGGATCGACATGGCCGCCGACGAAGACGTGACTATCAAGGCTGGCGAACTCAAGCTCATCAACCTCGGAGTGGCTATGAAGCTTCCGGAAGGCTACGAAGGACACCTTGCCCCTCGTTCCTCCACGCTCAAGAAGTTCGGTGTGCTTCAGGCAAATTCAGTCGGCGTCGTCGACGATACATACTGTGGCCCTACAGACTGGTGGCGCTTCCCGGCATTCGCTACTCGCGATACCGAGATCAAGCGCGGCGAACGCATCTGCCAGTTCCGCATCATGGAAGTGCAGCCGAAGCTCCGCTTCACCGAAGGAAAGATGGTCGCCGAAGACCGAGGCGGATTCGGTTCCACCGGGACAAAGTAATTGTTGTTAGTCCATACAAGATCGCCAGCGTCTGCTGGCGGTCTTTTTCATAAACTAGGGTCATGCAAGCATTTCTCCACTCGATAGCTCCTTTCCTTGGCGGTTTCGGCTCGTTTCTCTTTGCGATCGTCAACGTTCCTATCATCGTAAAAATTTATATGCAGAAGTCCACAGAAGGGACTTCTTTGCTGTTTGTGCTGATGTCGTTCTTTGCGAACATCTGCTGCGGCATGTTCGTGCTGGACAACAACCTCACTACGGGCGTATGGCAGATTCCGCTTTATTGCAACTACGGATTCGCGTTCTGCTGTTGCTGCTGGATTCTGTACTTGTTCCATAAGTTCAAGAAATAGAATAATTTATCATGTGGAAATTCAAAACAAAAGGAACACTCCACATGTGTAATTATCCAGAAGAATCCTCACGTCCATTGTCCACGATGGAATGCCAGAACGCCTTTGACCAGCTCGTCTCTGAGACGGAACAGCCCAAGGCAGATGCTAACTATTCACCCGATCCTGAACGTATTGCTGATATTACTAATCAGTACAAGCTGTTTGCAAAGACATTGGAACCGAAGAAGTCCGACGATATGACCGACAACGAGCCGCTGCGCATTGTCGAGCGCAAGCCTACCGCCGATCCCCACTTCGACGAGATCAAGTTCAACCGTGAACCGACATTTGCCGAAGTGAAGCAGATGTGCAGTGACGAAGGCATGTCTATCGCAGACGAGACGATTCCTACTCTCACCAAGGAAACAATCGAAAAGGCTACAGAAGCGTTTGACGACGTGCCGACGGACGAAGCTGTGGACGTAGATCTGGACGAAGCTCCGGAAGAAGTCAACGAAGCTTCGAGCACCGAGTTCTTGGAAGAAGATGCGCCGGACGAAGGCGAAGAAGAACCCAATCCGGTCAAGGAAGCTTTCGCGAAGGTCGCCAAGGAAGTCGACCAGCAGCTGAAGGACGAATGCGAAGGCAACTGCATCAAGTGCGACAACCATTGCCACGACAAGGTTGATGTGAAGGTGCCGTCCGAAAACGACAAGTTCAGAGCGTCATGCGCGATTGAGTTCTTGCACAAAAAAGAAATTGGCCAAGACAATGTAGCTGACCACTTGGACGTTATTGACGATATCTATACGACGCTTACCGAAACACAGCTCAAGCTGGTAACGGATGAAGCTCCTTGGCTTACGGCGGTGTTCCAAGACGCCGATATTCGCAAGGCGGAACGCGAGAGCGCGGCGAGAAAAGAAGCCGAACTCGAAGCTGCCGATGAAAAGTCCAAGGCTCAAGCCGAACAGCTTACTAGCAAGCTCGAAGGAAAGACTGGCAACTGGGAAGCTGACGCACAGAAGGCCCAGTACGAGGCATGGACTGACCTAGTGAAGAAGTGGCCGACCTTGTCGAAGGATGTGCAAGACGTTCTTGAACGCATCCCTGGGTTCACCGCATTCCGAAACTACACGCAGTCCCAGATGAATTCTGAAGCATTCAAGCAGAAGATCGACTACGATCCGGAACAGACCGTGAAGGAAATGGCCAGAGCCCACGAGCTGGGAAACATTTCTGCCGCAGACGCCGCGAAGTTCATGGATGAACCAGACATGATCAGCAAGTTCGCTATGGGCAACAGTCCAGAATTCGACCAGCTGAACAAGGAACGCAACGAGTTCAGTACGAACAACTTCTCGAAGGCGACCAACATGTTCGAGAAGCTTCAGAATGACGGACATATTCCGCCGACGAACAAGGGTGCCGACCCTAGTCTGTTCTCAAATCAGACGTACCGCCAGTTCTGGAAGAATGCGCCTGAAGCTGAGCTCGGCAATACTCTTATCTTCGGCCCGACGCCTTGCATGTTCGATACGGTCAAGGACGGTAACGGTTTCGGAAAGGGTGACTGCACGGTTGGCGATATCTTTGAACAAGAATACGCTCGCTCCAGGAAGGTTAATGCTAGTCATCCGATCGTCCAGCCGAAGAAGCCGCTGACCCCGGAAGAGTCCTTGGCGAACCTCATGACGGACTTGCCGAAGACGATGGTGAACAAGATTCTCGCCATTCCGAGTGACGACTGGAAGTTCAAGTTTGACGGTGAGGCGTTTGAACTTTGTTACAATGTCGCTTCTCGTACAATCCGCTTGTCGATGTTCAAGAAGAAGCTGGTGGACAGCGACCACTTGGGTAGCGTGTTCTCGTTGAGCTTCGTCAACGATGGCCCCGGCAGCGTTCAGTACAACCGTTCTTTCAACGCATTGAAGGATATCTCCGCCGCTGGCCCCAACGCAAAGCGTCTTTACCAGTGGTTCGGTAAGATAATTGCAACATTCTTCAGCAAATAATGTAATTTAAAACATGGACGCGGTCTGTGGGAAGCCGTGTCCGGCATAGTGGAGTCGGCCACCGAGAGAAATCTTGGTGGCCGCTTTTTTGATAAACTGCGATTAGCTTGAAACGATTGGCCACTATGAACGAGATTGAACAGCTGAAAGAATTTTCGGCAATACTAGAATCCATCGAAATGCCGGAGCACTTGTCGACGGCGTTGATGGAAGCGTTCACGTTTACTCACCACGACTTTGTCATTCCGCCAGACCAGCCGCTGCCTCCAGAGATCGAGGCTGAAATTAAGCGTCGCTTGGAGAAGCTTGAACAAAAGAACAAGTCTTGGGGCATCCCGTTTGATCCGGTCGAGGCTCGCCGTAAACTGGAAACCCAAGCTCGAAAGTTCCCACAGAGTTTTTCGTTGGCTACTGACGCTGCGAAGAAAGGTCGTGAACGTTACGAGCAGTATTTGGACAACATCGTCGGCATGAACATGCGCAACTCGTCCATCAGCGTACCGAATCCGCACGAAGCTCGCCAGAACTACTACAAGGCCGCAGTGGATGTCGTTGCGAGAACTTATCAGAAATATGGAATTCCGTTCGACGCACAGAAGAATCTCGATTACGTTATGCGCCATGACCGTGACAGCGACCACCGCGAGTTCGACCGTACCACCGCGCAGAACCTCTCGTTCCCTACATTCGATGCGGCCAATACCAACAGAATCTTGAACATGCTCAAGCTTGAGAACTCCGCGCTCCGCACGGTGCTGCAGAAGTGCTACTGGTTCCTCGTAAACCTTCAGAAGGCCCAAGAGGAAGGTTCCGTCGGCGGATACTTGATGGTTCAGAAGATGAAGTATTCGACTGACGCTGTTCCTGAAGAAGCCAAGCCAGTCGCCAAGCTTACCGAGGAAGACCAAGCCGAGTTCGACCGCAAGGAAGCCGAACGCATCGCCAAGGAGAACGCTCCGAAGGGCTACCAGCCAGTCGCCTCTAGGGTGTCTTGCATCGGTGAACTCCGAAACGTGTTCAGCCGTCTTCCGTACTACAAGCTGTACCAGCGTTACGCCCAGTCCGCGAACCCAGCGCAGCTGGAGATGACTCCGAGACCGAACGAGAAGTTCTTCCAGTTCCTATGGCGAGTCAACCGTGGCGGCATTCCGGTAGGCGCTTTCGTAGACCACCTTGCGAAGGACATGAAGGCCGCATACCCAGAGATGGACTGGAACCGCACCCTCGAATACTACATGGACAAGGTAAAGGATTTCCGGGACTTCTCAAGGCTGTCGCAGCGCGATACCGAGAATGCATTGAAACAAGGTCTTATTACCCAAGACAATGCGGCGCTCTACAAGATCTGGTCGACCTTCCAATACATAAAGCAAGCGAAAGAAGAGCTCGGACGCTAGTCCTCGTTTGATTTTTGCTGAACTCCTTGCTATATTTATGGCAAGGAGTTTTTTATTATGAAAGTAATCATGCATCATCAGGTGACTGGCGGCGTCGAGAACGTCGACAAGTGGATCATGGAACAAGGACTTTCCTTGTCCGACGTCCAGATCGTGTTCATGTACAATCCGCGTGGAAGCCGCTACATGGTATTCTACGAAGCCGAAGTGGAAGACAAGAAGAAATGAGGAAATTGATGCCAGTCTTTTTCGCCGTCCTACTGGTGGTGTCCTTGGCCCGTGCGGTAAGGATGGTTAAAAAGATTGCCGCTGGCACGGCGGCTGGCATCGCTGACTTCTACTCCCAGATCAGCATAGCCGACAACTACTATGTCGGCGTTATGGTAAATGCGTGGAGTAAAAACGGCCCGATTCGTGTCGCATATCTATGGCGAGAAACCGCCACTAGGGATCGGCAGCTCGCTGATAATGTCAAGAACTATGTCGCTAGGCAGATTCCGTCGCTAAAGAGCGAACTGGTAGTCAAGAAGGCGTCACCAGTCAAGGATTCTGGCCGTGCGGATATGCATATAGGGTCGATGTCGATGACTCCGGGTGTAACCGCCCAAGAGAAATTTATGCTCAGGACGGCATCCGCCATATTGTCCGCTGGTAAGATACTGCGCGAGGCACTAAAGAGGAAACCGAAATGGGACGACTTGTAAGCATGACATCGTGGCGTGGAAGAATCCACCGTGTCGCTGACACTGTGGCTACCATACGCGCACACGCGAAAAATGCGCACATCGTCCTTACTCTTGCCGAGGACGAGTTCGAAGGCGTCGGACTGCCTGAGCTGGGCGTGGACGAAGTCATCTGGTGCCCAAGGAACATAGGCCCATTCAAGAAGGTGCTGTACACGATGCGGCGCTATCCCGGCTGTCCAGTGCTGTCGGTCGACGACGACATTAGTTACGGACAAGTTGTCGATGCAATGTATGGCATGCACGAACGATACCCAGATGATGTTGTCAGCAACTTCCCCAATGTCAAGACTGGCGGTATCAGTCTGCCAAACGGATACGCTACTCTGTATCCGCCGAACTGTCTGGACGGCGCACTGGAGCTTCTGACGGACAGAATTGTGGCGACCAAGAACGACGATGCGTTCTATGGGCTTATTTTAATGGAAAAAGGATACAAATTCCGTTACGCAATGCGCCACGATATTGCTATATTTGACAAAGACAACGACGGTTTGCACTTGCTGATGAAGTACCACGGCAACGAAGACATCAAGGTCATCGTATCCGAGCTGTACAAGTCAGGCAAGTTCAACCCGACCGACCCAACATTCATCAGCAAATACCCAAAGGAGAAATATGTCCTACAATAATTTCAACATCGCCGTGTTCGAAAGCACGATGAAGAAAATCAATGACACGCCGTCCATCTACAAGGCGGTGGAAGCCGCTACGGCAGCCCAGAAGTATTACTTCGGCGACGCACCAGCACCCACGGTCGACCGTTTCGAAAAGCCGTGCGAACTCCGCTTGACGCGCAACCGCACCGTCGACGCTGGCCGCAAGGTGCTGAAGGACGATCCGACCGCCAAGGTCGCCATTCTCAACTTCGCAAGCGCCACTCGACCGGGCGGCGGAGTCACCTCTGGTTCCTCTGCACAAGAAGAGTGCATCTGCCGCGTGTCTGGCCTCTACAAGTGCCTCACTACTCCGGAAGCCGTCAAGCGCTTCTACGACTACCACAAGACGAGCGTGGGCCCTCTGCACAACGATGACATCATCTACACGCCGAACGTCCCCGTCTTGAAGACTGACGACTACGACTTCCTCGACGAGCCAGTCTACCTCGACGTGATCACTTGTGCAGCTCCTAACCTTCGCGAGAAGAACGTCTCCCAGTACAACCAAGAACGTGAACCCGCGCCGGACATTTCCGACGACGAACTCTACAAGCTCCACGTGAGCCGCGCTCGCCAGATCCTCAACGTCGCTGCCGCCAACGGTGCGGACGTCGTTATCCTCGGTGCATTCGGCTGCGGTGCATTCCGCAACAAGCCGGAAGTCGTCGCCAAGGCTTACGCCGACGTCGTGCCTGACTACCTCAAGCAGTTCAAGGCTATCGAGTTCGCCATCTTCTGTCCGAAGGGCAAGCCGACCGACAACTACGACGCCTTTAAGGCTGTCTTTGGGAGAAAGTAATATGGTCGAGTTCCATCCGATTGACATGTACTTGCATTGCATCGAGACTGCGCCGATATTCCTCAAGCTGTTCTTCATCGTTGGCGGTGCTTGTATCGTGCTTCTGCTTACTTCTTTGGCCCTCATGCTGATCAACATTGTTTTCGACTGTTTCTCCGTAGAACATTGCTGGGATCCGTTCAGGTTCGCCCATCTGGTGACAATCTTTCCAGTTATGCTTCTGTTCATCGTGTTCCGCTTCTACGTCCAGCGCCGCACTAAGATGACGTTCTACGTGTTCGCATTTACCCAATGGGAACGGCCAATCATCGAATGGCTTGGTTGGGGATTCTCGGAACATTACTGGACTGTTGAGTACCAGAACGCTTTCGGTGCCAAGTGGGAAGGCGCTGACCTCGATACGACCGTGTATCGCAGACCAGACGACGTAGGCGAAAAGACTATTTTTGATTGAGGTAGACAATGAATATTACACTCCCCAAAGACCTTCAGAACACTACTGCCGTGTACAGCCATGTTCTGGATCTGTTCGACTCGATGGTTGCAGACCGAGCCGTTACTCTGTCCAAAACGGAAGAGTCTGTGACTCTGTTTGGCAAGGAACGCAAGTTTGTATTCAACATGGACTTCAGCGTAGAGCGCCGCGCCTCATTTCCGGTGCATCCAGAGGATGGCTTCAGTGGATCCCTTCCAGTCAGTTGTAGCATGCTGATGGAAGAATATGTCGCTAATTACGGCGACATTATCCAGCAAGCTATCGATTTTGTCGATCCGGACGGTGCTGGAAAGGTTCCTACAAGTGACCATGGCATCACCGAAGACGATATCCACAACTACCAGATCGACTGGAACAAGTGGCACGACACCGTCAAGGAATCCTTGGATGCGTTCGAGTTCGATAATGCCGCCGAGACTTGCAAGAAGCTTGGTCTGACTTGGTTCCAGGAATGTGACGAGGACGACCTCGAAGTGAAGGCTGGCTATCTTCGTGAAGACATCGAGCAGATTGTCGAGCGTCTGATTGCCTTGCACGAACTCAACTGGGACGGGAAGACTCTCGGCGAGGACGGCTACAAGATTTTCGACAAGTGTCACGCATATCGCGACACCGACGGGGAACTTTATGCCGGACTGAAGCTTCGCCAGACATCGAGCGAAAACTTCTTCGAGCCGCGCTTCGAAATCCGCTTGGTGAAATGCGAAAAGGACATTCCGTGGTTCAACATCAACCTGATTGCCGTAGGCCAGTTCTTTTAAAGGAGAGTATCTATGACTCAAGTCCAATTCTACATGACTGTGCTTCAAGCGGTCAGCTTGATCCTTCTGTTATCTGCGGTACATGTATCCAACCTTTCCTTGAAGGAAGAAAACTTGGAGATGCGTCGTTTCCACTGTTTTGAAGTAATTTCGTTGGAAGCACTCGCAATCGCCGTGTCATTGATTTACACTATTGTAGAGTTCGCCGAAGGGTACATCGTAATGCCGATTCTAGGTGTGCTAGAAATCGTGGCGGTGGCTGTCGGGATCTACTACATGGTTCGTTCGTATATCGGGTATGGCAAGACGATTGAGCTGATGAAGGAAGTTCCCAATGTCTCTAAGATGTCAAGCTGAAATGAACTGGTACGAGGTGGGCAAGGAAACGCCTCGTGAACATATCCTACTGTTTCTTGTTACCGAAGATGAGCCAGAAACTCTCTACACTGGTGTCTATACTGAAGGCGGGTTCCGTCTTAGTGGGCAACAGTGTGCGGTCTTGCCGCTTGCTGGCACGAAGTTCACGCACTTTGCCTATGTGAATAGCAATATGCTGCCGAAGAACTGCAAGGAAGGCTGCGAAGGCAGCGGTTGGCACGTCACCAAGGACGATGTTCCTGAGAACGACGAGCCAGTCGCCATCTATCCAAGCTTCCAAGGCCATCAGTTCGCCGTATGGAACAAGCACGAGCAGTGCTGGGATGACGAGTCTGGCGACGACTACCTTTGCAAGAAAGACGAAGTCGCCAAGTGGTATCCAATCAACTGGGGAGGAGTCCTATGATGTTTTTGTCTGGATTGGCCGGGTTCGCCTTGGCTTGGATTATCGTCGGTATAGTGCATGCGGTAAAGACTCGCAAGAGTAAGAAACGGTACGAGTGGCTTGCCGAGGTCGACGGCGTTACGTTCGTGATCGATACGTATGTGGTTGAATTGCTGTCCAAGGGTACTTTCGACGACTACTGCGACCGCCGCATCATCTTGAACAACATGCTGCAGTATTGCTATGGCATGATGGATGGCGGATGGAAGTCCGAGCATAAGGAAAAGGCGGCTCGTTGTGGCATAACCGTCGATACGGAGAACGAATCGCTCTCGTTCACGCTTTCGCCGTTGAATTTGTCTGAATAATATTTCGTCTCATAATAGGAAAGGGCCGGACAATGTCCGACCCTTTTTGTTTGATTCAAGAAGAACTTACTTGAGATAACTCGACAAGAACTCGTTGTGTTCTTGTTCGATCTTGATGGTTTCGTTGTTCTGGTCGATCATCTTCTGGATTTCTTCCTTGTCGTATTCGAGGAAGGATTCTTCGATGAAGCGAGCAATAAAGCGGTCGATGGCGTCGCCGTCGAAATCTTCGATCTTGTCGGCAGTGAGAACCAGAAGTCCGTCGCAGATGTCCAAGTTCGTCGGATAGATGTCGATCGAGTAGACGAACTTGCGCATGTACTCGTTGTAGATAAGCGATTCGTACAACGATACCTTGTTGTAGTCTTTGGACATGTAGTCACCGAGCTTGGGGCTGCGTACGCAAAGTTCGGTCTCGTTGCTGTAGACCTTGTCGGAGAACCCGGCTTCCGGCTTGACGATGAACGGCATCTTCATGAAGTAGTTGGTGCCCTTGACTGGACGGAATCCGCCCTTGTTGTAGATGGACTGTCTGGTCTGCTCGTAGCATTCTTGCGTGTGCTTGCGCTTGGCGTCCATTTCTTCCTTCAGCTTGCCTTCCTTAGCCAGTTCGATCTTGTGTTCGATGTCGTTCACGATTTTGATCATTTCGGCCTCGTACTTGGCCTTCCATGTCTTCTCGCGCCAGAGGAAAAAGACCTCGTAAAGTTCGGAACAGACAGTGGAACAGCGGATAGCCGTGTCCATTCCCCATTGTCCGTCGGCGGCTCGTTCGTTGCACCATGCGCTGAACTGCTTGAAGGTCATTGATTCGTATTTGCTCATTTGTTAGTCTCCTTGACTTTGTTGGGTTTCTTTTGGGCGAGTTTCTTCTTCGGCTTTTCGATGGCATGCAGCTGCTCGTAGATTTCGTGGAGGAATCCCTTGATGGTATCCACGCAGCTCTGCTCGGTCATTAGGCCGAACTCCAGCGTAGTCGCGGTCTCGTCGCTGGAAAGGATGAAGTGCGAAGGGTCGTCGAGGTCGCGGAAGTGTATTCCGCGCAGCGATGTCTTGTAGGTGAACTGCGCCACGCCGCTGTGCGAATATGCGGCGAATGCGTCGCTGTTGCGCTGCATGTAGTTCGGATAAAGACCTTGGATGAAAAGACGGTCGTTGATGATTTCTACGGAAGTGACTACTCCGAAGAACGACTTGCCGACGTTGAACGAGAACTTGACTGTCTTTCCGATGCCGTTGTCCTTGAGGTACTTCAGCTTGCCTTCAATGAACGCCTTTGCGGCCTTGTCAGCTTGCTCGATGGCCAAGTCGGAGATACGGCTGTCAAGCAAGGACAGCGTATTGGTTAGTTTGTCCTTGAGTATCTTCAGTCGTTCAAGGTCTAGTTCGCCAGTGCCTTCGGACAAGATGTTGTCGACGTTGCTCACCCAAGTAGTGGCGAGCTTTCCGTTGGCCATGGGGAACACGACCATTCCGTCGTCGCGCTGGATTTCCTTCCTCGCGTGTACCCGCTTGCCGAGTCTAACTGTTTTCTGTTTCGAGACTTGAGCCACGTTGCATGCCTCCAAGTTAGTAAAGTTTAATTTGCATTTCAACCGAAGAAGGCGAGTAATGCGCCCACGCCGCAGCCAATCAGGAATGCGATGATGTACTGTCCGATATTCTTCCAGTCGAGCTTTTGTTTGTACGGCTCGGCTTCGTCACCAGCTCCCCAGTAGTCGAACGCGAGGATGACGCCGTCTGGGTTAGGGCCTTGCGCGACGATGGTCTGCACGGCAAATTCCATATCGTCCGCCGAGAAAGTCGCCTCGAAGATTTCATTCAACCAGCCAGCCTCGTCTTCGTGTGACTTGTTAAGAATGTCTTCGATCTGCGGAATGACTTGCGTACGGAACGCTGGTATTGCACGAGAAACGCCGGGTGTGGATTCGGCGTCGTCGATAAGGGTCGCGGTCTTTTTCTTGGGGTCGATTTTTACTTTCAGCATAAGTGTCCTCGATAATTTGACCGAAATATAGCAATATAACGAAATTATGGCAAACGCATTGCCAACATTTTGCAATATTGCTATATTGAAGGCAAACTTTTCATAAACACAGCCGTCATTCAAGATACGAATGATAATAAACTTTATTATAGAATAAGTTAGTGGTATTTCTTGTTCTGATAAAAGAGTTTTTCGGTGCTCCGGTGACGTTAAATACCACAATAGGCGTTACCGGAGCACTTCTTGTTTGTATGATAACGACCGCCCAGAAGATAATGTTGATAGTCGATAGCAAAACGGCAAGCGCGTTGAATCGCGCATGCGGCTGTGCTCGCTATGCATACAACTGGGCTAGGGATGCATGGTTTGCCAAGAAGGCCGCTGGGCAAAAAGTTGTGACGTGTGCAGAACTCCGCAAGGAGTTTAACGCACAGAAGTCTGACTGGATGTACGAGAGTCCAAAGGGCTCTATGGATCAAGCTATCAAGAACTTCGTTCTTGCCAAGAAACGGCATTACGAGAATCCAGAATTGTTCGGGTTTCCCAAGCGAAAGAAATACAAGTCAAACCGCTCATTCTACATAGAGAACGATAAAGCGAAGTTAATGGATGAATACCACATCAAGCTTCCCAAAATACCGAATCCAGTTAGACTGGCAGAGTCAGTACGACCAGAATGCCTATCCGGTAAGATAAACAACTTCGTCGTATCTAAGGGAAGCAACGACCGTTGGTACATCTCGATATCCTATACTTACGATGACACAAATAGTTTGTACGGAACTGGTGAGAATGGCCTTGTTGGCATAGACATTGGCGTTAAGACGCTGATGCAACTATCTACCAGCGAATGCGTCTCCAACGAGCATATCAACAAACGGCATTATAAGCGACTTAAACGATATCAAAGGATGATGTCCCGCCGTACATACAATTCAGTCCACTACAAGGACATCAAGAAGACTTTTAATAAGAAGAATACTTATATAAAGAACTACCGTAAGGACTTGATACATAAGGCTACTACAGAGATAGTCAAGCATAATATGGTCGTGGCCATAGAAGACTTGAATGTAAAGGGTATGATGTCCAACCACAAGTTGGCGTCTGCAATTTCGGACTGCGGATTCGGCATGATCCGTAGGTTCCTAGAGTATAAAAGTGCCAAGTACGGAACGCTGCTCTTAAAAGTCGGGAGGTTCTTTCCGTCTTCAAAGAAATGTTCCGGATGCGGACATGTGAAAGAAAACCTTTCATTGTCCGAACGAGAGTTTATTTGCGAGGAATGCGGACTGGCTATCGACCGCGATACCAACGCCGCAATCAACATACTCGCCGAAGCCTTGTTCAATGAACTAAATAAGAGATTCAATACCGACATTGCCCGTCGGAAATTCACGCCAGCGGACTTGGTAGCTCTGGCCTCTTCCCTTTCGGGAACTGGTGAACCTACCGAGGTCGATGCTCATCGTCTACTTACCAGAGATGGTAGGACGGCTATGGTGGACGATTTCTTTAATCGTCTATGGAACCAAGTTGCCAACGCAACCATAAATTGCTATATTTAAGACCTAGACAATACAGTCTATATCTTTATATACTTTTTAGGAGGCAGCCTATCATGGGTGTTATTGAAATCTGGACTCTCGTATCCATCATCCTTCACTTCGCTGGCGTGGAAAACTTCAAGGACTGGCCAGTCATCGCATGGCCGACCACTTGGTCTTGCATGTGCCTTGAACTCTGGATGCTCATCGTCTACGCTGTAATCATCGTCGGCGTTGTCATTACGGCAATCTTCGCCGCGAGAAAGCGATAATGGCTGATTACTTTAAGACATTTACTCCAGTTATCGACGGCAACTATACTGCGATTGTCGACGATAACGGAGTAGAAGTATTCCGCTATAATCATGTACAGGTGGCGATGATGCTTACCCCAGAGGAAATACAGCATGCCACAACACTTTGCCTCCAAGATCGCATACGCGGCGGCTGGAGAGGCGATATCCTTCATCCGGAGCCTTACAATGTCACAGAAGCTAACGATGACGCTGTTCCGCGAATTCTTCCAGAACAAGGTCAAGAACATTGAGTGGCCGTCGTTCAACATGATGAAGTCCTCTGGACGAATCGTGGTGGACATCGCCGAGCCGCTTTCCTATGGTGCGACGGACGAGCCGTACCACGGAATGTTCACGATCAGCTATGACACGAAAACCAAGTATGCCAAAGTCGTAGGGGAAATGTCCGACCTTCCGGACAGTCCCAAGAACCTCGACACGGTTGAAGACCTCGACAACTTCTATACCGAGTTCTACAACAAGCTGAAGTCTCGCGTCGTAAGCGTCAACTGCCACCTCGAAATGGACACCTACTGCATGCACGGCGTCGAAAAGGACTACACATGATCATCCGATTCTACTCTCCGATGACGGTGAAGTGCGAAACTCCGCGCTACGTCATCCCTGGCGAACTGGTGTCCGTTCTGGACTCGCTTCCGGTCAAGTGCCAGAAGCATTTCGACGACATCGCCGAGTTTTTCGGCGAGCACTATCTCATGGAAACCCACGAGAAGAACTACGCAGTACATTCGGTAGTTCCGATGCCTTGCATCCACAACGCGCTTCCGTACATCTGCTGGCTCGTCGCCGTCGAAGTCAAGTTCAATCCAGACTACAAGCCGTTCGACGTGCAGCAGTGCATATTGGAACTCCGAAAGGCCATCGACGGTCAGATCTCTGACGGCTGGGGAGAAGGCTTGGAACAGGAGCACATCAATCTTCAAGGCGACGTGTATTCCGTACGCTGCAGCGCCGTCGACAGAGTCGCTTGGCCGGGAATCTGGTGTGACGGAACTACCTTGTTGCCGTGTACCGATACGCTGTATGGAAAGGCTGGCGTCCGTCCTACGATGATGCGCCACGGCTGGCTCGATCCGGAAGCGTTCGACTATCTCTGTGCCGACATTCTCCGCTGGGTTCAGTCTACGGATGCAGTACGCAAGTGCGTCAAGACCGTGGACTCGCTGATCGAGAACTACAAGGTCGACGCACCTTACATCCAGTCCACGATCGACTGGCTCCGCAAGCGGACTAATGACACTGATCGTATCAAACAATATACAAAGGTGTACGACAAGATGGAAAGGGTACGCCATGAAGGAATAAAGTAATGTCAAAGAAAAAGATGATTTTGTGCGCCGCTGGCGTTGTCATCGGTGTCCTCGGTATCGGTTTGGCGAACGCCACCATGTACTGGATCACTGCCACTAAGGAGTAAACATGTCTCGTAAACACATCTTCACATACGTTATCGGAATCATTGTCGGTTTCCTCGTATTCTGCGCTGTCGATACGGCAATTCACTACAATTCGACGCTTGACGTAAACGTCCAGTGCTTCCAGCTCAAGGTTGACGAAGGCGCGAAGCCGAAGGCTGTCGTGTACGAGCCATCCAACGGCATCGCTGAAGTCTGGAAGGGCGTCTGCGAAACTGACGTGCTTCCCAAGGCAAGCAAGGAGAAGTGGACTAACTTGCATCCGCTAGAAACCCTCGTTGCTGGATTGCTGGCGGTCGCAGCGCTTTTCGTGGGCCTCATGGTTATTTTGTTCTATTTAATCATTGGGGTTCTTGTTAGTTTGTACAGATGGGCGTTCAATCCGCTATATGACGACCAGTCTATTATCAGCGTCTACATCGACTTCGTCAAACACCCGTAGGAGACAAAATGGCCTATAAGATTTTGCAACTTTCTGATATCCACCTCGGTTCCGACTACGAAGGAAACTTGGACACCAAGAAGCAGTGGAAGGCTGTCCTCAAGGACGCCAAGATCACTGGCGGATATGATGCCGTCATCATCACTGGCGACTTGCTTGACGACAAGGTAAATGTCGATCCGGCTAACAACGCCAAAAGCGGCAAGGAACTTACTGACGAAGGTAAGCTCGGCAAGTACAAGGACATTCTCTACGATGCCAAGAGTTTGTGCGGATCTAGCGGCAAGCTGCTCGTGACACCGGGCAACCACGACAACCGCAAGCTTCTTGCGAAGGCCGCCGTCAGCATGGGCGTTGACAACGCTCGCGAGGATATGTTCGATAAACCGGGCGAGCACATCCAGTTTGCTCATATAGGTTCAAGAACCATCGTCTTGATTGACTCTGGCAACGGAGAACCGTACAAGGCCCTCGCCGAACTCGCATATATGGCAAACCGCAACAAAGATTGGAAGCGTGACATGACGATGATCTTTACGCACAAGCCGTTCCAGTCTCCGAACTTGTACCACCGATTCATGAAGGACAACATGCTGCCGATCGATGTTTGCCATCATGCGGTTCAGTATGCGTCCGAATACTTCTGTGGCCATCTGCACCACTATGCATCGGTTCACGCAAGGCTTGCCGACAACGATTTCTGCATGACGGTCGCCCCTGGCATCCAGTGCCAGATCGACCCCTATTCTGCAAAGTGCAACGCGGTTCCGCTTCCGGGCTACTTGACCATCACGTTCAACAACTACGATTCCATTGTCGAGAAGCGTATCCATATCGTTGAGAACTGGCAAGAACTCGCAGAACAGAATTAACGCGAACTTTGGTTCCGAAAAGACAAGCCGCTGGTTGACAGTCGGCTTGTTTTTTGTTATATTTCCCTTACAAAAACGATAAACTAGAGGCAAATTGTAAACAATATGAAACAAAGAGGACACAGCATGAAATACTGGTTGACTTTCATCCTCGCTCTGGCCATGTCGGTATTCGCTGCCGACTTGAGACCGTTCCATTTCGACAAGGTGGCGGACGACCACGAGGCGCAGCAAGAGGAATTCGAATACATGCTCAAGTACAAGCTCTTCGGACGCGACTACTTGACTATGGGCCGCCGTGTCATCATTCCAGACAAGTCTGGCTGGAACGGTAGCGCCAACGACATCACGTCGGCTGAACAGCTGTCAATCGGTGGCCCGACCCTCGCTGGCGGTTCGATCTCCGTAGGCGACGGATGCAAGTTCACCACGGGCCCTATCCGAGCCACGTCCATGACGGCTGGCAATGACAATGGCGCACACTACTTCGCTGGAACCGTATGCTTGGCCAATACGGCGGTTTCCAATGCCGTACAGACTGGTATCAACCGCGCACAAGGCACTCTCACCAGTACATGCCCAGAAGTGCCAGCGGCACCGACTAACTTGTCCATACCGACGGTTCCGTGGCCGACGACCGGATACCAAGACGATATCATCATCGACCAGAACTACGGCGTCGCCTACATCGACGTGCCGGACGGAACCGACCAGTATGACCTCTATTACGACAAGATTCACTTAAACCGAGAGAGCAAGAACGCACCGGGCAAGGAAGGCGCTACTTTGTACATCCGCATGCAAGACGGCGGTCGTCTGACTCGTATCTTCGTGCATGACCTACAGATCGGAAACCACACGTCCATCCGAGTCGTGTACCGTACGGCCAACGGAGATTCCATCTTGCCGCAAGACGAATACCGTGGTAACGTGCTTATCTATTCCGACGGCGACATTTCGTTTGTAAATACAGACAACACGCCAATACAAGGTTCGTTCCTCAGCACGGCGGAAATCTCGCTGCAGTGCAACCTCGACTTCTCTGGACAGCTGCTTGCGAACAAGCTGTACATCGGTGACGACTTCAAGGGAGACCACTTCCACTTCGTCATCTATGACCCGGACACGCTCGATATCGACCCTACGCTCAACAAGGACGGCGGACTTCGCGAGAACGACTCTACGGTGGTTCTCCCTATCCAGCTTTCCGATACGGCGACCGTCGACGTGTTCTTCAAGTTCTGCTTTGACCTGAAGGACGGCGTCACCGTCGATGACTTCAACATGGTTACGGATTTCCCTATCTGTGGAACCGACTCGCCGAAGACCCTAGTCATCCCTACTGGCAAGAAGGTTCCCACCGAGCTGATCAAGGTAAACGTAAAGAAAGATACATTGACCGAGCCGAACGACTACCTCGTATTGAAAATCTCCATTGAGTCTGGAGCTGTCCTTCCGAACAACAAGACGGACGGCGAACTCCGCGTGAAGATTATCGACGCCGACGTGGCCAAGAAGCTCTCGTTCGACACTACCGCCGTGTACACCGAGAAGGAAAACTACACTGGCATTGTGGACAACATAAAGATTGTCAACTATTCCGATGATGTGAAGTTCTATCTGGACTCCGCGTTCACTGGCCGTTACTCCATCGACGAGACCACTGGCGTCATTACTCTGCTGACTCCGGTCGACTACGAGACGACTCCTATCGACACCATCAAGGTGACTGTCAAGGACACTGGCGACGTGGCAATTACTGGCTATATCCCCATTTCCGTAATCGACATCAACGAGAAGCCGATACTCAACGATACCACGCTCGTATTCAGCGAGAATACTCCGATACCGACTATCGTGGGCGTTCTGAAGGCTACCGACGAGGACACCAATCCGAACTATAGCAAGAACGAATATTCCATCATGGAAGGCAGCAGCCACTTCGTCATCGATTCGAAGACTGGCCGCATCACCACGTCCAAGGTTTTCGACTACGAGACCGATACCACCGAGTTCGTGCTCAAGGTATTGGTGGCCGACATTGGACAGCCGACCGTGCTCTACGACACCGCCTTCGTGACTATCCGCGTGAAGGACGTGAACGAGGTTCCGACGGTCAAGAACCAGACGTTCCATATTCCAGAAAACGTTATCGACACCGTAGGCAAGGTAAGCGGCGTCGATCCGGAAGGTAATAAGCTGACGTATGTAATCACCAACGACGTTCCGTTCAAGATCGACTCGAACGGAGTCATTACAAACACAAAGCCGTTCGACTACGAGACCAGGAAGGATTACTTGGTGAAGGTCGACGTATCGGACGGAACCTACATCATACCGATTGAAGTCAAGGTAATCGTCGACGACGTGGACGAGCCAGTGCATGCGCACGACACTACGCTCACCGTGGACGAACGCCAGACTGGCCCCATCGGCAAGGTGACTGGAGAGGACGAAGATGGAAAGCCTGTTAAATTTAGTGGAAGTGATACTCTACATTATAATATTCATCCTACTACTGGTGTGGTGGAAGTGGTAAAGCCGTTCGACTACGAGACGACCAAGGTCGATACCTTGCTCGTGTTCGTGGAGGACGTGAACGGCAACATCGACACCGCTACAGTCGTGGTCAAGGTGAACAACGTAAACGACCCGCCGAAGCTGCAGCCGAACGATTCATTGACTGTGCCGGAAAACTGCAAGAATTGCATCGTGGGCATCATTACGGCGACTGACCCAGACAAGGATCATATCAAGTACGAAGTGGCCGAGAAGGGCTTCACCATCGACTCCAGCGGCGTACTGAAGCTTACCGACCCGGTCGACTACGAGAAGACGCCGACAGTGAAGGTGACTGTAATCGCATCCGATCCGTCTGGCGCTGCTGACACCATGACCTATACGGTGAAGGTGACTGACATCAACGAGCCAGTCCATGTGAAGGACACCACTTGCTCCGTCGCCGAGAATGTCACTGGGCCGACTGGCTGCAAGGTGACTGCTTGGGACGAGGACAAGACTACTCCGAAGTTCACCGTGACCGACACTACTCGTTTCGGCATCGACTCCACTGGCGAAATCATCGTCAAGCAGCCGTACGACTACGAGAAGAAGACCAAGGACACAGTGACCGTCATCGTTACGGACGGCGAGTTCTCTGACACGGCCACTGTCGTTATCAAGGTTATCGACGTTCCAGAAAAGACCGAGATTACCGAGGTAGATGACCAGCCGAAGCAAGACACCATCAGGACGAACGATCCAGACCACAAGATCGACTACAAGATCTGTGAGGACAAGAAGTGCATCGTTGACAGCATCCCGGTGACGACCCACAAGGACACCGTGGTCAAGGTATGCAACGAGAAGAAGACTTCTTGCGACCAAGTGGTTATCTTGTTCAGTGACGCTCCTCCGGTGGTCATCCTCAAGAATACCGAGAATACCACGGCCTTGATCGACTACATCACCATCGAGGAAAAGAAGGACGACCACATCTATGTGAACAAGAAGGACAACGCTCTCCAAGTGACCGTCAAGGACACCGTCCACAAGACGGAAAAGCACTTCGATATCGACGTCAAGCTTGATACCGTGTCCGTGAAGACGTCCCACGTCAAGGACTACAGCTATCTGGTAGACGAGAGCAATGCCACCGTTACGCCCATAGGCGGCGGTCTGGCGGAAGTCTCCGAGACTATCAAGGTGGATGGCGTCAAGGTGACTATCACGAAGGTCGTCAATGCCAAGACGATGGATCCAGTGGACACGACGCAGACGGTGTCTTACAAGACCACCGAAGGCGGCAAGGAAGTCACGATTACCTACACTACGGACAACCTCACTGGTCAGCGCATTTCCGACTACCATGTTTCGTACAACATTGATTCTTGCACCACGGTCTCCTATGACCTCGATGACAAGAAGAAGGTCGTGAAGAACAAGGAAGGAAACGTCGCTTATACGGTCAAGTACGACTACACCGACGAGTATGGCAACAAGGCTTCTGCCGAAGTCGAAATCGTATTCGACGACATTCCGCCGAAGGTCGAGATCCGTACGCCGAACTCGATGGAACGCTTCAACACGAACGCCATCAAGGTCGAGTGGACTGTCAACGGAGTAACCCAGGATACGCTTAATCTGCAGCGTCTTGAGAAGGGCTTGAACTACGTAATCCGCCGTTACGTGGACAAGGCTGGAAACGTGGCCGCCGATACTGTAGCGGTATTCATGGCCGAGGCGAAGGATATCGACATTTCCATCATCAACCCGGTCACCAAGGTTGACCAAGACAAGGTTGACGAATACTATGCCGACCACAAGTACGACGCCAAGAATCCGTACAGCATCCAGTTCACCGATCCGGACTCCAGTAAGTTGCCTGAGACCATCGGCATCGGCTTCAAGATCGACATCGTGCTTCCTAGCGTTTCTGCAACTGGCGGACTCGCTACGCTTGACGATATCGTGAAGAATGGCCAGATCCCAGTCGACGACAAGGGCAACATCGTGGGCGCTTCCACGAAGGGAATCCCGGTCGACCAGTATGTGGAAGAACACTGCACCGACGAGTTCAAGAAGGATTACAAGAAGCACGGTCTCGACATTCCTCTGTATGACGTGACCTACAACCTTCACCTCTGGGTGTTTACCACGCAAGCCAACTACGTGAACGACTTCCGCGTCGAATACAAGCTCAATGACCAAGCCAAGGTGACGGACGCCGGAACTGTCCAGATGGTTCTTGACTGGCTGACCGACAAGGAAGGCAACGTGAAGGCCAAGAACGGTCACGCCATGGGCACTGGAGCCTATATCACCAAGCTTGAGTCCAAGTCCATCGCCAAGCACCGCTGCGACTACAAGGAGCAGAAGAAGGGCGACAAGACGGTCAAGAAGGAAGACGACATGACTACGTTCGGCTACAAGAGGCCGACAAAGTAATCGAACGGAGAATTGACAAAGGCTGCCTAGACAATAGGCGGCCTTTTTGCTATATTATGCATTATGAAGCCTCATATCTACAGTTCGTACGAAATCTTCCATGCCGAAAATGTCGGCTGGGGAGTAGACGACCATCTGCGTAATAACCAGTTCGTCAAGCTTTCGGAATATGATGAGAAGGTAGCTGAACTTACTGGCGACCAGCGGCTCAATTTCGAAATGTTCTTTGACGAGCGTGAGGATAATCGGTATTTGAGGCAACGTGTAGACCAGCTGGAACGTGAAAACGCCGCTCTCGTTGAACAGCTCCGCAAGGCGGTAGAAAACCAGTTGCCATGGATTCCGTGTTCGCTCAAGATACCCGAACGTGGAGAATTCGTTTTCGTCAATGGCAGCCAAGGAGTAGAGGTTCGATGCTGGGATACGATGGATGACACCGACGACTATGACGGACATCCTATCAGCTGGGACGCTTGGTTCAAAGAGACCGAGGTGGACGGCGATCCTTACTTCTGGATAGATTTTGACGATGTGAAAGCCTGGATGCCTATTCCGAAGGATCCAGAGGAACCTAAAAAAGACGAGGAACAACATGTATGATGATTACATTCCCAATGATATGTTTGGCTGTGTCGTTTACTTGATTTTCGGCATCATTGCCATTGCTCTCATCGTATGGATGTGCGTTGGCAAGGATGAACAAGGTACGCTGTACATGGTAGGAAGCGACGACCCGGTCTGCACTGGTACGCTTCACACGACGTACAACGGATACGGTAGCGATACGCACACGTTCCATTGCGACGATGGCCGTGTCATTAAGGAAGTTACGAACTTTATCTTGAAGTAGGAACAGTTATGCCGACCGAAGAAATTAAAGAACTGATCAACGCCAAGGACGCTGCCGACATTTCGTCGAAGAAAGTTATCAAGTCTTTCATGAAGGATGTCAACAAGGCTATTCGCTCGGCATCCAAGGAAGGCGCATACGAGGTTTCCATTGATAACTATGGTACTGGCGGAACTATAATCAAGACAAAACCGCTGGCAAATTCGATCGAGCTCATGCTGCAGATTGCCGGGTATAAGGTTGACTGCTTGTTTGATGACGATTTCTGCTGCTATCGTTTCTATATCGACTGGACTCCGCAAGAAACCGCATTGCCAGTATTCCCTACCGACAAGGAATTGGACGAGGCTCGCAAGAGGTTTTCCGTAGCTCAACACGATGCACGAAAAATCCATCCAGTGGGACAGCAGCGTGATCCGTTCGCTGACTACGACCGAGAACGCTTCGCTCGCGAGCTCAAGGATGCTAACTTTTTGCTGTCTGGCTGGCTTGAGGAAGAAACCAAGCTGCGTAACCAGATTGTCGCCTTGATGAACCAAGTCACTTGGTATAAGGGCGGCCAAATTCCGGGACGGCTCGACGTCGCCATCTTGAAGGATGGAAAGACTGTTATCGGAGTTCCGAACAAGGACGGCTCGTTCGATATCAAGTATGTCATTATGAAGAACTCGCCAGATTGTAAGGTTGAGAACTTGTCTGTATCCCAAGACGATGTCGTCATGTGGAAGCATGCAAATGTACCGCCGGAGAAGTAGCTATGCAAGGTGATACCTACTGTTATACAATCAAGCAGATCGACGACTATCTGGCGACGACTGGATTAACCGGGTTTGCGCTAGAAAACGAACGTCATCGGCTTATCGACCGTCTTTCTGTTCGTCTCAGTGGTACGGTCGATCCAGAGTCCGACGTGTTCTCTGGACATGACAAGGCTCAGTCGTTGATGAAAGCTGGGTTCGAACGGTATGAAATGATGATCGAGTTCATGAAGGCTCGTCGTGAAGGCGAATACGACGTCGAGGAATACAAGGCTGTCCCCGCGCCTACAGCTATCAACGACGGCTTCTTGGACATGGCTGCCTTGCTGTTCGACCGTGGCACCGAAATACATAATGCAAAGTTTGTGTACTGCAGCGAGTCCATAGAAATGAAGTTCGACTCGGTTCCGGGCTTGAAGTTCGGTATCGAGATCTTCTACGATACGCCAGACTTGATGTATGTGGATGCCACCGTCGATACGACTACCGAGAACTACGTTGCCAATCCGGACAATACGAAGTTCTACGTGAGCGAGATGCCAGCGTACGACGTGAATTCATTGGCTAGCTATATCGACCAGCATGTCAAGTACTGGAAGGAAAGATGAGTTTTCTCGGCTATCTCTGCTTTGCGGCTATAATGCTAGAAATGGTGATCGTTTGGCCACCATTTCTTATAGTCTTTGTTATTTTCTGTATAATCGGAATTTGCTTTTGCTGAACTATTCCGGCTCGTTCTCGCAAAACGCGCTGCATTCTGGGCATCTTGAACGGTAGTTGCCAGCTGGCATGCTTGTACAGTATTGCCGCGATATGGCGAACTCGCAACCGCACTGGCAAACGAAGTGAAGTTTCCTTCCGTGCTTGAGTATGACCATATCCGTCTGGTTTAGCGGTGCCGTCTGGGCTAACAACCGCTTTTTGCATTCGGCTTCTTGGCGACGATACCGTTCCTCTGGGGACATCTTGCCTTGCTTGTAGGATTGTGTTCCTGGGTCGCCTTCTTTTATTGCGCCAGCATTGAGTAGTTCTTTAGTTTCGCACGAAGTCTGCGTGTCATTGAGGAATGTGACACCGTACCAGTCTCTGTCGGTAAGGTAATTTAGCGCCTTGATCGTGCTGACGTCGTGGATTTGAAACGCATGGTCTTTGAATACGCCGTCGGTGTGTATGAGTCGTTCGCGGTCGACTGCAACTGAAATAAGCATTTGGTCTCCTTATAGGTCTGCTGCGGTAAGACGCTCGTCCGTATTGCACTCGAATACTTTGTTCTTGAACGTCTCGTTTGTGTCCCAAGACATATTGGACAAATGAAGAAGCTCATTGCTGTCATACGAGGCTACTTGGAACGAGTCGAGACGGTTTGGCAACCCCTTCTTTCCGTTCAGCTGGTCGGCTTGTTCGGCTACCGTGTAGGATTCCTTTCGGTCGGCGTAGGAATAGTTGCCATCATCGTCCTTGACGATAAATCCGTACCAAGTAGGCTCGTTGTTGCACTTCCACTCGCACCGTTCCTTGTCTGAGTCCAGCGTGAACGACGCTTTACCGTGGTCGGTTCCTACCGCCCACGGCAATTCGAAGTTCGGCGCGTAGCCGACGAATGCTGCCACTACGGTTTTCATGGCTATCCCGCATTGTATGACGAACAAATTACCTTCGCCTTGGTGTCACGGTACATTTCTCCGGAGTAGACGCCGATTTCGGTGATGGATTCCACTCGCTGGCACTCGTGGATGTTGAACGACTGGTCGAAGATGATGTCGTAGTCGTTGTACTGGCGATAACGGTTGAACTTCGACTTGCAGATTTCTTCCAATGTAGCCTTGTCCACGCATGCGATTACTGCCGAGTCGTAGCTGTCGTATCCGTCGTCGGAGAGCTTTACCATGAACAGACGGAACTGTCCGTGCTCGACGAGGTCTTGGCGGCGTTGTTCAATCAATGCACCTACCTTGCGGTCGAAGTCGTCAGTGTCTACGCAAGTGTACATCTGCCAAGGCATATCGCTCAATACCTTGTTGCCACTATTGTCCTTGATCCAGCTGGATACACGGAGGAGCCCATTATGGTTCTTGAAGTGCTGGATCATGCCGACACAGACGTCGGAACCCTCGATGTAGAACTTCACACCACAGTCAGCATAGGCCGTGTAGTCGATTTCGAGTCTCGGAACTCCCTTGATGGATACCCACGTCTCGAATTTCGGTACGAGGTGGTGTTTCTGTATGATGGGTTCGAGACCCAGTTTCTTGATTTCTTGCGCTATGAGTTCATCTGCTATCATGTGAATAAATATAGCAATTTGTCCATGCCGTGTCTATTGACCGCATCAGTGTATTTTACTATATTGGAAACCATGAGACCGCTATGTGGAAAAGTAATGTGCGACGATGACGACGATGACGTCGTCGATAGATGTTTTGAACGCAGACGCCTTTGGCGTTGGCGTGAATTTGACAGTAAATTCTGGGATGAAAGATACCGTCGTAAGATCGAGCTGAAGCTGGATGCCGACGGCAAGCCTATCTACGACGAAGATGCATGGGGAATGTCCATCGAGACCCAGAAGGAAATCGATGCGTGGAAGTATCCGACGCCGATAGAGATTATCGAAGTCGTTGCGTTCCTTTGTCTGAGAAATATTCCGTACGAGCAACAGCATTATGCAGACAGATTCCCTTGGCGAGCGGTTAACAACTGGGGTGATGATACTGGCCGTTACCGCGATTGCCGTAACAAGTACGAGTACAAGGAAGAAAGACACTGGTGCTGGCTCCGTATTCCGATGCCGGAAATGCTTTCGATGAACGGAATCCAGTTCGACGGTAAGACTTTCACTGTCGGCGCGATGAAGTATGAACTTATCGACGTGATGAAGCGTGTCAGCGTGGAATGCGCCGAGTTTTTGTGAGGTAGGTATGGCTCAAGATTCTTATGAATATGCCCATTGTAAGACGTGCTGCTGGGAGCCGACTGGCTATTGCCCAGTAAGCACGAATTTCGGCTGCGTTATCAAGAATGGCCAGTGTCAAGGCTCTTTGGAAGATATTTCCCAAGATATGTCGTATCCACCGTCAGTCCGTAAGAAGGCGGATAGTGAAATGACGAAAGAAACATTCATTGCCCACGGAACCACCTTTTGGGGCGACGGCGAGCCGTGGGAAATCGCTAAAGACCATGCTAGGGGAAGGTCGTAATGCTTTACAGAGAATTTCATTCCTATACAGGAGAGCTTCACAACATCGTGGCTGTGGACGAAGCCGACATGCACAAGCAGATGATGCTTATTGACCGCATGGAAGGATGTCCGGACGAAAAGAATCGATGGATCGAGTGCTACAACGAAGACATGAAGCTGAAGAACCGAATTGCGCGGTCGATGAGGGCCGTCATGGATAGAATATGTCTAAGATAGAATCCGAAGTGCTCCCTTGGGAGACCATCCGTGAACGAATCTACGGTTCGTTGACAAATCCGGTAGGCTACAGACTGTTGGCCGACCTCTACGCTAACTTGCCGAAGTATTTCGACGAGACGAAGCTTCAAGAAATGCTCGACAATATGCCGTGGAAGCCGCACAACGAACTCCTTGCCGGAAAGCTGACCGACCGCTTGCTCGACTTGCTGGGTGCAGCGAAAGAATACACGGTAAGAGACCCTTGGTACAGCGTTCTTTCCGTAAAGCTCGTGCTTCCTAGCAAGTGCCAAGCGAATTGCGCCTTCTGCTACAACAAGCACGGCGTCTATGGTCGACAAGTCGCAAGCACCGTCGATTACACGGCCATGGTGAACACATTGCTTGCCGTGTTGCGTATTGCAATGGGCCGTCCGATCAGTGTCGAGATTACTGGAGGCGAGCCGACGTCCGAACCGTATATTCTGGACAAACTTCTGGATAAGATGGTCATGGGCGGCATCACCAGAAATGACCAAGTCAAGCGCATCACCATGACTTCCAACGGATATCATCTGTACGAATGCATGAGTGGACTTGCTGGCAGGGTGAAGTACGTGAACCTTTCCTTGCACTCTACCGACTTCGAGGAACGCACGAAAATTTTCGGCACGAGGAGCATCCCCAACAACGAGGAAATCGTCATCTTGACCGAGGAAGCTGCAAGGGAAGGCATCGACATGTCCGGCGTGTTTGTCGTGGACGACTTCTCGATGGATATGGAGAAGTTCGACCGTACGAACGAATGGTGCGAGAAGCACGGCCTCGTGTCCACCCGCTGGCGTTCGAACGTGTTCGAGAAGAACAAGGTAGGCGTAAAGGAATTTGCCGAGAAGCTTACCGACAATCCTTCGTACAAGCTTGTCGTGTACGAGGAAGCCGTCGACAGCTGCTACGCTATCCTTACGCGCAACGGATCCCACTTGGTCTACTTACTTGACGGCGTGGAAGACGCTACCCAGACTTCGCTTGGCGTGTCTGTCGTTATCCGTGGCGACGGCAAGATGTTCCACGACGCTTCTTGCCGCATGCCAGTGCTTAATTGGGGGCAGACCGGGTTCTTGCCCTTGAAGTATGTTTACGACAAGAAATAAAGGACACAACAATGATTACACCCAAATTCTTTGAAAGCTACTGTAACAAGCTCTTTGATGACAACTGCGACATCAAGACTGAACAGAGCTATCCCATGGAACTTCTCATCAGGTGCTACTACAAGGGTCGCTTGGTGGCCAGACTTCGCGTCCGTAACAACATGACGACCGAAGTCAGTGTCTACACGCCAGACCAGTGTTCTACGGATACGAGGTTCAAGTGGCGATTTAAGCATTTGCTGAAGAAGTACACCTATGTTGATCGTCACAAGATTGAAGTCATCAAGGAAATTACCAAGATGGTCAATTCCAAGTTCTACGCCCACTCGGACGACATCTGGGAACTCATTGACCAAATTACGGACGACGTATTCGCGATCGATGTTAGTGGCATTGGAGAACGCCTTATGGACAAGGCCGACCTTCTTCGCTACGGATCAATCAAGTGGCGTTCAAAGACACATGAACAAGATCCCCAACCGACCAAGGATGCTGACAATGCCAAAACTGATGATTAACGGAAAGAAGGCAAGCCGCAGTCTGAAGCGCAAGTGGACGATTTACCAGCTGACTCACAAGTGGACTGTCGAGGAATGGCTGTACCGTCTGCAGCTTGTCCAGTACAATCTCACGGAACGCAAGGGAATCTATTATTACGGAAAGGAAAGCGTCGAGGTGACGTTCCGCCGTTTCTACTACCACGGATTCCTCATCGCCGAGTTTGCTGTGTGGAATCCGGAGAACGTGATGCTGACGAAGCTGAACCGCGTTCGCTGTTCGTTCTTCGGGTGCAAGGATCCGACCAACAACGAATTTCCATGCAGAGGCATCTATGGCCAGCAGATTCTGGACTTGACCTACTGGTATGAAATGGAGCTGGTGTGCGGTTGCGAGAAGGAACCGAACTTCCCTCAGCATTGGAAGAAGGGAACCCTTGGCTGGCTCCTTATTCGAACAAACGAGGCTGTAGACAGGTTCATTTGTTCGGTTCACCAGTCCATGATGCTTGCCGAGTTCCACGACTTCGACACGAAGAAGCATTCGTACACTGCCGATCTTTACTGGAGCAGCTGGAAGATTCTACGTGACTCGCTCAAGCGCCCGGTATGGGCTAACCACTTGATCCGCAGCATGGAGAAGACCAGCTTGAAGGACAAGTTCTACAAGCACTACCATGCATGGCACGACCGTTATGCCGTGTCCGCTACGATGAAGTTCGATGGAGACCCAGATTTCGATGCGATAGTAAAGATGGACGAGGCTGCTGTTCCGTTCATCTACAAGATCATCAAGGAGAAACCGGATCCCATCGTGAGGGTCTTGGACGTTATCTACAAGGGCACCGTGACGTACGAGGGTACGGTTTCGCTGAAGGACGTATGCTCCGCGTGGGAGACCTTGCTGCCGCTCTGTAGCAACGTGATTCCAAGAACAGAAAAGCCAGCTTAAAGCTGGCTTTTTTTATTCTGTCTTTAACCGCGATTCAAGTCCTTTTATGTGCTTAAAGGCGTATTCGGCGATTTCGGTGGTAAGGCTCATTACGCCTCCTTGGCTTGCGGCGGAGGATTGCGCTCTTCGTCCGGCAGAAGGGCGAGATACTTGTCCTCGTAGTAACGTTTCCAGTAGTTCGATTTGGCCAGTTCTTCACGCAACGTACAGTCCAAGTTGAGGTCGAACGAGAATGCCCCGGTCTCCTTGTTGCCCATCATTGACTTTACGAAGCCAGCATCGTAGAGCCGCTGGAATTCCTTTTCCACGCACTTTTCGGTCATCTGCTTGTATCGACGGAGCTGCGCCAGTTCTCTCAGCAAATCCGGTGCTACGATTTCCTTGCTGTTGTCGAATTTCCAGCTCCAGTAGAGGTTGTTCACAAGGCGCTTGTACTGTCCGTTGAGGTGGCCGCTTGTCATTGCCGTCCAGTCGCAGAAGGACGGATACGCAGCCATCGGAATAGCGTTTTCGGCCAGCGTTTTCACGCCAAGGGTATCGTCTTCCTCGACGGTTCCGATTACATAGGCGTGTCCACGTCCTACTTGCTTCGGATACAACGCAATAGCGTCATCTGGGGTTTCGGCGTCGATGAGTTTAGGGCATTCGAGTTCGGGGATTTCGGCTTCGTAGACGGCGAAGTATCCCCATGCGACTAAGTAGTGCTTCGTATTCATTTGATTTCCTTTCCGGCGAGGAGCTTTTCGCTCCATGCGTTGACTTCGTTGCCGCGTTCGGTGTGGGTGACATGATCCGAGTTGACATATTCTTCCAGCTTCTGCAAGAGTTCGTCTTCCATCTTCAGTACGCCGTCGGCCAGCGAGGCGATCCATACATGGAACGGAGTGCATGTTGCATCGGCGTACAGCAACATTTTCATGTTCGGATAGTCGTGCTTTCCGTTGGTCTCGGTGAGCACGAGGCCCATATCGTCCTTGTCAGAGTATCGCTTTCCGTGAATATAATTATGACGATACGGAAATTCTACGGCTGCGATATAGTCTGGATGGTTGTCCGAGTAGATATAGATGGTGAAGTCGCAGTTGGCGATGCCTTCGTATTCATCCTTGTACATCGATTCGGGGACATTCCAGATGCGTTCCTTCATTTCGACGTGGGCGTCTGTGAGGTGCATCTTGAGGACATAGTAGTCCGGCTTTGTCGGTTCGATAATCTTACCGAAAGTCTTGAACGGATGCCTAAAGGAAAATCCGGATGTGGTTTCATTGATCATGTAGCGTAGGCCACTGTACTTGTTTTCATAGAAGCTGGCATAAGGTTTCATCGCATCGGCAAGCATCTTGCTGGTCGTCTCGTCAAAGCGGGTCGGTTCGGTTGAATATGAGAATCTGCGGAGACGGTCTAGCATCAGAGATTGTTCGAATTCTTTTACGAACGGGTTGCCGTCGCTCAGATCATCGGAATGCTCCTTGACCAGCGCGAGAATCTTGTTGCGCGTGGGTGTCGGGTTCCACAGCTGCTTGCGCCAGATGGTTTCTGCTTTATTGAATGCGTCGGCGTATTCGCTGCGCTGGCATTGTGCATAGTATTCTGCAAACGGATTGCTACTCAATTTCTACCTCTTGGTTGTTGGTTCGATGGGCTTAATATAACTTTTAAATTGAGTTGTGTCAAGAGATATTTTAAAAATTTATCGATAAAGACAGAGTCGCGACGTACCCAGTGCGTTCAGCACGAGCTTGCTGTCGAGTTCCAGCTGTTTGATGCGCTTGTCCAGTTCCTTCTTCTGGGCCTTGTATGCCCTGATGAACGGCTGGATTTCCTTCATCGGTATCTGTCTGTAGATGTAGACCGTGGCGTCCGTGCTGCTGCCTACCGAGACTGTCTTGCAGCAGTCCACGCCAGTCGTGTACATGCGGTCTCCGCTGAACTCGTATCGGACGATGTGGTCGACGTCGAGTACGAGTTCTCCTTTGTCCGAGAGAAATGCTAGGCTAGGCTTGACGATGGTGTAGGTGTTCCACGACGCCGTGTCGTCTCTCCAGTGTTCCACGATTTTGACGAAACAGGGGTCTGCGTGGGCGATGGCCTCGGCGATGGTCGCCATCGGTTTATTGTCGCCTTGGCTGATTTCAAATGTTGCTAAAAGGTTTCTGTTTTTCATGCTGTCCAATATAGCAAAAGTTTGACACCGCGTCAGCGCTTTGCTATATTTAGCACTATGATAATCGACAACTTAATAGACCAGATGGTCAAGTTGCGCAAGGCGTACGGCCCTATCGAAGTGGACTTCTGCGATACGCAATGCTTCGGCGCTCTGCACGACCAGGTGGCAATCCGCATTGATGAATTTGGCGACGTCCTCGCCGTCCTCCAGTCCGCTTACCGCAAGAAGAAGTACAAGTTCAACAAGGTCATGCAGAATGACTCGTGGCTCCAGTTCAAGGAACCGAATACCAGCGACAAGGAAGCCAAGCGACGCTGGGCGGAAGCCGGAAAGCCGAGCAAGATGCATCCGGTCGTCATCAAGGACTCCGTTGACACTAGACCTCTGATTGGCTATGCGGTTATCTGGGGACAGTACAGCCTCAACTTGAACCGTTTCGAGACAACGGAAGTGTATATGGAGTCTCGGAACACTGGCGAGGATCTGCTGAATGACGCTCACAACACGATTCCCCGTATTTGCTGTGGATGGAAGTTCATCAACTTGGTCAACCTCGGCGAAGTGAAGGTAGGCAATGAAAAGACAAGCGATTAAGATTTTCTCGCGAGACGACTTTAAGTTCGTCCAGTCCGCTGCGAATAAGTTCCTTGAGTCGATCAGTCCGGAAGACGTCGTATCGATAACCAATACTCAAGTAGACCACGACATGCGAGGAACTGGGCTGCGCTCGCAAGACTTCTATGTTATCTACACGATAACGATAGTTTACATGTACGACTACACACAAGCTAAAATCGAAGAGGAAATCAACGCGCTTAATGCGACCATCGCCAAGCTTGTGAATGACGCCGAATCGACCAGCTGCGACCGAATCTATCTCGGTGAGTATGAACGTTTCTTGCCAGTGAAGCTCGTCTGGGGAGCGTCGAAGGTAGATGTCATCAACAACGTGTTCGAGACTGAGGAATACAAGACGCTGCGGCAAGAAATCGTGGACAAGTGGTACGCCAAGGATACCGACTACAACAAGACGTTTGTCGCCGAGGAGGATTAGGTTATGAATTATCAGTCATTCCGGACTTGCGTCCGTTCGTATTTTCCAAACATCCGTTTTTATGACAACCTAATTTATCTGTTTCCGAACGATCTTACCAAGTGTCGCGGCAATAGCGACGTCCTCATACAGCTTTGCAAGGAATTCAATCTTCCGTATGATCGCATCTTGATTAAGAATTTCTGGAAGTCGCAGAACCTCGTGATCGGATATACCGACTGGACGAACGCTTGGGAGACCGAAGAGCATGGCGGTGCCGACTACAGCTATTCATTCAGTGGGAATACCCACGTGCTGGAGGTCGAAGAACGGTTGCTCCGCCTATTGAAGCTGGCACACGATTCAAACTGCTTCCACTACAACAAGGTTAAGTGATGAAATACGTCGGCATTACAGAGACTTATGACCCGTGCTTCGTTCCGGACTGGGAGACCAGACTCCTCGAAGCCAACGTCGTCATATCCAAGGAGCTATCGGATGAGATGGTCGAAAAGCTCCTTATCGTACAGAACCGGGTGATATTCCATCACACGGTCACTGGACAAGGCGGTTCCGTGTTGGAACCCAATGTCAAGACGCCAGAACACGAATTCGACCAGTTCAAGAAACTCGTCGAACGTGGGTTCGACACCACGCACTACGTCCTCCGTCTGGATCCGATCGTTCTGCTGAACAAGGAATGCCAGGACAACATATACAAGGTTCTTGATATGTGGAGCGGCTACGCAAAGGAGCATGGGATTGTGCTCCGATGCCGCGTATCGGTAGTCGACTTGTATCCTCATGCGGTGGATCGCATGAGGAACAAGGGCGTTACCCTTCTGTGGAAGAGTTTCAAGGCTCCGAAGGCGGTGTTCCACCGTACCGAGTCCATCCTTGGCAAGTACACGGAATGGTTCCACTTCGAGAGCTGCGCCGAGACCGACTTTACCGCCGACTTCATCGACAAGATGGGATGCGTGAGCTACAAGGACTTGCGTCTGCTTAACATCAAGGACGCCCAGTACACTGCACCGCTTACGAAGCAGCGAGAAAATTGCATGTGCTTGGCGAAGCGCCAGATTCTTGGCATACGTCCTCGACGTTGTCCGCACGGATGCCTTTACTGTTTTTGGGAGGATTGACCCATGATGCTCTATTACCTTGTCAACAGCGTGGAGACCAAGAACCACAAGTATTTCCGCAACGGAAGCGATATGGGCGGCGAACGATATGACGGAACCAACCGTCTTCTCGACGCTCGCTTCTTTACTTCGGAGGACGAAGCCAAGTCCTATATCAAGACGGCCAACAGCTGGTGGACGAAGTACGACTTCCACGTATGCACCATCACGTCGGACGAGCTGATGGACTTGATGGTGGCACAGAAACTGAAATCATTTATCTTATCGGACATGTGCTAGACTATGATCATTCGTTTGTTTGACTACGAACTGCGTATAAACGTGTCTCTCGTTAATACGAAGGCCAAGCTGTATTACATCCGCGCCACTTGGACGGACGGCACTGTCGGCTATTACGGCATCGGGCAGAACGTCAAGGGCGACATCTGGTATCCGGTATGCAACAAGCAGTATGCCATGTGCTATTACCGCAAGGAAGCCAAGAAGCAGCTGAAGATGCTGCGCTATCTGTTCCGCAAGGATACTTCGATGTCGCTTGCCTTAGAGGAAGTATGAAGTACGAATTTATCTTCAAGGTGTTCAAGGACTACTACTGTTCCAAGTACGTCCATTCGCATCTTGTAGGCTACTTCAGGAGCGAAGCCTCTGCCGATCGAGAAATTTCCTATCTGAAAAAGCACGAGTTCGAACTCGGTCACCGGGTCGAGTATCGTATTGAAAAGGAATCGGCTACTCTGTATCCGAACATGGTGGCCGACTGGGAGGCGGAAGACCGCGAGGCAGAACTAGAAGAACAACGTGCATTCGCTCCTATTCCGCTTCCGAGAGTACGCAAGCGGTTTCCGTCCTTGCTGGCACAGTCGGCAATGGAATTCAATATCGAGGAGTTCCATCAAAAAACGGCGAACAACATGATGTCGTTCGTCCGTTCAATGCAAAAGCATCGCCGTCACCGCCGCTAGCGAAGTATCTCCCGTTTTGTCGTGCTTTCATGTACGAACTTGACCGCTTCCATGATGTAGCGAGTATAGACGGGAACTTTATCATTTAGTATCTTCACGACATCATCTTCTTCGAGGACGTCGGCCTTCAGTTCGCTCATTTTTGTCAACGAGGCCAGCTTGACCTTGTGGTTCTCGCTGCAATTCGCCACGTTTGGCGCAAGCAATCCGGACAGCACGACGGACGGCCCAGAAATGTAGAGCAGCGCGTTGTAAGGGTCGATCTCGACCGCTTTCACGTAATACGCCGTGCGGACGATTCCTTCATTCACCGCAATCCAGTGCTGCAGAAGATCTCCGCTGATCGCTTGAAGGATCGGCGGTACACTTTGCTCCAACAGATTCTTGATGTCTTCTGGTTCGACGATCGATTCTTTCTGTTCTTCGCGTAGTTCCTTCATCAGCGTACACATCGCCGCCGACGGCGACGGAAATGCCGACAGCCGTTCAAGCAGTTCGTTCTTTTCGCAACTGAACGTGCATCGTACATTGTCCTTGAACTGACGGTAAAGTCGTTCGAAAGCGTCCAGCGCGACGTTGACGTCGTATGACATTAGGTTGAGTGGCGTTTCCATTTACTATAGTTCCTTGATATATTCGAGTAGTTCCTGGACTTCCTTGTTCTTCTTTGCGTCCTTGCCCAAGAAAGTCATTGTGTGCAATGCCATATTCTTGGCGAATGTTTCAGACGTGCCGTACCAGCTGTTAAGGTTGTCGGAAATCTCGTCGAATGCCCTACGACCGTCGCTCGCCCACCTATCGTCTGCGACGAGCGGCTTCCATACCTTGTAGTACATTTCCATCTTTTGATTGCTAGAATCACTACGCCCGATGAGAAAACCGTCCTTGAACAAGTTTCCGTTGTATACATCTTTATAGTCGGATCCGCCCCATAAAGGAATAACGATGGAGGAATGAGGCTTTCCCTTGCTGTCATAGGCAAGTCCGTTCACTTCTGCGAAGTGTACAGAAGCGGGTTTCAGTGAAATGCCTTCATCGTCGTAGTCGACTTCCTTCAGTCCGCCGTGGTCGAAGTTGAACTTCAGTGAGAAGTTTTCTCCCCAGCCGTCGGAAATCTGTCCGTCCAAGTCTTCTTTGAGACCATCAAGGTAGGGACGGATCGTTTTCTTGTTCATCAAGTCACTGGGCTTTCCGCAGCATAGCTGTTCGTCGATCGTCGCCATGAAGCAGACATATAGCTTTCCGTCCCTAACGGTCACGTGCTGCGTGATGTCGATGACGTGAGCTCGCAAGTCCGGCAGCAAGTGGTGGAGACATTTTGCAAGGGACAGCTCCGTGTCGAATTCGAACACGGCCAGCTTTGTCTCGATTATGTCGATTAGCTTGACAGTCTGCTCGGCGGTAAGGTCTACCGGATATCCGTCCTCGTCTTCGATGTAAAACGGTGCTAGGAATCTGATTTGGGTGTGGAACATATTGGCCTCGTTATTGCTTACTCGTTGAGTTCATACGGGTTTTCGTAGCTTTCGTCACCGTGGTACAAGCGCAGCCAGCGAAGGGTTTCTTCCATGTCGACGTCAGGATAGTACTTCTTCCACGTATCGTATGCGTCCAGCGGCTTGTCTGGCTTCGTGCGTCTGGCGCATTCCCAGTCGAGGGCGGCTTCGAACTTGTTCTTGATGTCGCCGTTGCGGTAGTGGTGGCCAGACCATGCTAGGTGGAGCTTCTTGGTCAGCTTGAGACCGAGGATCGGATAGAGGATTATCTTGTCCATGTCGTGAAACGGAAAGTAGAATCCCTTGTACAAGGCAAGCTGGTTCAGTGCCTTGCGATGGGCCCACGTGTACTTGACATGGTCGATTCGTGCTTTGAAGATATTATTGATTGTCTTGAACATGTCACCAAATATAGCAAATAAATTGACTTGTGTAATTGTTTTTGCTATATTTGCTTGCATGAATAAGAACTTCTGGATATTCTTTCTACGATACTTATGGGGTTGCTGCATCTCCTTTCTGTCGATGGCGTTCGTGATTTTATACGGAATTGCGTGGCTGGCTACGGTGCTGATGATTGCGGTCGCCGTCGTGCCCGATCTGATCGGCCAAGGACTTCGCTGGCTAATCTGCAGCATATACAGATTCTTTGGGCCGACTTGCCGCGAAGGCGAGGACTTGAGGAATCCGTTGTCTCGATTCAGTAAATGGTTTCTGGAAAAGGTTAAGCTCTGATGGGTGTAAAAATTATAGAATACAAGGGAGCCAAGCTCCACTACAAGGAACGCTGCTACGAGCTTTACCGTATCTATCCTAGCGGCAAGGAATGGTTCTGCGGCTACTTCCGTAGTCAAGAAGACTACGAGATCGAGCTGGCTCGCTGCAAGAACGAGGAAGCTGGCCCAGATGAATATGTCATCAAGGAAGTTCCTTCCGCTGGTATTCCTGTAGCCAAGATACACGACGTCGTCGAGGAGCGCAAGCGCCGCAACAAGGAAGCACGACAACGAGCCATCGAAGCCAGAAAGTGGGCCGAAGAGCGCAAGAAACTCATAGCAGACTGGGAACGCGAGGAGCGCGAATGGCGCGAGAAGCATCCCGGCCAAGCAAGACGGCTGATCGACCGTAGGTTTCCTCCGCTGTTCGATTGTCATGCGCTTCCGCCAGTTTGCACAACCCCAGACGGCATCTACAAGGCGCTTCGGTATCTTTATCCGGACTCCGTCAAGAAGTTCGTTAAGTCGACCGACTTTGCCAAGACGATCAAACCTCGTAGGAGGAAGAAACGATGAGCAGTGCTGGAATAGCGGCGGCGAACTGTGCGCTTGCGGCCATACATGCGCAGAAACGCCGAGCGGAAGAGGAAGCGGAAGAGGCTGCCAAGAAGTCGAACGGCAATCCGGAGCGGCATAACTGGTATGCTTCCTATAACGAGAGGATTGCTCAAGCTGGGTCGATGATTTCTGGTATCGACAAGGAAATCCAGAATGAAACGGATCCCCACATGATCGAGTTCTTGAACATGCGCAAGGAATACTGGGAGCGACAAGCGAAATCGTCCATGCGTCAGCGCGACCAGATGATTAAGTGGGAACATGAACGCTGGGAACGAGAACGCAAGGAGATGGAACGGTTCCATCGTATACAAGCAATCGTCGACCCGATCGTTAATGTTGGATTTTGGATACTGGGGATTGGTAGTTTGTTTGGAATCGGTGTATTTATTTACTTTATGTTGAGGCCACTATGGACACACCTATAATAATTGGACATCAGCCAGTAGGCCGCCGTATCGACAGCGTCACGATGGCGATGATCGACACTTATATGAAAAGCTACGAAGGCATCGACGCCAAGTACGACAAGCTAAAGCAAGGTACGGTGACTGCAAGCCGTGTAAAGCTTCGTGACACCTTGGCCGCAATTCCGCTGCATGAACGAACTCCGGAAGAAGAACAGATGCTGGTTCGGCTGTATAACAGCGACATTTCCATTTACAAGCACCAAGAGGATAAGTTCAAGGAGTACGACGAGGTGTCGGAGAAGATTCGCAAGCTCGTCGAGGACGCCGTTCTGCACAAGTTCATCCGTCCGTTCGACCGGGAACATGAGTACATGTACGTTCAGCGTGTCTATATGGTTCGTTCGGCTGCAGCGCCTTCTCCGTACGAGTCTCTGTGGCTGGAAGGGCCGATGCTCCGTGTCAACAGTGTCGGCCATAAGGATCAAGCGGTAGTCGCAAACTTCCATTATCACCACACTCAGCTGACACTTATCAGCATAGTCGACATCGAGGCAATCGAGAAGGACTTCAAGGACTACTGTGGCAACGTAATGTCTAACATCGACATCTTCAAGGTGTTGTGCGGAGGCGAAAATGAGTAAGTGCGTATATGTACCAATCTACAACAAGATGTCTTCTGACATGGGAGACACCGGACTGCCGTTGATGGCTACCAATCTTGACGACATAGGCTTGTTCTACATGCTGAAATCGGGGAATACGGTTGATGCAAAGACGGTGCCAGTCGTTACTGCCGAAAAACTTAGTGATAGATTCATTCGTGGCCGCAACAACTATATCATCCAGAAGGAACTTCCCGAAGGCGAGATGGCAGATGCGCTGATTAAAAAGGTCGAGGAGTTCTGGGATGACTTTGGTGAACAGTTGAAGCAAGAGCTGATTAAGAAGATGCAAGACCAACTGTCTGAACTGTCGTCTGGTCGAAAGACGGCGACGAAGAAGACTGCCAAGAAGACGACTGCCAAGAAGGCGACCAAGAAAGTGTCGAGTAAGCCTCGTGCCGAGGAAGTCGACGATGATGGTAATGACTCGGAACCAGAAATCGACTTGAGTGAAATTCATTTGTCGTAAGGAGGCTGATTATGTTCGGAATCAAAGCAAAGGAACTGAAAGACGCATTGAAGGACGTGCCGGACGATTACGTTGTCCGTCTCGATGCTCAAGAAGGCTCGATTGCCATACCGGACTGCTATGACCGTATCGGTCGTACGTACAACCGAGGTGCTTACCAGCTTGACACGCGCTTGAGCGAAGTCAAGGGAGTCTCCGTGGATAACGACATGCAAGAAGTCGTGCTGGACGTGTATATCAACTTGGAGGAGACGAATGGCTGATGATACGGCTGACCAGCTGATCGAGGTAGAATTCAAGAATCTCAATGAGACCTTTATTTCTACTAAAGGTTCGGCCAAGGAAAAGATCGACGCGGTATTCGCCAAGTATCTCGGATTCCCCATCATGAGCGAGGCGGAATTCTGGAAGCACATGGCGTACAGCGTCGGCGAAAAGCTTGATACTGCGTGGCAATCGATGAGGCACGAACATGACAAGTTCTTGGCGTACCATCACGCTCTCGGAACGATGGCTAAATCATGCGATGTCGAGGAGCCCACACCGACGATTGTCCAGGGTGCTTGGGAAGAATGTAAGGTGGCGCGTCTAGCTCGTTATGATGCGCTTCGTAAACGAAAGGATGAAGAAGAATGAAAGAGTTTGTTAGGAATCTAGGACGTAATTTGGGCTGGTTATTACTTATCACGCTCGCTTGCGTATTGGTTGCGGCTGTAGCCATGTTGCCGTTGGAAATCATGGGAATACTGACGACGTATTTCGGCGTTGAGTTTTCCGATGCGACGTGGTTTGTTGCTTTGATGGTATGGTGGTGGATCCTTGGAGGAACCATCATGACCGTCGATAAAATGGACAAGAGGTAAACATGAAGAACACGTTAATAGTTAACTTGTACGGTGGCCCAGGGACAGGCAAGTCGAGCGGCGCTGCATACATCTTCTCGAAGCTGAAGATGGCTGGTATCGACGCGGAATACGTGACCGAGTTCGCGAAGGACAAGGTCTGGGAGAACAACATAGAGGCGTTCAAGTGCCAGTTCTACATTTCTGGCAAGCAATCGTTCCGTATATCACGCTGCTTCGGCAAGGTCGATGTAATCATCACCGACTCACCGATCGTATTGGGCAAGATATACGCCGATTTGATTGGCCGTCCGCAGCTCGGATTAGCTTGTCTGGAAGAGGCTGACCAGTATCCGGCTGGCAGTACGATCGAAATCTTCTTGAGACGAGTGAAGCCGTATAATACCAATGGCCGCAACCAGACAGAGGAAGAGGCCAAGAAGATCGACGAGACGGTCAAGGAGCTATTGAGGGAACGCTCTAAGACCAAGCATTACGATGTGATGGAGTATGACGGCGACCAAGAAGGTTACGACCGTATTTACCTATTCATCAAGGATTTGCTGGAAACTCGCGAATTGGTGCGTGTCGAAGGCGAACGCCATTCTAAGGAATGGGCCGACATAGGAGCATGCGGATGAATAGGGTGATTGTCGACGGAAAGGAATACATGGTGACGAAGTCTGGCAAGTTGTTTCCGACTCCGCTACCACGTCTGAGTTGGCCGGACAGTCCTCGGAAGAAGACCGACGATGACGACCGAGAGAACCCATACGTTGTCAACCCATCATTTGTTCCAGTGGTGGATCCGGTGGAATAGGAAAAGGCGACCGAAAGGCCGCCTTTATTGTATTCTGGTATTGAAACTTACTTGCCGTAGCCTTCCGGCATCGGCTGTTCTTCGATGATGACCGTCATTGGCTTGTTCATAGCACGTACTCGCTCGATATTGCACTTCACGCCGTACGAGTAGCCGTTCCAGAAGGCGATTGCCTCGTCGCACTCGTTGCACATGGCCTTGTCCTTCACTTGGTAGAAGTCCTCGCCAGTCTTGCCTTGCGATTCAGCCCACATGGACTTTACGCTGGGGAACTCGCACTTGCGCGGCTTCTCGGTGGAACAGTAGACCGTCACGTCGGAGAAGCCGTTCTTCTTGAGGTACATCTGAGCCAAGTGGTCGATACCGAAGCAGTCGCCCACTATCACTCGTACGTCCCTCTGCATGAGGGCGTCGAGGCACTTCTTCATTTCGTCGTTGAGCTTCTTGATGCGTGACGAACCGGAAATGAACACGGTCGTCTTGTGCGGTGCCAAGTTAATCATTGTTCGTATTCCATTCCTTCGAGTCGGCGAAGTACGGAGCCATCTGCTGTACTTCGTAGCACATCGGACGGTCGTTTTCCGACGCATTCTTTTTGCACTGGTTGTAGTATTCCGGGTCGTAGCGTCGAGCATGCTTGCGGAATCTGAGATAGAAGATTTCCACGAGAAGCTGGTACGCATGCATGCCGTCCTTGCCCTGCTTTTTCTTGACGCCGATCTGGTAGTTCAAGCAGCGGCTGAGCTTCTTCGGATTTTCTTCTTGGAGATACTTGGAGCACTGCTCGTACTGTCCGCACATGAGCAACTTGCCGATTTTGCCGAGCGGTTCCATGTCTGGTTTGAAAAGGAAAGAAAAGAGTCCCATTGTATACCTCGTTGTTAAGTGTTTGACAACAATATAGCAAAAAGATGACAAGCGGTCAACGATTTGCTATATTTGTCTGCATGAGCGATTATCAATTAACCATGCTGATTATCGGCATTATCATATTTATAGGCGTTGCCGTCATCGTCGGAAAGATTCTGTTCGATCGTTACTGCGACCGCAAGGCTCGCGATTGGCACATTAAGAACTTGTGCTGGCCTTACCGAGTCGTCCAGCTGGGCGGCGGCAAGTATGGTCTGGAGCATTATTGCGTTCGGCATGTTCCTGGCCATACTGACCCAGACTATTCTCTGCTCGATGTCGAATGGACTCTGGTCAAGAAGTTTGATTTTCGCGCCGACGCCATGGTGGCGATGGATGAGGCCATGGCCGCAGTTATTGCCGAACGCGCCAGGGTCGCGTACAAGGAATGCAAGGACTTAATCAAGGCTGCGGAGAATGAAGTTGTCCGTGTTCTTGATTACAAGCCGACATACGCCTCGATCATCGAGGAGACCAAGACCATTGACTGTCCGTCGGTCGACGCCAGCATGATTGACCGAGTGTGCAGTCCGAAATTCATGTCAAGACCAGATATCATGACGAAGAAGGGGCTAGTATGAACGAATACGAAGAACTGTTCAACAAGGTCAACGAGCTTGGCGCTCAAGGCAAGTTTGTATTCATCGTGGACGCCGTTCACGAAATTACCGACGATGTCTTGCGTCAGAACGTAAAGGGCTGCCAGTTCCAGCTGTTCCACTTTACGACCATAGAAGAGACCTTCCAGTGGCTGACAAGGCTTATCGAACAGTGTACGGACGACGCGAAGTCGAAAATGGCTATCGTCCTTTACTATCTGGAACAGCTGGTCTCCATCCCGGTTCTGATCAACGCGCAGAAAGTCAACACCATCATGCGCATGATCATGACTCCGAACGGAGCTATCAGCGAGCAGAAGCACGCCACCATGGCCAAGCGCATGCTTGAGAATGTTCTCTCCCAAGCCGAAGCCGCTGGCGTGACTGTCGAACACATTTTTGATTATAAGGAGATTTCCAATGGCTGATGAATCCAAGCAGCTTTCCGCTGACAATCCTATCGTAAAGATTGACTGGAACGAATTCCGCGAAACCGGATTGTTCCGCTTCGTCAATTCATTCCTTCACATCTTCGGCTACGTGATCGTAATTGAAGTCGGAGACGACGGTAAGGTCAACTCCGTCTATCCGGCCAAGACCATCTGGCGAGGTTTCCCCCAAGAGGCCATGACCAACTCGTACATAAAGGTCGCCGAGCTCATGCACCGCGACCACGAGGAAATCCTCAAGTTCGCCAAGGAATAGTGATGACGCCGTTCTTCGACTACGAGCGCGACCCGGTGCTCCGTGCGCTGACCGAGCACATCTGCCGTATACGAGTGGCTTGCTACAATGCGGCCACGCACGGCGGCATTGATACGGATATCGATGCGCATAGGCGGTACATAGATATGTTCAACGCGACGGCGGATCCGTATTACCGGATGATGACGATGTACGTCGCGACGAGACCAGGCTCGACGTACATTATGTCGGACGAGGAATTGAAACAAGTTAATAATGCCGAACGGACGTTTGCTCGCATAGCCGACGACTGCGGCAAGAGGATCGAAGATGAACTTTCTAGCAGAACTCAAGAGCCTACCGAATCCGGCGAAGTACCGTCAGGGAAGAGCCATTCGCTGTATCGAAGACTTAAAGAAGGCGTTGGACGATGGGTACTATCTTTACTGGATAGATACCGAAGGAAATGACTATCTCCGCCAGTTCGACTATGTCGGCACGTTTGGCCACACCAAGGCCGATGATGCCAAGCTGCACGAGATCGAGGAACATATCGCTCTTGTCAGCAAGCTGCACGAGATGCACACCCAGATAGCGAACGTGAGGATTGACAAATAGGCGGTCGCAAGCTCACACCCTTTAGGGTGTGGGTAAGACCCGCAGTAACAAATGTAAGAAATAAATAACATTAGAAAGCCTCACAATTATTGTATATTTGAGTTAAGATACTATAAACTTTAATTGAAGTCAAGAAATTTAACATGGAAGCGATAAGAAGCGAAGATACGAAGGCTAAGATACGGGCGAGCATGTCCGCAACGAAGGCCAGACGGCAGACACAAGTCTGCCGAGTATTCGAGCTTAAAGTTTCCATACGGCACAACCCGAAATCGGTGTTCGATAAGATGTCCCAATGCTTCAAGGAAGCGAAATGGGTAATTAACGACATGCTGTCGCTATCCAAGGATAATCCCGACAACAGTATGTTCGACTACAAGTACACCGACCATAAGGATGTTGTTCATTATGACAAGGACAAGAATGCGGTCACGTCGTCAATCACCTTGCCTTCCGTCCTCCATCGAGCGACAGTTGCCCAGAAGAAGACCGACATAGTGAACTTGGCCAAGGCAAAGTCACATGGCCGAAAGATTGGCGCATTGAAGTTCAAGCGACAAGTGGACTGCATACCCATTATCACTGGTTTCACACAGATTATTGATGGTTGTCGTATAACTATTCCTGGGTTCAAGAAAATCCGTGTAAACGGGTTAAACCAGCTTCACCAGTTCGAAACATTTGAACTAGCCGATGCCAAGCTGGTTCGCAAGGCATCTGGCTATTATGTAAAGATTAGCATAATGCTTCCGAAATCATCAAGGAAACCTACCAACCGAGAGGTTGGTCTTGATTTCGGAATAAAGGATTCCATAACGACATCAAACGGCGACAAGTACAACTGCAAAGTGCAAGAATCGGAACACCTGAAGTACCTTTCAAAAATGTTGAACAGGCACAAGACAGAGAAGGGTTCCAAGCGGCGTTGGAGATGTAAGTGTCAACTGGCTAGGGAATATGAACATTTGGCAAATATACGAAAGGATATTGCCAACAAGATATACAACAGGCTAGTAACCGATTATGATGTTATCTACTTCCAAGATGAGCAGATTAAGAACTGGCAGAAAGGGTTGTTCGGCAAGTCCGTACAGTCTTCCTGTCTAGGTTCGTTGAAACAACGACTTGTCGCTCTCGAAGCGAGTGGACGTAGTTTCAAAATCTCAAAGTGGGAACCTACCACCAAGCTATGTCCGATGTGTGGTTGCATAAACCACCCGACACTTGCAGACCGAATCTACAAGTGCGATTGCGGATATACGATGGACAGGGACATCCATTCTGCTCGCGTAGTCTTGATGATTGGCTCGTCTAAAAGAGCCGAGTGCATGGAACATGCCTCCGCTGAGGTAGCCGCCTCTATGCCTCCCAGTTCTACTGGGTTAGCACAAGTGGCTCCGTCGAAGCGAAAACTCGAAGCTCACAGCCTTTAGGCTGTGGGTAGTTCACCAAGGAAGCACGATACAAGATGCTTGAGGACTCTTTCAAGGAGAGTCTTGAAGGTGACTGGCGAGGGAATCCGCCAGTCGAAGCCGATTTCCGAAAGTTGTTCGACGAAATGGCACCGAAGCTGTCCGAGATCGAGTTTAATGACTGTTTCGTAGACATTTCGGTCGTTCGGCAGTGGTTGGACTTCAACTTGTGTTGCCCCGATGAGTTGACGATCACCGCATGCCGTGCTGTCGGTCAAGAGGACGACTCCGTGATGTACAGCGTGTCGCACCACAAGACAACGCTGATTATTCATCATAACCAGACGGTAGATAGCCTAGTGGAGGCTGCGAATAAGGCCATCAAGCTGGTTACTGAAGAAAAAGTTACATAAACCACTTGACAAACTCGAAAATAAGAGTTATATTTTCTGTACAAACCAAACAACATGAAGGTACAGATGAAACCGAGAACCATTGACAACAGCAAACTCGTCAGAAAGCCAGTCGACATCACTGGCTGCCCAGAAGCACTCGACTACGTGACCGATCTGCAGCTCGCCGAGTTCGAGGAGACCTTGCTGGCTAAGCGCGTTGAGGAACTTCCTATCGCCATGCTCATGTCGTTCGTTGGCCACCAATGGTGGTCTCGCATGATTGCGACTCGCGCTTGCTTTTACGGATTCGTGGACTACTGCAAGGAAGTCACCGACAAGATGATTCTCGACAACCGAGTGTTCACTGGCTTCATGTGCGATGCTGGCGGCTGCTGGACTGACCCCACTGGTATCGTGGCTATCGACTGGGTGCGTGAAAAGGTCATTCTCGGCCCCAAGGAAACTTCCTTTGCCAAGATGACCGTCAGCGAGTTTGCCGACTTGCTGTCAAGCAAAGATGCGTCCATCTATTGGATTCCCGGTACTGGGGAACGTTATCCGACCTCACCGTCCGACTGGACTTCGTGGTACGGCAAGTACAACCTTGGTGGCATTTCCCGCGACCATTACTATCGTGTCAGCAGCCATACCTTGGGTGACGGCGCTTGCGATAACATTATGGACAAGGCCAGACCGTGGTTCCTCCTGAAGGAAGAATGGGAAGAAATTCTCCGCAGACGAGCCAAGATCACCAGACCCAATACGCTTGCCGAAAAGAAGGCCGCAATGGCTTCTCAGAAGGGCATCTACATAATGAAGTGGATCGACACGAGAAACGAAGCCGAGCCGAGAGCCAACATCCGTCGTATCGACTCCGTGAAGGTCGTTCCGTTTACCGATGCCATCAAGAAAGACCGTAGTGCAGACACTTCCAGACTCATGGAAGATGTCTATGACGAAAAGCGTATGAGAAGACTCACCGACTGGGTGAAGGACAAGCAAGTTGTCAAGGTGGATTGCAGTGAAGTGTCAGCCGACTTCGGTTATATCGAAGCCAGACATGCCGTCGAGTATTTCCGTCTGGGTACTTGGATTCCGTTCGACGATCCGGCGATCATGCGCCGAACATACTGTCCTACCGAAAAGATGCCGATGGAAAGAGTCACCGAGTACAGCACGGCAACGACCGAGTGGTTCACTTGCAAGAAGGAACTCGTCGAACAGCTGTACCAGAAGTATCTGAGCATGGATCCGTCGAAAACGGTGTCGGATCGCTTTGCCGAAGTCGAGAAGATGCTGCGCAAGGCCGACAAGAAATCGAAGGTTGAGCTTCCAGAGCGCGTGTTCGATTGTGACCGTAAAGTTCCGTACATCTATAGCGACCACGCTGGCAACTTGATTGTATACACAGCCAACTGGAACGATAAGCATGTCAAGTGCAGCCCTTATTCCAAGAAGGTCGCCGACCAGTTCTACAAGACGATCAAGTCGATGTACGAAGGCAAGTGGGTATGGAACAGAGAACGTGTCGTCCGTATCGACCGAGTGGTAATGGAAGAAAAGTGCCACCGCACATCGGTATTCAAGAAGGAACTCGATGGTGACTACATGTGGCCGGAAATCACAATGTATGGCCGCGAGATTGATATATCCAACATGCGTCCGAGGGAAAACGAACACTATTCGACTACCGTTGAAATGAGAGATAGCTATGACATGAAGAAGATCACCCTCGACAATGCGTTGAAGGAACAAGCAAAACGCATGACGGTGACCACTATCGACGAGATTGTCGACCGTTGCAAGAAATCTGGCCAGAACGCATCCAGCATCATGCGCCACTGCTATGACGAGTTCGTCAAGGGTCTCCGCGACTTGATCGACGGCAAGTCACCAAAATTCAATATTAAGTATCCTTCGGATACTCTCAAGGGAGAATAATGATGGAACGGAAATATGATTACTCGGCTGTGAGAGCCGCATACGAGGCGGAAATCCCTCGGCTTAATGAATTGATCCAGCCGTATGGTCTGGAGGCGTCTACATGCGGTGTGTATTTTTACCCAGGCGATGACAAGGTCAAGATAACCATATATGACAAAATCGCATACAATGGTATACTTTATATGTGGCTTCCTCCAGAGCCGATGTCCGCAGAGAAGATTTTCGAGGACAGCGTTATTGTCGAGGCCATCCAGCAATACAAGGACAATGTGGCTTATATCGAGAAGTTCCAAGCGGAAACCGGAATCATTGTCAAGAATAAGCCGAGCGTGACCATGGACACGCAAGATCGGTACGACAATCTGTGGTACGACGAACGTGCGATGGGGCTTATCAAGCTATGGATCACCATGGCAGACCTTGCCAAGTACCTCGACCAGCTGAAGGACAGACCGGAGTTCAAGACCTACAAGCACTACATCCTCGACATCATCCGCCGTGGGTATTCTGGCCGAACTGGCGCACCGTCTCCGACTACGGAAATCATGGTCGCTCCGTTCGACAAGTTCGTCGAACGCTGCTACAACAAGAAGCTGGAACAGAAGTACAATGACATGGCCGTAGACTTGATCCAAGAGGCGCTTGGATCAAAACACAAGGGGAAATAGTATGGACGTAGGATCACAGAACGCATATCCGTCTTGTTCGTTGAGCAACTTCGCGGCGCACGAGTTCGTCATCGACGGCGTACGATGCGCTTCTATGGAAGGCTTCTTGCAGTCGCTGAAGTTCTCCAATCCGGACATGCAAGAATATGTATGCTCCCTTATCGGCATAGCCGCCAAACGCGCCGGAAAGGGCAAGAACTGGCAGAAGAAGCAGACGCTGTACTGGCGTGGTGAAAAGATCGGACGACGTTCCAAGGAATACCAAGACCTTCTCGACCGTGCCTATCTGGCGCTGTTCCAGAACCCCGGATTCCGCTGTGCGCTCCGTGCCGCCGGAAATGCCACTTTCACGCATAGCGTGGGCAAGCGCAAGGAAGGCGAGACCGTGCTTACTATTCAGGAATTCTGCCACCGTCTGAACTGGCTCCGTGACATGCTGCCGTCTACCGAGGCCGACAGCGTGGAAGCGGTCAAGAAGCTGTGGTAAGGAGGCTGTATGAATGGGTCAGAAATGATGATTGCCGTGTTGATTGTCGGTGCCTTGTTGTTCTTATTTTGCTGGTGGTCTACTAGGGAACCGGAAATAAAGCTAGATGCGGAGCTGGGCACTGTAGAAATCGTCGAAATCGACGGTCAGTATGCGGTTCGCCAGTACGGCTATTATGCCGGATACGGCAAGCCGATGCAGATAGACATTCACAAAGGCGCGGAGCCGTTCGGTAGTGGGTGGTTCTGCTGGAAGAATCGGTACGGCGTTAAGACTCCTATTACATTCGACAAGAAGCCAGAATGGAGCTATCTCGATGAAGATGGGCATTCGACTGGCATATTTGGCGTTGCGGATGCGCCAAGCAATTATTCTCTATGGACGTATGAGTTCGCCGAAAAGGTTGCTGCGAAAGCCAATGATCATGCTAGGCGTCAGCGCGATGAGATGGAAGCTGCACGTATCAGAAACCAAGAATTCGATGAATGGCGAGAGAAAGGCAAGACAGCAAAGGCCGTCAAGCGCCTCTAGGGAACGTAGTAGTCGTCGTTATCGGTAATGAAGTCGAACAGCCATGACAGCAGTCCGATGGCAATTACCATTGCGAGGAAGAACAGTGCTACCAGTGCGCCTGGAGCCATCAACCCATAGGTGAAGGCTGCGCCGTCGGTGCCAGCGTTCTGCGCGGCAAGAAGCGTGAGAGTTGTGGATAAATCGTTGCTCATGCTAAAACTCGTTTATCCATAATATAGCAGCATTTATACTAAAAAGCAGTGACCGTAGTCACTGCTTGTTCTGTATCACATGTCATACCGAAAATTGGTCGTATGCGCTAGTATAGAGTTGCCTTCCTCATGAGACTTATCCGCGATATACAAACACGTTTTTCGAATGATCGTGTTAAATATGCCGAGCAGTTGTTCCTTGACGGATTCATGGCTCATCAACTGTTCCAAGGCCGTCATCTGGAACACGTTGTATACGACCTTTATTGCGACGTCCTTGCCAAGTACGTATTCGATCTTGTCGAATATGTGGCCGTCATTCAAGAATGCGAACTCCACGTATTCGGACTTGGGGTCGCCGTTGGCATCGATAGCATAGCCGTCCTCAATGAAGTCATTATAGTTGAAGTGCAGCGTATATCCGTGGCTGTTGGCGATGCCATGTCTTTCATTGTCGTGAATGACCGTGCTGATGGAATGGACGCAGCCGTTCCTGGTGACGATAAGTGCTTGATAGTGTGATTGTTGTAGTTCCATGTCCGATAATATAGCAAATTGCTGACACGGTGTCTATATTTTGCTATATTTTTGGTATGGGCACAACAAACATATTACTTTCTATCCATCCGGAATGGGCGGAACTCATCTATTCTTGCGAGAAGCAAGTAGAATGGCGTAAGTCCATCCCAAGGCAGATCAACTATAATCCGTTGCACAAGGAAGACCGTGTGCGCGTGTACATGTACGAGACGGCTCCGTACGGATGCATCACCGGATATTTTGAACTGGCTGACGTGGTTCGTGTGGACACGCACAACATAACCGAGGACGACGTCTTGGTGAAGCTGGGTCGCGTACCGTTTGCCGACTTGGTTAAATATCAAGGAAAGTCGGACAGCATCTTCGCTTGGCGCATCGGAACAAATACAAAGTTTAACAACAACCAGCTGCGGACTCTGGAAGACTTCGGTCTGAAACGTGCGCCGCAGAGCTGGTGCTACACAGACATCAACATATAGGAGACAAACCATGGCAACTAACGCCGAACTTCTTAAAGAAATCGAAGACGGCATGGACGAATACCGCAAGGCGGCTGACGAGTCCATGCAGGGATGGAAGAAGCAACAGCAAGTTGAAGACAAGGTAATCCGCAAGGTGTTGACCTTGACAAAGGGACAAGAATTTATCGACAAGGTTGAAAGCTTTGTCGGTCGTCGCATCATGAAAGTCGACGCCAACGGCGGCGTCACCATCATGACTGTCGAACACGTACAGTTCGACAAGTGGGAAATCGTCTTCTACGGCAATGGCGTCAAGTACACTGGCAACTCTACCGCTTGGTCTGAAGACCGTCTTGAAGTAAAGTACAATTCGGTTGACGACGAGCTCCAGACCATTTCGTTTGCGGAATCCGTTGACATCGACGAAGTCATCCGCCGCGTCGAGGAAGCGAAGAAGGAAGCCGTAGACAAGGCTGTGAAGCGCATTAGCCAGTTCTATGACGACTCTATCGAGACCATCAAGAAGCTCTCGCTCAATCCGACAAACTTGCGCGAAGACAGCCATTTGTGCAGTCGTTGCGACGGAACGGACAAGCTCGGAGAGATCTGTCAGTGGAGCTGGCGTGAACTTATCCGTGACTTCGGTAGCGAGGAACAGAAGGCCGAAGTGTTCGGTGACTGCACTGACGAGGTAGAAAATGTCGGTTAAGCAACGTCTCATGTGGCTCCACTTGTGGGTCATCACGATATTGGCGTTCCCGTTCACGCTGATCGCCTTCTTGGTGAGTATGCTCGCTCTTGGCTTCCTTTACCTCGCCAAGGCCGTATTCATGCCAGCGTACTTCTTGTACCGGGTGCTAGGGCCAAAGCCTAAAGAGAACAAGGAATACAAGCTAATCAAGAATTGGTTGTGCGACTTATCTGAGTTCTTGCTCGACAAGGCGGACTGGAAATAACTTTAACGTAATTCATTCAACACAGAGGAATAAAACTATGTTAATTGATCAAATCAACAACGATATCATTGCCCACATGAAGGCGAAGAACTCAGTGGATGCCACCATACTGAAGACGCTCAAGGCGGACATTCAGAAGGTCGCCATCGACTCAAAGAAGGACATCGACGACGCCATGGTCATCGAAGTGGCCAGCCGTACTGTCAAGCAGTTCAACGACGCCCTCGACATGTATGTGAAGGCGAACCAAACGGATCATATAGCGGAAACCCAGCACCGCCTCGATGTCGTGAAGGCTTATCTGCCGGAACAAGCGTCCGAAGACGATGTAATCGCCGCAGTAAACGAAGTCAAAGCCAAGGTCGGTGCCACTACCAAGCGCGACATGGGTCTCATGATGAAGGAACTGTCGCCGATGTTCAAGGGCAAGTTCGATCAGAAGAGACTTTCCCAGCTGGTAAGTTCCGTGCTTGCTTAATTTGGACTGGAAATAAGAAAAAGGATCGCTTCGCGGCGATCCTTTTTGTTATTTGATTTTAATGTATTTGTTGTACTTCAGCTCGTTCTCGACGTCGATCATCTTCTTGCGGTGAGCCTCGTAGCATTCGATGAACTCTTTCGCTTTCTCTGGAGTCTCGAAGCTGACTAGGTTTCCGTATCCGCATGTAGTGTAATAGTCCTTGTCGTCAACATGCGGATACTTGCACCACTTGAGATCGTATTCGAGAATGACAAACCAGCCTCGGATGAACCAGAAGAGTCTGTCCTTGTACAGGGGCTGATACCGCCACTTTTCTTCATCGTAGCAGTAGACCTTTTCAAGTTTCCATTCGTGTCGCTTGTATTCTTTCTTGCTCATTTCCACAGCCTCGTAAGGAAGTCCTCGTCGATCTCGACGGGCTGGTGCTTCACCGGGACAAGCGTGAGCTCGAACTCGTGGTTGTGGGGATCGTACTCGGTTCTCGGCCAGTAGTCGTAGATGGAATAATGCTTCATGAACTGGTCGATTTCGGCGTCGGTCACGCCCATCGTCTTCAAGGTCTCGTTGGCCTTGAGACTTGCCATGATGTCGCCGTCATTGTGGTCGCCGTAGTCGTCGTTACCGTCTTTGCCGAACTCGGCTTCCACCGCATAGTTGAACATGGCAAGCAGTTTCATGCTTTCCTTGTTGGTGTCGTCGATGAGCCAGACGTCTTCGCCCTTTACTCTCGTGTACGGTTCGCTGTAGCCTTCCGGCGGATAGATGTATCCGTGGTTGCTCTTGATTTCGTCATCGCCTTCGTCGAACTCGCAGTTGAATTTAAGTAGCCATTCCATGGTGATCTCCTATAATGCGGCCAGACGGCCAAAGTTGGCCATGCCCCAGTTGATTGCTTGTTCCCTAGATACAAAAAAGTGGATACCCTCGGTGCAGTCTCGGTTGGGATTCTTGTCGAGGTTCGACGATGCGAACTCGTTTAACTTGTACTCGAAGTTCTTGTCGAACCACGAGTGGGCCGAAGTATCGATAATCGCTGTCTTCGTGAGGGTCGGATAGAAATGCCTCGGAATTACCTTGTCTGTACGGTAGAAACCGCTTCCGGACTCGATAAGCGTGGCGTCATCCGGAATGTCCATTTCGAGGACAACCCAGCGGAACTCGTTGTAGCGGATTACGGCCTTGTAGCCCTTGGTAGGTCTTTCCATATTACGTTCCCTCGTCGCCGTATTCCATTTCGTACATGATGCCGTCGGCGGAAAACTCTGGCGGGTATCCGTTGCAGTAATGCTGGATAATTAGCCCACAGTAGTAGTCGACGGTTCCCTTGCGGCAGTGGTACTTCCTCTGGAGAATGTCGTCCACCATTTCGGTATACTGTTCCTTGGTGACCAAGTCGTAGTATCCGAACGGATGTATCTTTACGACTTCGCGCATAACCATTGGATGCGCCATGGCGCATTGCATGACGGCGTCGTTATCGTTTGCCGCGTAAGTCGCAAATCGGTATTCCGTGCCTTCGTTATCCTTCCAGTAGACACGGTAGTCCTTCTTTGCTTTCCACGGTTTACCGTCGCCTTTCAGCCAGTGCTGCAAGGTCTCGCTGTACTTCTTGTACCATTTCGGTATACAGTCTGACATATTACTTTCCTTCGGAGCTGACGATGCCGTCGGCGACGTATTCCGGGTTGATGCCTTCCTTGTAGCAGTCCTCGATGAAGCCGTCGTAGTTGCCTTGCTCGTTCATTTCAAAGTCGACCTTGCGGCCATGCTTCTTCTCAAGGATTTCGTACACATTGTTGCGGTGTTCGTCCTCGGTCATGCCGAGAGCGGCGATTTCCTTCTTGAAACCGGAAAGGTAGTCGTTGAACTTCTTGTGACGCTGGCGGTCTTCTTCGGCATGCTGCATCTCGTAGTCGAGGTCGCTCTGGGCCATTTCGATCTTCCGCTGCTTCCATTCTTGGAACGCGGTTTCGTCCGAGAGGGCCTTTTCGTACGACTTGATGCCTTCCACGTACCACTCGGTATCGTCCGGTTCGGTCATGTTGAGCTGTTCGAGCGCAAACTTCTTCACGTCGGCATACTTCTCTCCGCAATTCCATGCCTCGATTTTCGCCTTGATGGGGTTGATGCGGTCGAGCATTTCCTGGTTTTCCTTGAGGGTCTTGTTGTAGGACTCTTGCTCGTGTTCTATAGACTTTCTGAGATCTTCGCGCCATTCGTCGTCGGTACGAGCCTTGTACTCTTCGAGACGCTTCTTGGAGCTTTCGATCTGGTTGATGTGGTAGGTGTCCAACGGAATATCGTCAGGGAGTTCTGTGCCGTGGTCGGCGTCTCGGTAGCTGATGAGGACGCCGAAGGCGTAGAGACAGTTTTTCAAGTAGTCTTCGGCGGTCTTGATCTTGCCGTTGACGATTCCGCAAGTGTATCCAGTCATTCTTGGCATTGTGTTTCTCCTTGTTTTACCAGCGAAGATGGCAGTGACCTTCATGGCGACCGAGAGAATACGATTCCGCAAGGTGCAGCTTTCCGAGTTCGCGTTCGACGACTTGGAAATGGGCTACGGTCATCGTGAAAAGGATGTTGTTGCGGTCGTCATCGGCCCAGAAGTCGCAGATTCCGGTCGGCTCGTACTTTTCGTCGACTCTGGACTTGTAGTAGAGCGTCATTCCCTTTACATGGAAGTTGAGCGGGTCGTCGGTAATCTTCCTGATGGTTGCCTTGACCTTTTCCACCGCGCTGATGATTTCCGCATCGGTGACTGGCGCTTCGCTGAAGGCGGTCTGCTTCTGATTGATTTCGTTGATAAAGTCTAAAGTAGGGTCACTCATAATGGGGTTTCCTTTGTATAGAATATAGCAAATTACTGAAGCTTTGGGGTGACTTCGACGTTGTTTTCGCCCATGAGGCACTTCACACCCAAGTTCTGCAGACGGGTTTCGGCGTATGCGTTGACTTCTGCCTTGGCCTTCACCACCATCGTCGCCATGTCCTCTTTGAAGCAGTGCTTCACGTACTTGACGTTTTCGACGGTATTGCTGCGCACGATCTGCATCTGTCGGATGAGTTCGGCCATCTGGGCCTTGCCCATCGGCTTGCCGGACTGCATGATGTCTTGGACATACTTCTCCAAGTCGCTGAGGTTGTTCTTGAACTTGTCGAAGGTGAGTTCTGTCTGGACATTGTAGTCCTCGGCGATGTTGCGCATTTCGACCTTCTCGGTCGGCTTGCCGTCGATTCGGGTGATTGTGCAAGGGACACCGCCGTCGATGTTTCCGGCGGTGAGGAATTCGGCCCACTGGATAGGGGTCATTTCGATTTCCAGCATGGGCTTGAACTCTGCGCAGATCCGTCCGCCTATGTGGGTACTGTCGAGGTCGTGGTCGACATAGGCCCTGCTGATGCGGATGCAGACCGGGGAGTCCGTCTTGATTTCGGATCCGAACATGGCTTGCGGTGCGCCGCAAGATAGGCGGTTCCACGAGATCATGCCCATGTAGTCTTTCTGGTCAGACTTTGCCATTGGTGTGTCCTTGTTGTTATTCGTCTTTACCGAAGGTGAGTTCCTTGCGGCCCTTGGCCCATGTGACTTCCGGGATGAATTCGTCCATAGACCAGTCGATGTCGTGCTTTCCGTGAGCTTCGTCATAAAGCAAGTCGAAGTCGGTTGACTGGTCGATTCCAACATCATCCATCATCTTCGTCAGCTCTTCGGCGAGTGCGACCAAGATGGGCAGTCCGATGTACGCCTTGTATTCCGGATTTGCGTAGGTTCCGTTTGAGAAACCGATACGTGTAGAGAAGAAGTCGTGGTAGGACATTGCGTCCATTGCGCTGATAAGGCGGACGATGTCGTACATGCCCTTCTGTTTGTTGAGCTCCATGAAGTACGGAAAGTGCGTAAAGAGGAATTGCAAGTCCGAATTGTCAGTCATGCCTTTGAAGTGGTCGTCCGGAATCTTGGGGACGATGCCGTGTTCGTCACGGAGCTTCAAGAGGAGCTGGCAACTGAGCCTTGCTCTGGGGAATATCATCCTGGCATACTTGTCGGCACGATTCAGACGCTTTTCGTCTCTGATCATGATGCTCCACATGTACTTGAGGCCGTTAAGAAAGCCGATTAGTCCAGTTGCAGCGCGAGTGGCGTTGAACACGGCGTATCTTATGGAGCTGAAGTCGACTTGGTCGTGAAGGGCGTGTTTGCGTTCTTCATCTGTGAGGAATTGTTTCGGTTCGGTAAACATTTTTGTGTCCTTGTTGTTTGGTTTGTACTTGGAATATAACAATAAAAATCCAGTCTGTCAATACCAGACGGGAATTTTTATTACTTTTTTGATCTTCATGCCAACAAATATAGCAATCTGAATGACTCTTGTCAGAGTATTTGCGGTTTGCTATATTTAGACGTATGAACGATATTACAATACCACAAGACCTTATACGGAATCTGCAGAATATAAGTGCGCTCAAGCAACTATATAACTTGGGCGGCGATTACCATGTAGATCCGCAGCGCCACGCATTGCTCGAATCTCTCAAGCAGATATCGCATCCGACGCGCACCGAGCAATCGCTCATGGACGAAATACTGCTGGCCGAAGCTGCTGCGGCGAAAAACAACGAAATGTCCCAAGAGCGTCGTCACAAAGAAATCTGCGAACTATATGAGAAGGTGCGTCAGTGCGTCAAGGATATGTTCCTCGGCAAGTACCTAAAAATAACGTATGGAGACGGACAACGCCATTACCTTCATGTACGTGGCGTGACCATGTACAACCTCGGCGCGAAGGTGTGCATATCTGGAACCGAGTTAATCTACGTCAACTTGGGCGGATTCGTGCAACACCATGTAGGCACCGAATACCAGCTGTTCCGTTGCGACGAGATGACCAAGCCGTCCCTTAACGTACTCGATGCGCTGACCAAGGAACTTGAGCCGTACGAGTACATCGAGTACGACGAAATCATGAACGTGCTGAAGATGCGCCAGAAGGATGTCGAACACGAGTTCGCCACGCTGATCGAGAAGGCGACACAGATGGCCGACGAAGAAATGTTTATCGACCGTCCGGCCAATGCAGAGGAGTGGTGGTAGAATGGGAAAGCGTACAGTCAAGGATTTTTTACTGGAACATCATCCAGAACTCATTGGCGAGTTGGATGATTACTTACATAAGACACCAGCGAAACGTAAGCGAAAGCCTAAAATAGAACGCGGCTCGTGGGAATACGTGTGCAAACTGATGCCGAAGCTGGCGGACTTTGCGCATGTCCAACAAAGCAATTCATCGGTAGCCGGATTTGCGATGAAAGACGCAAAAGTCTGGTATATCTATCGTTCAGTCGAGGTAGGGAAGCGTACGGCGAAAGTCGGCATAACGTTGATTGTGCATAGCTGTCGTTGTGGCAAGGAGTGTACCCAAGTCGAACTGACTCCCAAGGAACATTACCTTCAGTTTTATACGATGTTCGACCGTAGTGCTATCTCATGCTATACTCCGATGACGAATCTTCCGAATATCTCGTTCGGCAATGGCAGCTACAAGGTTCCTATAGACCTCAAGTCTATGCGAAAGTACATCTACGAGTTCTTTGGGATTTAGTATGGCGTATGCGAATAAATGGCTGATGAACGAGCTTGCGCACGACTTTAGGAAGTTCCGTAGCTTCATCAAGGACGGCGTCGTGTGCGTTACCGACTGTCCCATGACTGCCGAGGAACGCGAGAAGGTTCGCGATATAGCGATAGGCGTTCGCGAGGTCGATACGCATGTCTATTTGCCAGATGAACGGATGAAGCTGCTAGAAGCTCGTCTGCATGACCTTCTGGAACTCTACCCAGAGGCCCAGCTGACTAGACAAGAGGACGGAATCGTCTTGAAGTACCGTGGTCACTGCTACGACATGGACGTGGCGTACGACATAATCGCAAGGCCGTACACGCTGCGCCTTCTTTCGCTAGACCTTCAGAAAGATAAGGAATACGAAGACTGGAAGGCCGACTGTAAAGCCACGGTGGAAATACCGTGGATGGCAATACCGTGGCGCAACTATGAATTATGGAAACAGACGCATCCAGATAGGACGCTCAAGGGTTGGAAGCCGTCCAAGGGCTGGTTCGATTAGTCCAGGTGCGACAGCATCTGTCCGTCGAAGAACAGCTTGAAAGCCTCCAGCACTTCTGGGTGAGACAGTAGCTGCTGCTTTTCTTCCTCGAACGTGATTTCACAGCATTTCTTTCCAATTACACGGCTTATAGCACGGTGCAGTAATTCGTCGTTGGTCTTCAGATCGTCAAGCTTTTTGAAGTATTCGTTGCAAGAGGCGATCACGGCTCGGTCGATCTCCATCTGCATTTCCGAAATCTCCGGCTCGTCGTCGAGGTCGTCGAAATCGACTTCTTGTATGCTGTATGTCTCGCATACTTGGCTAGTTCCGAACAAGGCGTATTCGACCGTGGCGCTAGTGCCGTTAAACGGCTTTTTGTTGTTGATGCATGCGCCGCCGTTCGGCACGATGCCGATATCTGGCCATTTTTCATACCAGTCCTTGACGAACTTTGCGGCTCGTTCCTTGCTCTTGAACACCTTCAAGAGTGTCGTGTTTTCGCAAACGGTGTCCCTT